TCATAGAGTTTATCTTTTATTTCATTTTCTGTCTGACCAAATCTGAAAACTAATCTTCCTTTGTTTTCATCTTCTGTTTCCCAGGCTAACGCAACAACATCGTCCATTGCGTCTATCATAGAAAAAAAATCGGAGTTCTGAATCAATTCCAACTTTATATCGGTATTTCTCAGAACTCCCACTTTTTTGATATATTTTAACTCGGGTGGAGTTGGATAACCATTGGATGGTTTACTCTCCCAAGAATCTCCCCAAACGTCAGTTGTATCCGAGAAAATGAATTCGTAAAGATTATCTCCCTTATAATTGGGACCTAATCCGTTTACGTAAATCAATTTACTCATACTAACAAACCTTCAGGAGAAATTTTAACTTGTTTACCTTTGTTTTCGAAAACTAAATTTTTCATGTTAGTTTTCCCAACAATAGTTGCCTTAGAGTTTTCTTCCAAAAACTTTTGAGCTGCCAATTTTTGTTCAGCACTCTCAACCAATTTTTGAACCTCCACCATTTGTCTTTTAACCGAAATAGCGCTTTGTTTTTTCTTCTGTGCAAATTTCTCTCTGTTTTCAAGGATTTCTTTTTTACTTACTTCAAAATACTTTGAAATTACTTTATCTACTTTAGATTCTCCAAAGATACTATCGAAAATTGCTCCGTTACCAAAGTCTTCTCCCATTTCACCTTCAACAGGTACATCCATATTTGCTTGGATATCTTCTACTTCAGTATCAGATGTAATGTCCTCATCGGGTGCCATACCATCGATAGAACCCATTTCGTCCTCAGATTCTACTTCGTCAAATTTAGAAATGATATCCTCTTTGTCTTCTTCAGATAAAGAACCCAAATCTAATGAAGACAATACCATATTGATAACGTACTTGATGTTTTCAGAAGTCATTCCCTCTTCATTATCCAAGGTTCTAATTTTTTGTGTTAATTTACCTGTAAGTTTTTGAATTGTTTTAAAAGTTACTTTCTCTTCAACATCTCCGCCACCCATATCAGTATCAACTTCAGCATCCATAGAGAATTCTTCTTCCCCTTCAGGTGCACCCATATCATCTGGAAGTTCTGCTCCACCCATTTCAGGCATTGCTGGCTCATCTCCCATAGGAGGAACCCCTGCGTCAGGTGAAGGAGGTAATTCAGGTGATGGTACTGCTGGAGGTGCCATTGGTGGTACCGCCATTTCTTCAGGTGCCGCCTCAGGTGCAGGTTTTGGAGTTTTTAAGACAAACTTCTTTTGTTCGCCAAAAAGAGAAACTCCTTCCTCATTCTCGTTCAATCTATTGAGTTCAGCGGCAAATAAATTTAGTCTTTTGAATGCTTGTGAATATGAAGAATAGTATTTTCTATTTTTCATAGGTTCAATGTATTCTGTAACTCCTTCAGTTACAACTTTCTTAATGATGTATCCTTGTCTTTCTTTTACAATTTCATAGGACATTCCATCAGCAAGATTGATACCGTATTCGCTTCTACTAGTTTCATTCAATGTATTAGGAATATTCTCTTTGAAACGAGCAATTTCCATAATTCTTTTTATCTTGTCTTGGCCTGTGAGTTTTTCACTTCCAATTGGTTTTAAGTCTGCCATATTTTGAACTATTGTTTTTTTTAACTATTTAATCCGTTTACTCCTCCTAAGAGTACTGCGTTTAGTTGGACTGCCACTCCGTTTTCTGTTGCGAATCCAGGGTGTGGTACCTGTACACCAGGTGCCAAAGTACCTCCACTAAAGGAACCTTCCATTGCTGCAGTATATTCATAGAATTGGTTAACCGACGTACCTGTATAAACAACTCCACACTCGGCACAATCTACATATGGACCACTAAGGTATGTTGCAGTTGCGACGATTGGACCATAGCTGGTATCAGTAACGAAGTAACAGTTATAGTCTAAATTATTATTATCAAATGTGAAGATATACATATCCCCAATTGTTGGAGATACTCCCGTAATTTCTACACTCCACGAAGTACCGATACAATCTGTGATTAACCAATAACCTGGAGGTGTTGGTGTAGGTGTTGGAGTTTTAGTAGTTGTTGGCGTTGGGGTTGAAGTAACTGCGGCAGTTGCCGTAGCTGAAGGTGTTACAGCAGGAGTTGCTGTTGGTGATGCTGTAATTGTAGGTGTTGCAGTAACACTTGGTGTATCCGTTGGTGTTGCGGTTGCAGAAGCAGTAATACTTGGTGTAACTCCTGGTGTACCTGTTGGTGTAGGTGTTGATGTAACGTTAGGAGTATCAGTTGGGGTACTAGTTGTAGTAACTGAAGGTGTAGGTGTTACACTTGGAGTATCTGTAGGTGTAGTCGTAACACTTGGAGTATCTGTAGGTGTTACTGTAGGTGTTGGAGTTTTGGTAGGAGTTGCTGTTGTAGTTGGCGTTGGAGTAACAACTGCCAAACATGTAGCACAATCACCGTAGTCTGTTGATAGAGTGGCAACTAAATCAACTCCTGTTGAAGGTTCAGCATTATCAATTATATCATAACAACCTTCACTGGTTGCCCCTGTGAAAGTTAGATAATAATTTCCGTTGACTGCTGGTAAATTGCTACTATCGAAATCAACAAGTATTGCAGGACCACCAGAACACGAACCTACGAGATATGTTACTAAAGCCATTTATTTTTTCTTTATAAATATACGACTACATAGAATAATTGTTATTATTCGTCGTAATCAAATAAATATCAATTTTGGAAAGATTCTTCTATTTTTCTTTCAACCGATAATTTTTTATCCACTGCTTTGTGAGTTGAGTCGAACAGTTTTTGTATGTGACCCGACCTTCTCAAAAACTTGAAAACCAAATTTTCATAAGAAAGTTCACCCTTCCCTTCTAATCCTGATTTTCTGTATTCTTTGAGCTTTTTTCTCAAATTTTCTAAAACTTCAATATTATCATCAATACTTTCAGTATCTGTGGCTTTTTCTATTTTTTCAACCCAACACTCGATTTTGTTTTTGAGCACCGTTTTATCAATTTCAAATTTCATTTTTTCAGGTACATTCAACCATTCGTCATTCATAACTGAATAAACACCTGAGCTAGTATGAATTTCTTCAGTATCTTGTGCATACAATTCAACGTCATATCCATATATCTTTATATTATGTCTCTCGTTGAACACAAACTTTTTCAAATCGAATAGTTCTTTATATAATGGAGCGTCCTTCTCATACTGTTGTAAATCAACTAATACGTGTAAATCAAAGTCTGAAAATTCTGACCAATTGAAATTTGATAATGAACCTGTAAGTACTACGTCGTCAACAAATACATCGTCTCCCAAATAGTCTATAAACTCTTCTGCAATACGCATGAGAGATTCTCTAACCTTTGGTTTCATAACTGCCTTCTTTGGGTCAGAAGGGTTAGTCCAAATTTTTGGATTTAATGTATCTCTAACTGAAAAACTATCTATAATCTTATTGAACTTACTCATCCTAAATAAATAGTCAGAGTGTTATAGTTTTTTGTATTTGAACTTTTTGGAAATATCTGTTGTAAAAAACTTACCTTGAGATTCCGCCATTCTGAATTTGGTGTATGTTTGATGAGGCACTTCATCATACTCATATTTGAATCCGTTGTTGAACTCAACGATGAGTTTTTTTGATTCTGTATCGTATTCTGCAGATTTAATATTTGAAGATTTAATCTCGTTAATAATCTTCGTCCCTTGTATTGTTTCCCTTGTTATCGCCATTTTTTAAAGGTGTTAATTCGTTAATTTTTAAAAGTAATGGACCTACATAATCCACTAATTCACCACGTTCAATATTAAATCCATAATCACTAATCATACGATGTAAAGAATTTAATCTATCAGTAAATCTATCATGCAAACGCATCATAGTCGTTGTATATGTTGGAGGGTCATCCAAATCAGATTCACTGAAACCCAACTCTTGAAAATGCTTCCTCATTTCCAAATAAACGTCCAATAAATTTCTAAGGGCTAAACTGTCTTCAATTAATTCAAAATATGGTTTCATACTTATAAATACAAAACCCCCACCAAAATGATGAGGGTTTTACGGATGTCCATTATTGAATCTTAAAGAATACTAATTCTTTTCTTATCTTGTTTTTTGTAGTTTGGTACAAACACAGTCAACATACCATCTTCTATGGTTGCTTCAATTGACGATGCATTATAACCATCACCGATTTTGAATTCTTTGTTAATTGTTTTTGTTTTTTCTTCACCATTTAATTTGTAAGTTCTCTTACCATTGATGTAGAGGACACCGTCTTCCATTTCAGCCTTCAAATTTGTTTTGTTGAAACCTGGTGCTTCAAAAAACAAATAAGCACCGTCTTTTGTGTGATTAATTTCATAATTTTCTTCACCCAAATTTTTGGTCACCAAAGAAGTCTTGTAATAGGAATTCATATTACTACCCAAGATGTCTGAGAATAGTGAATTGATTTCGTTGTTTGATAAAATCATAATTTTTCAATTTTTGTTTTTAAAGTTTATTATTTATCTTTGTGATAGTCAACTTTTATGCCGTGAGACTAATCACGACAAAAAGTCAGTTGATAAATAAACTATAAGACATTTTGTCTCAAAGTTTGGTAAAGTCCAAAATTTGATACATCTTTACAAAAATTAATTACTATGAATGATTTAATGGACGACGACGAAAAAATGAGTAAAAAACAAAAACAGAACTCAGACAGTAGTACTCCTGTTTTGGATAACTTCAGTAGAGACTTAAATAAGTTAGCAGAACAAGGTAAACTCGACCCTGTAATTGGAAGAGACCGTGAGATTCTGAGGATTGCTCAAATCTTATCTCGTAGAAAGAAAAACAATCCGATTATCATTGGTGAACCTGGTTGTGGTAAAACTGCAATTGTTGAAGGTCTTGCAATGAAGATTGTAAGTGGGGAATGTCCAAGAAATTTGATAGACAAAAGATTGGTCAATTTGGATTTGACTTCAGTTGTGGCGGGTACGAAATACCGTGGACAATTTGAGGAAAGAATGAAAGTTATCATCGAAGAACTTCAAGCTAATCCGAATATCATTGTATTCATAGATGAGGTTCACACTTTAGTTGGTTCAGGTAACTCCGCAGGTTCTATGGACGGTTCTAACATTTTCAAACCAGCTCTATCTCGTGGTGAGATTCAAATTATCGGAGCCACTACTTTAGATGAGTTCCGTAAAAACATTGAGAAAGACGGTGCATTAGAACGTAGATTCCAAAAAGTAATGGTTGACCCATCCTCAGTTGTTGAGACAATTCAGATTCTAAAAAATATCAGAGAGAAGTATGAATCTTATCACAAGGTTACTTACTCTGATGACGTTATTGAGACATGTGTGAAACTTGCTGACCGATATATCACTGACCGTGAGTTTCCCGATAAGGCTTTTGATATCATGGATGAAGTTGGTGCAAGAATGCAAACTGAACTCAAGGTCCCACCTTCAATTGAAGAGTTGAAAAAGAAAGCTGCCGATATTCGTAATCAAAAGATTGACGTAGTAAAAAAACAAAACTACGAACAAGCAGCCCAACTCAGAGACAAGGAGAAAAAACTATTGGACAAGTTGGAAACTGAGAAAAAGAAGTTTGAGGAAGAAATGATTAACAACAAAAAACAGATTTCTTTAGAAGACGTTTATGATGTTGTTTCTAACATGACCAAAATTCCTGTTAACAAAATGAGTGTTGATGATACAAAGGCACTTATAAACTTAGACAAAGAATTGATGGGTAAGGTTATTGGACAAGACGATGCGGTCAAGAAAATTGCAAAAGCAATCAAAAGAAACCGTCTCGGTATCAAAGACCCAAATCGCCCAATCGGTTCATTTGTATTCTTGGGTTCAACAGGGGTTGGTAAAACTCACTTAGCTAAACAATTAGCTAAAGAAATGTTTGGTTCTGAAGATTCACTCATCCGTGTGGACATGTCTGAATACCAAGAGAAACACACTGTTTCCAAATTGGTGGGGGCTCCTCCAGGTTATGTGGGATATGAAGAAGGTGGTCTCCTTACAGAAAAGGTAAAGAACAAACCATATTCCGTAATTCTTTTTGACGAGGTAGAAAAAGCTCACAAAGATGTGTTCACTGTTTTACTTCAGATTTTAGATGATGGTCACGTTACAGACAGTTTGGGACGTAAGATTAATTTCAAAAACACTTTGATTATTCTTACTTCAAACTTGGGTGTGAAAAAACTTCAAGACTTCGGAACAGGTATTGGTTTTGGTACAAGTGCTTACGGAAACGAAGAAGCTAAAAAACAGGTACTAATGAAAGAAATGAAAAATTTCTTTTCTCCTGAATTCATCAACCGTATTGACGACACAATTGTATTCAACAGTTTGAGTAAGGATGATATTAAGAAAATTACTGAAATCGAACTCAAGAAGTTGATTGGTAGACTTGAGGATATGAACTACAAAGTGTCTTATGACGAGACATTGGTAGAGTACCTCTCCAAGGTTGGTTTTGACGAACTATATGGAGCTCGTCCTCTTAAAAGAGCTATTCAAGATAAAATTGAAGATTTGCTCTCCGAGGAAGTTTTAACAGGAAAACTTTTAGAAAATAAAAACTACAAGTTGAAAGTTGACGGTGAAAATGTAGTAATAGAAAAAAAGGGACGATAAGTCCCTTTTTTTTATATTTATAAGAATGAGTAATCTCTCAAGACTTTTAAATCAGTTCAAAGAAAATTTTCCAAGTGAATATAAATCCAAGGTAGGTGTAATTGAAACCTTTATAAAAAATTATATTCAGAAACGAAAAGTTAATGTAAAGTTTTTAAATTCATGTTCAACGGGATTCTCAGGTGTTAGAACAAGAGACCAAGTTATTATTTGTTCACCAATGAACATGAAAACTATTGGTGATTTTTTATATACAATTTTTCACGAAATCAGGCATGACCAACAAGTCCGAGATATAAAGATGCCAAACCCCTTCACCGATTTTGATTTGGATGATTTGGAAAAATTATATGAACACTATTGGGAGATGGAATTGGATGCGGACCAATTTGCTAAAAATATGGTGGCAAAACTCGTAATCAAACTAGGTATACCTATAGAAATTGCAAAACAACAATTCAGACTTTCAAGTTATATAGAAAATTACCCCATGATGTCTCAGGGTGTTATATTTCAACTTTCACAAATTATGAAACAAGTGAAAGAAATGAAAAAATCGGGGGTCGAATATAATGATATACAAGACCACCCGATGGTTAAAAAATATATAAGTCAGTTAGAAGACTTCATTTAAAAAGTATAAGACCTTTGGACATAATCTTGTGACTTTTTATAGTGTAGATTATATCCTAATTTCTCAATCATTTTTCTTCCCATTTCAATTCCGTTAAAAACATCATCGACTACAACGTATTCGTTCGCTGTGTGATAATCGTAGTATCCGATTGAGAAATTTATACATGAAAAATCAAACTTCCCTCTCAAAGCATAAACATCAGTATACGGATGAACCATATATTGCATGTTTTCTTTCACCATACCTTCACTCAAAACTTCGTTGCAAGATTCGAAGAATTCAGAATCACGGTCAAACAAAACTTGACCAAAACATTTCTCAGTAATCATCCAATTCTCAGGTGCGTCGAATTGTATTCCGTAACCCACGTTCTCAAAAAACTCGGGGTCTGCACTACGAGAACCGTGGCATCCAGTTTCTTCAGAAACAAAGAAAGCTGCTTTTAGATATGGTAACTCACGAAGTAGAGTCATACACGCAAATACACCACATTTATCGTCACCACCAATACCTGTTGGTCTTCCCAAGTCGTTATAACCTTTCAGTGCCAATTTCAGTTCGTCTTGCGCATTCGGTAGTTGTTCTTCAATTACATTAATAACATCCAAACTATGAACGGTATCTGTGTGAGAAATCACACAAGGAAAATAGAAGTCTTTTGGTAATTCACCTTGAGGTTTTTTGGTTGCATAGATATTTCTTTTATCATCCAAATAAAATTCAATGTTGTTTGCCTCAAGCCACTTGGAGAGATATGAAATCATCATATCCTCTTTGTAAGTCTTGGTAGGAATACTCAAAACTTGTTTTAGTAATTCTATATTTTTAGTCATTAAACAAAAGTACGAATTATTCCTTAAAATTCCAAACGGAATAATTCAGGTTGGTAAAGTAATCTATAGAAGGCTTCTTCTGAAACAGCAAAATCTTTAAATTCTCCCCCCTTTCTTTTTAAACTAATATCAATTTTACCATCTTTTCTATCAAATCCTCTAATCTTGAACATAACTTTATCGTCTTTAGGTAAATCATACCAAACATTTGTTTTGTATTTGTTTGATATTTTATCAACCAATTTCACAAAGTCTTGAAGTGATGATTCGTCCTCATCCTCTTCAAGTTTACCAAGTATGTCTTCTAATTCTTTTTCTACTGTTCTATTAAAAGAGTCTTTATCAAAATGTTCATCATCTTGGTATCCGTACCTATCTTCATCCCAACCACCTATTGTTCTATCAGAACCTTTGAAAACTTCTTTAAAGAGTTTTGTTAATGATAGATGGGGTACTCCGAATTGTAGATATAAAGAAATCAAATCAGCAACTGTAGTTTTTATACTATCACCACCATACAAATCTAATCCAAAATTTTTCAAAAAATTATCGAGTTCTTTTTCTACATGTTCACGTGCAACATGATTCATTTCTCTGTTTTTTTCATGTGTCCAATCTTGAACAATATTAGTAACACTTTTTGGGAAAAACTTGTCTAATTTTGCACCAAACTCTCCCATACTATCATTAGCATTCCAATCGATTACGGTATTGAAATAATATTTGGCAATTTTTTCCATCAACTCCATATTTTCAGGATTGATATCATACCAAGCTCCATAACCTTGTTTCCAATCATCGTCAGCTGTGTAAAAATCGTATGCTTCATATTGTTGATATGGTGATGTTACCATTTGATAAAACCAAATATCATCATCATTTAACCCTAAAATTTTACCAAGTTTTTCGAATGATTTGAAGTTTAGTATTACAGTGGATTGTGCTGGGTTTGTTGAATTTAAACTTATTCTATCGATTGCAGGGTCGATACCCTCCAATTCATATTTGGAAATTCTGCCCTTAACGAAATTTCTTAAACCATAAAATGAATCACCTAATTCCATATCTTATAGATAAATACTTTTGTTTTGTTATCTTTTAGTCATGAAGACAATTGAAGAATCAATAAAGGCAGTAAAAGAGTTCGATTTCAAATCAGCAACTCAAAAGGAAATTGAAGAAGTTCTTCCATCTTTCGGAATGAATGATGAATATACTTTTGAAATGCCCAAAATTTTCGAACCCAACTTTGGTTGGGGAATTAAATTTTGGCAGTACCCAAATCAATTTAGTAAGTTACTTACTCATTTGAAAGATAAAGAAATTGATTCATATTTGGAAATGGGGGTTAGGTGGGGAGGAACTTTCATTATTATGAATGAATTCTTAATGAAATATAATCCAATTTTAGAAGCCCATGCAGTTGATATTATTGAGGCTTCAGAAATCTTACACACATATCAGACAAAATTCAGAGAAAGACAATTCTTTTATCACCACATGGAGACACAAAGTGCCGACTTCTTCCAAAGACTTGAGGGTAAAGATAACTTAGTACCAACCAAACAAATTGATTTAGTTTTTATTGATGCATGCCATTCATATCAATGTATCAAAAGGGATTACTATATTGCTTTGATGCTAGGTGCAAAGTACATTCTTTTTCACGATATTGTTAATACGAATACAAAAGGTGCACAATTAGCGTGGAAAGAAATGAAAAAACTACATAAAACCACATACGAATTTGTAGACCAATATGAAAATATGAACGGAAAATATTTGGGATTGGGTCTCATTGAGGTCGACAAAGATGATGATATTTTTCCAATGTTCAAAACACATTATCACCATCTTAATGATTGGTGATTGTTTTTTTATCTAATATTTATTCCTATATTTGCTTTGTTCATTGAAATTATCGGGGAAGACATGGCATTGATTGGCGTGTGTAGGTATAAGTGGCACGTAGGAGCTGAATTAACTCCTTAAAAACTGATTTGAAACACAAACGGCAATACTTTTGCTAAAATGGCTGCTATCGGTTTAATCGCTGAAGAAGCTACAGTTGTTGCTTAATTAAGACACAACTACTCGGGTCGGTTAGGACATTAACCTAGGAACAGAAGTCCAATTTACGGGTCACAGGTCAGAGCTCGTTTAAAATAATTCTGAGACCAAGTTGTTTGTAGGTGGGGTTCTCACAAATATCAAACCTAATATTTCGGAACATTGAGAAACAATGTTGTAATAAACGTGTAGTCATTTATAGTTATCGCGAACAAGACTCGGGTTCGACCCCCGACTTCTCCACCGCAGACTTTTTTGAGTTCTCGACATATTTATTAGTATGTCGAACTCAAATAAGTCAAAAAAATATCATTTTATATACAAGACAACAAATCTCCTTAATAATAAATTTTACGTTGGAATGCATTCAACAACAAACCTGAACGATGGTTACATAGGGAGTGGAACTAATTTAAGATTTGCAATAAGAAAATACGGTCCGAATAATTTCAAATTTGAAATTCTCGAATGGTGTATCAATAGAGAAGAATTGATAAAAAGAGAAAAAGAAATTATAAACGAGAATTTCCTAAATGACCCGAATTGTTATAATTTGAAACCTGGTGGGACGGGCGGATTCAACAATCCAACTCACCAATACAATTGTTCTAAAGCCGCAGGTATAAAACATAGAGAAATGTTAGAATGTGATGAAAATTATAGAAAAAAAATTTCAATTTCAAGAACAGAAACTAATAAAAAAAACCACAGTAATGGTAGGTTAAAATCAATTCAACAAATTTATTCTTGGGTTGGAAAAAAACACAAAGAAGAAACAAAGAAAAAAATATCTGAAAAAAACTCTCTGAATCACTCAGGACAAAAAAACTCTCAATTTGGTACCAAATGGATTACCAATGGAAAACAAAATAAAAAAATAAAAAGTTCCGATTTACTACCTCAAGATTGGACATACGGTCGTGTGTAAGATAATCCAAATTATTTAAATTAATTTACCCTCATTTTCGGATGGGTGTTTTTTTTATTATTTTATTTTTTCTATATTTCAAACATGAGTAAATTCGGTTCAATATTTTTTATATTCTTTGTGTACACGTTTTCACAAATTTTCACTTTCTATCAACTACAAGGTCACCTGTGGAATAAATGGATTAAAGAACATCCTTTCCTGATGTCCTTAATAGGCGTCCCGATTGGTTACCTCGTAATATTGGCAAGTAGGGAGATGGTGAATTTATATGATGGTCAAACATGGCCAAATCGTATAATTGGGTTTTCCATTGGAGTTTTAATATTTTCAATTATGGCTTGGTTGATATTAAAAGAACCATTATCACTCAAAACTGTCGTGTGCTTAGCCCTTAGTTTAACCATCTTACTCATTCAGTTGTTTTGGAAGTAATTGGTATTTATACCATATGAAGTTTCTCTCAATTTTAATAAAGGAAGGTCGTAAAGAAGATTTAAAGAAAAAATATTCAACTAAATTCAACGAAGAGGATTTAGAATTTATTTTGAACATTTCAGATTTACAAGATTTCAACCACAAATACACTGACTTTGTATTAAAAAATACGGATGGTGATGGGGAATTAGACACTTCTGAATTAGAAAAACTAATAGGTCTAATTAAGGATTTCGACAAATACCAATCTCAACTTCCCAAAAAGGATATAAATCAGTATGTGTCCTTGAACGAACTTGAGAAGGTTATTCTATACATCAGGGAAAAGAAGAAACAAAAGGAATTAGAAAATCAGGTAGAAAAGATTTACGAGGACGATAAGTTTTTAGTTGTTAGACCAAAATCTCACCCCGCATCTTGTAAGTACGGTTCCAATACTAAATGGTGCACCACTGCACAATCTCCTGACCATTTCCAAAGATATACATCAGGCAGTCAAGCACTTTACTACATAATAAACAAAGCCAATTCAACAAACAAAGATTATTCAAAAGTTGCTGTTCACATTGGGACTTTAGGAAACCAAATGTTTTGGGACTCAAAAGATACCGCAATGGGAGACAGAGAAGTTTCAATTTTCAAATACGCATTCCCTGAAATTATGGATGCAATAGAAGAAAATTATAAAACTTTTAGAGTCTCAGCCGAAGAAAAACATTTGAATGAAATCTTTAACTCTTTTGGAATTACAAAAAGAAGTGATAAAAAATTATTTGGTACTGAATCTCAATTAAGTGTTGTTATCGAAGGTTTTCAAACTATAAACGATTTAGGTCCAGGACACGCCGAGGCAGGCTTGGCAGTAATATTGGATAATGTCTTGATAGATGAATATCAAGTTTTTGTAACCTTTAAATCAAAGGATAGAGAAACTTTCGAAGCGAGTATTGGTTTCATGGGTAAAGACAATTATATCGAGGAAGATTATTTTATTGATTTAGGTTTAGAAGATTTTGGAATTGATGTGAAGTTTAAGCAGTTAAACACAACACAAAATACTGCAGAAGGTGTTAGGTCTTATGTGGCCACCAGGGTTTTAGATAAAGTCAAAGAAAATCCAAAACTCAGAGAAAAAATTGTTGGTACATCAAGTTTTTTTAGACCATCATATGGTTACACTTTTGGTAGGAAGAAAGGTTGGATTGAAAAACTTGTGAAGTTTTTGGATTCAGGTAAAATAGGAACAAAACTTGATTTTCTTACCGACATAGGGTTCTTGAACAAAATTACCAAGGATGGTAAGACAATGTACCAAAGAACAAAAGACGGATTTGTAATGAAACCTCGTGACTTAAGAGGACAACATTCCTCATTTTTCGCAGCAGCTAAAAATGCGGGAATTTTAGGTTATAGAAAGGTTGGAAAAGATTTCCTTTTAATAAAAGGTCCAAACTTTAACGCCTTCAAAGAGGGGAAGCTCAAGGCACTTTAGATAATCTTCGAAAGTAGATATATAAACCAAAGAAAAGCCCCGCAATACAATACAAAACGAAGTTCGCTTTCCATAAACTTCCTGTCCAAAGTATTAGGGAATATTGAACGGCATCGAATCCAAAAGGATTGAAGAACAGAGCCAGCATTAAAAATATTTGAGACAGATTTTCTTGGAATGTTTTCTGCCACGTTTCTCTGTTTATTTGCATCGTCCATAAATTGGGGTTTAAAATTTATGTCCTGAGACTATAATTTTATAGTTATAAATATGATATTTCAAAATTTTATTTACTCGAAAACTTATGACCATTATTTAATCCTACCCATGAAAACAGGTACGGTTAACGCCTCATGGATATTCACCTATTTTGATTTTCAAACTTACACAAGAAACTTTGATTCGGATGGTAACTTCAAAGAAATATCCAATCCCGCTATGTCCGCAGTACATAGTTTCTACTTACCACCTGAAATTGAAACCCCAAAGATTATTGTAACCGCAAGAAATCCTTATGATAAGGTTTTATCAAGATTTCTATTCACATGGACACGAAATGAAACCCCGTCCTATCAAGACTTTTTGAATAATCTAATAAACTCAATTCAACATAATAACCCTATGTTGATTTATCCATCGGAGTTGATACCAACTTACACAATAAGATTGGAAAATATGTACGAAGATTACATGAAAATTCCTTTCGCCAAAGATTCTAATCTTAATAAATCAGGTATTCTTTTGGAGATGTGTAACAAAAAAATAAATGAGGCAAGAATTAAGGTTAATAAAGATGATTTTCTCACTGAAGAATCAAAAGAATTAATTTATAATTTCCTTAGAAATCAATTTGAACTCTTTGGATACAAAAAGTAAATTTCTTACATTTGTTTTATGGTAGATATCAAGAAAATATTACAAGAGAGAGGTTCAATTTCAAAATTCGATGGGGTTGCACCTGAAGGTTTTATTTTGGTTCATGAAAAAACTTTGGAGGAATTAAAAGATTTCGATAAGTGGAAATCATGGAAAAACAATGAAATTTCTATTGAAGAAATGAACAAACTAAATTTTGAAAATACTTAATTTTAGTTATCTTTGTAAAAACATTAAAACGTTAAAATCATGTCGTTTTTTTTGACTGTTGAGGTAGAACTTGACCCAAATACCCCAGAGGATGAAGAAATCTGGGAGCATGGCGATAATGTTACATTTTAACGAGTGGTGGTCATACTGATGTAACTGCTGCAGCAGTGAAAGGAAGTCGACTCCGAGGTATAGCATCCCATCAGTCCCTGACCACTTTTTTTTAAACTATGGAAAAGAAAAAAATATACAGAAGCAGAACGAAATCTATCGCAGGAGTCTGTACAGGACTTGCAGATTATTTCAACATTGAACCACTTTTGGTCAAAATTGCATTTTTTGCCTTGATTTGGAGTCCATTTCCCATAATTTTAATATATCTTATGTTGTGGATTCTTATGAATAAAGAACCCAAAGTATAACCCAAGCGGAAGTAGCTCATTTGGTAGAGCGATAGCCTTCCAAGCTATAGGTGGCCAGTTCGAGCCTGGTCTTCCGCTCCATATGAGCAAAGTAACAAAAAACCCCACCTTTTTCGTTGATATTGACGGAACGTTGGTTAAGTATCGAAAATTTGATGAGTTGTCTACAGCGATATTAACTCCAATTTCAGAAGTTATTGATTACGTAAACGACCAATATAATTCAGGTGCTGTGATAATTATAACTACAGCACGTCCTGAATCTTTCAGAAACTACACAATGAGTGAGCTAGAAAAAATTGGTGTAAAGTTTCATCAACTTGTTATGGATTGTGGTAGGGGAACAAGAGTGATATTGAACGACAAGGACCCTGAACAACCTGAAATTCAAAGGGCTGTTGGAATAAATTTAGATAGGAACATGGGGTTTCAAACCTTAGATGGTCCTCCAAGAGTTGAAAAATATGAGTCAAATTAAGGTTTCGTACAAAAGACATTTAGCAAAAACTATAAGTTATAGAATAGTTAGCACAACAATAGGTTTCTTGGCTATGTGGTGGGTATCAGGTAGTATCAAAATTGGTGCTGCGTTTGGTGTGGTAGAGTTGTTATATAAACCATTACAATACTATATCCATGAAAGAGTTTGGTATAGATGGATAAAATATGGTCTGATTACAACATCTGAAAAGAAGAAAAAAAATTTAGGTATAACTGAAGGTAAAACCAAAGAAATCATCAAAGAATTTCCGCAAGAACTTCCTGAAACTTTACCTCCTCCCGCACCCCAACCTCAAAAGAGAGTTTTGAATTATAGTTCAAATAGATAAACCGAGACATTCTCGGTTTTTTTATTTTATAAGGTATTTATAGGAGACATGAAGGAATTACAAAGGATACAAAGAATCTACGACAAAATTGATGGAAACAAAAAATTGGTTCACGAAGTAATGGTTAGACCAATTGATGTTGCAGCGTCATATCCTAATTTAATATTCGCATCAAGAACTCAAAGAGACGAAATTAACAAGGCTTTATTAGATGATTTACAAAAAGCGGCTGAACTTACAGGTTACGATATCAACGTTAATTACGCCAAGACAGACCATGGAAAAAACACAAAGAGTGGTAACGTAAGTAGACATTACACAAATCAGGCGGTTGATATTGGTTCAATTGGCGGAAAAGTTGTAAGCCCAAGTAACAGAGATGTTGTAGACAAATATGTTGATGCTCTACTCAGTATGGGATATGCTAAGAATTCTGAAGGAGGTAACTCAAAAGCTGTTTTAACATTTGGATTTCCTGGTCATGATGACCATATCCACGTTTCAAACAAAGAAGGTTCATCTTCTGAAGTAGACCCCAACTATAGCCCATCATCAGATAAAGAATCATCAGACAAAGATTCATCTACTGATAAAAAAGATGAAAAGTCAACCTTCGGTAGTGGAAGTAGTAAAGACTCAGACCCTGAGTTATACAAGTTAGCAGTTGGGATTGGTAAGATGATAGGTATCAACGAGTCATTTGGTAAAAATATTTCAAATAGATACGGAACTATTTCTATACCAGGTTCCTCAAACTCCGTAATTAAAAGCCCTGTCGATGGTGTTATCAACAACATGAAAAAAATTTCTGGTTGTAAAAATCAGATAACAATTGAATCGAGTGATTTAGGTTACTTCTTTCAATATTGTGGGGTTTCTAAACCGAGAGTAAAAGATGGAGATACAGTTTCAGAAGGACAAGTTATAGGAATTATGGACGGAGGAGATACTGCAGAAGTATTGATGTTGAACCGTTCTTATCACAGAGAAAACCTAAATCAGAGAGAATTCGAAAAAACATATTCTGAAAAAAAATCAACAAAAAAGAAAAAAGAATACACTCCTGATTATGATGGTGAAGTAGAGAAAAAATCTGATACTAGAAGTTATGCTGACCCTGCGTTAGCTGCACTTATAACCTTACCATTCGGTATATTCAAAAACAGATACGATAAAAAAACAGGTGAGTTAAAACAGAAGAGATGGGCTGAAACAGGAGAAAAGAAACAAACCGACCCAATTGTTATAAACGCAATAAAAGCCCCATTTAAAAAAGCTGCAAAATTTTTCCGTAAGGAAAAGAATGAAGAAAACGACAAATTAAAAGAGGATATTCAAAGAATTAAAAGACTAATAAAATAAAAAAACCCATCGAAAGATGGGTTTTTAGTTTCGTAAGAAAAAGTAATATTATTTAACTTCTTCTACCTTAACAGCAGTAGTGTCTACAACAACAGCCGCAGAATCCACTTTAAGTGAATCTACTACAACAGCAGAAGAATCTGATTTAACTTCAGTTGAGGTACCTTTACCGCCGCAAGCCGTCAATGCTACGATTGATAACAATGCAAAGATTTTTTTCATTTTTTTCTTTTTTTTGGTTAATGTTTAATAACTATTCAAGACTATAAATATAGTACAACTTTTCTAAATCGTCAACTAGTAGGTTAAAAAAAGTGCGGAGAGTGCTGGATTCGAACCAGCGGGTCAGTTACCCGACCACGGTTTAGCAAACCGCTCCTTTAACCACTCAGGCAACTCTCCTCGTGTGTGAACGGTGGGATTCGAACCCACGACAACTAGCGCCACAAGCTAGTGCTCTACCAACTAAGCTACGTCCACCATGTTTGTTGCGATAGGTGGATTTGAACCACCGACAACTTGGATATGAATCAAGTGCTCTACCCCTGAGCTATATCGCATTCATGAAGTCCTATAGGGACTCGAACCCCAACTCTTTTTGTCCGTAGCAAAATGTTTTTCCATTAAACTATAGGACCCTGTTGTCGCACAAGGATTCGAACCTTGAAAAACAGAACCAAAATCTGTTGTGTTACCGTTACACCATACGACAGTATGGGACAGACCTAAGGAGACGTATTATTCTCTTCATTATCCTTGTACTTTAACACCATGGGAAGCGTGTGTCTGTCTTGTGGACCCCCACGGGCTCGAACCGTGGACCTAATGATTATGAGTCATTTGCTCTGACCTACTGAGCTAGGGGTCCAAAATGTGGGAGTAGCTGGACTCGAACCAACGAACTCGAAAGAGGGAAGATTTACAGTCTTCTGCCATTGCCACTAGGCGATACTCCCAAATTGCACGGGTGGTAGGACTCGAACCTACAACTCCTAGTTTTGGAGACTAGTACTCTACCAATTGAGCTACACCCATGTTTATTATTTCAAAAGCCAAGATGAGGATTGAATTTTATCACCCAAACCGTCGACCAATTTGATACCTAATTCATCACAGATTGGTTTTTCAGGTATAGTGTCGTTATTTTGGTCACCTCCGTTTGCAAAGAACAACTCTACGTTTTCTTCAACCTCAGAGGCAATCATTCTCAACGTCTCACGAACCGTTCTGTCTTTATCGATAGATAGTATGGTTTTATCTACCATCTTTAAACTATCGATAATTACCAATCTTTCGTCCTCATCTTGGAACTTTTTACTTCCTTTCAACTCACGTTGAAAATCGTTATTCACAATCACATAGAGTTTGTCTCCATGTTCTTTTGATTTGATAAAGTATTCAATATGTCCTTTATGGACAGGATTGAAATATCCACTTACGATTACAACTTTCATTATCCTTGTTTTTTTGTCCACTTACTTTTATCCAATAGGTCATCCCAATCTTCATACCCTTGTTCACGTGCATATTCATCGTTTTTTATTCTTTGATACTTTTTTACGTTTTCAGGGTCTCTCATAGCTTCAGAGTTTTCAAAACCTAAAGATTTTGCACACTCCTCTTCACACCATCCATGAGAACCTATTTCGATGTTTATTGGTAGGTCAGTTTCCAAAGATTCGATAAAATCTTCAAATTGACTTGCCGCTTCATAAGGCATTGTATAGATTCCCTCAGACACTTGATATCCGCTATCACTTTCTCTGTCGAATATTTCAATCCTACCCATTCTATACTTCTCACCCATCAAACTGAATACACCATATCCAACAGTAGAATAACTGAATCTACCTGGTGTACTAACACCTTGCATATCAACACATCTCGGATTTGCCTCCATGTAATGTGCCATATGGTCAACTAGCATTTCGTCAGTAAGTTCTTTTCCTTCTTGTTTTCTTCGGATGTTACTCAGGAACCATAACAAATCCGCTCTATTGATTTTCATATCACAAATTTACGCTTTATATATTGAAATTACTAAACTTTAATCCCCACATTAAGGAAATCATCCCCATCTGAGTTTCAGCATACTTCTTATTCATTTTGAGTTCTTTGATGAGGTATTTCTGACCCCAATCTTTCCACTCATCGTTCTGTTCAACAGTCATAGTCCATTGAGTATACCAATCATCTTTACGGTCTTTAACATCATCATATGTAACTGAATGTCCTGCAATTTCAAACATTTTATTAATCATATCAACGACCATTTTTTCTCTCTTCTGTTCTAATGATAGTCTTTTTTTCATCGTTCTAATTTTTTTATACATTCATCAATTTTGTCTCTAAGTCTTCCACCTTGACCCCAATCTCCATCTACTTGTACATGTCTCCACTTTGGTACTCTTGGTTTCATCCACTTATATTGTCCGTCAAGTTTCATATCATCAATTGAAATCCAATTTGAGATTTTATTATCTTTCACCCACTTTGTGATTTCAGCCGCTCTTTCCCACTCAATTGACGGTCTACTTAATTTATTCCATAAGTCCTGATGGGTGGTGATATCAACAATTGGAGCAGTTACACCGTAGTATTGGAAGATTCTTTTCAATTGAATGAAACTGAAATGTTTTCTCCAATCCGAACTCACAACGAGACTTGCATTGGTTTCATCACAAATCTTTTGTAGTGCTTGGCAATCCTCCTCAATCCAAGGGTATGGAATTGTGAAGGTCTTGGAAGCCTCATTGAGCGTAACTCTACCGTCACCCCACGTTCCCCATGCAAGTGGTCCATCTACATCAATAAAGATAATTTTACGTCTCATAACATTTTATTTTGTTGGAATGGGCGGGCTCGAACCGCCGACATCTACCGTATCAGGATAGCGCTCTGACCAACTGAGCTACATTCCATTATTGAGGTCAGTACAGGAATCGAACCTGTGTAAATAGTTTTGCAGACTACCGCCTAAACCACTCGACCAACTGACCTTATTGTGACCCCTGATGGATTCGAACCATCGACTTCTTCATTAAAAGTGAAGAGCTCTTCCACTGAGCTAAGAGGTCAGGTGTGGTAACGGTCAGAATCGAACTGACGACACCTTGCTCTTCAGGCAAGTGCTCTACCAACTGAGCTACGTCACCAAGTTAAAATTGAGGTCGCCCACACTTGTTCGGGGCGGAGTCTTACGACAACCTTCAACATCCCCTCAATTTTAATAAACTTCAATATCTTCCAAAGTTACATCTTCTCCTTGAGTATGCCTATAAACTGTATCAAAAAATTGTCCTAACAATTTATAGTCTTCATCAATCATTTTACAAAAATCAAATGCTGGTATTGTACCATTGATTTGACCTTGTACTACCTTATCATACTTGGCATCTGGTTTATATTCAAAAACCACATTACCTCTAAAAACATATTTCATATATTACAATTTTTTTTGACTTTAACAATGTCCCACTCGTAGTCACCGTTTCTGTCGAGTTCGAAATAATAATGACCACCAGTGAATTTTGCCCTTAGTCTAAACATCCAAAAAATGGTCTTTTTCAACTCATAAATTATGGATTCATTACCCGACCAACCCATGGTATGGAGTTCAAATAGTCCATCTTCTTCTTTGTAAGCAAAGTCCCCATAATTCCAAAGAGACTTAACAAATTCAACCAACTCGGACTGATTATCCGCACCGAAGAACTTTCCTATGGAAACCTCATCGTTTTCCACATTATGACTCCAATTTTTAATATAATTCAAAGCCTCTTCGGTGGGATAACCATCTTCATCAAACAATTCCTCAGGGAATGGGTAATCTAATATTTTTTCCATAACTATTTTTTTTTTGTAGTCCCTGTAGGAATCGAACCTACGACACCTTGCATGTAAGGCAAGTGCTCTTCCAACTGAGCTAAAGGACTGTGAATGATGGCACCATCAACTCTCTTGATGCGTTTACGGCAGGGATTAGTAACCTTATCCTTTCGGAATTCGTCCTCTCTTATGCCATCATTTGTAGCCCCGCACGGACTCGAACCGAAATCTCCACCGTGAAAGGGTGGCGTCCTAACCTTTAGACGACGGGGCCAAGAATTACAAATTTACAACCAATATTTCAAAGAACCAAAAACACCTAAAATAAAAAAACCCCGAACTTCATTTCTGTAGTCCGAGGTTTGTATATATAACTCTTCAGGAATTATAGGCTATCTCATGAGACTACAGCGCGTGTCTTAAACCAACAAATCTCTTGTTGTTTACTATAGACCATATGACGCACTATTGTTCTCATTGTTATTATAATTACTACAATTATAGTAAAAGTTTTTAAAAAACAAATATTTTATTTTTTTAAAATAGTTCTACCTAATCTCCATCCTTCAGGTATTTTATCGCCCTTATAAATTTTTTTAGATTCGATTTCATTAGTTCAAGGTACCCCAAGAGAGACTCGAACTCTCACGACCGAAGTCATTGGTTCCTAAGACCAACGCGGCTACCGTTACGCCATCGGGGTAAGTATCATATCAGACAGGCATTCTACTCCCAGCTCCGAGGAATTGTATCTAATTTAACCCATCTCACCGCTGTGTGGGTACCTGAAGATATGATTTGTAGTCCCGACAAGAATCGAACTTGTATCTGGAGATTAGAAGTCACCCGTTCTATCCGTTGAACTACAGGACCAAAGTACCTCAGGTGGGACTTGAACCCACACGGACATTTTCTGTCCACAAGATTTTAAGTCTTGCGCGTATACCGATTTCGCCACCAAGGTATAATACAAAAATAAGGGATTTAGGTTAAAAAAACAAATAATTTAGAAGTCTTCTTCGAAAACAGTATCTCTTCCTGTTTCTTCAATATTAGATGTATGATAAAGGATTACTTCTTTCCTATCCAAGTCGATTTCGAAATACCCTTGAGAGCCCTCGTTGATTTCCCAACCACCAAAATTACTTTCCAAAAGATTGTAACAGTAATCTTGAACCTGTGCAGGTAAGTCATTTCCGTTTGTAAATGAATCTTCAATGTATCCGCTATCACCACTTCCGTTATAATCAATCCTCAGAACTCTATCTTCGATTTCATCATCATTTTCCAATACATCGAATAGTTCCATTAGGTTTTCATCATCACCATCTTCTTCCAAGTTTCTGCTAATGGTTTCGGTATCACTAGTTTCATAGTAATTGTAATCATGAGAAACGGAAATCGTTGAATTATCACAATCAATATCAATATCAATTCTTTCCCAATTAACATCATCTACATCAGGTTCACTAACCAAATCATTATCACTTACGTAAGCAATGATTTTTTTTAATATTTCTTTCAATCCATCAGGAAGCTCCGCGGTATAGTTATTTGAAAAATGAGATATGCGATTCCAATTATAATCATCCTTATCAAATTGGCCATACTCCTTATCAAATTCTACAGTCCCATTACTCATACCCAATGAACCTAGGTATCTACAAATTCTTTGTAAGTATTTTTTATCTTCTAATGTTAATAAATTGCTCATAATTTTATAAATATCAGTCTTCAAATTCTAATTTAACTGTTTTAAGCATCCAACTCGGTCTTGTGTTAGATGATATATTATTTACCCACTCTTTTGCTGATGGTATATAATTGTTACAATCTTCCTTTACATGTTGTTCTCCAACATATCTAGTATAAACTATTTTGCCATCACTATTTTTGAACTCCTTACCAAACCTTTTTTCCATTTCGAATATCCCTTCAGAATGATGTCTAAACATTCTATGAAGGGAATCACCAAACCAACCTTTGGTTTCATCTAACCATTCATGTAGATGAATATAATCTTCAGGTTTTCCTCCAAACTTTTTTGCTGAACTTTTTGCGTGTAGATTAGGGTGTGCCATTTTTCCAAGAATCTTTATGGTAATCGAATAGTTGAAATTGTTCTATAAAATTCTCATGAACGAAATTAGCCAATTCCTCATTGTAAAATTCTTTCCAATTTTTCCTTTTTTCGTTCATCTGGTTTTCGAATTCAGTTTTGTATCTATTGTTTTTTATATTGAATTCAAATTGTTCACTTATCTTGGGGTCTGAAAAATCAATAAAACTGATTGACTTTATATCTTCTTCAAAATTCTCAAGTCTTATAAATTTATTAAACGGTCTTCCTAATTTTAGAATATCCTTATGATAGAAGAATTGATATGAATCACAAAATATAAAACTTTGTAATGATTTATAGACCCAGCTATCAAATTTTAAACTGAAGTTGTTAATGTGATGTGAATAAAGATGAAAGATACTAACTAATCGAGAATATGGATTTCTAACATTTGATATGAAAAAGGAATCCTGTTCGTTTTTATTAAAATAAAAACTGTGGTCTCCTATTTGAAAACCCAAAACAAGAAGTATTTCTTTAACAGAACGAGTCCCTGTCCTTTTTGGGGTAAACCAATAACAGTTGTATTTTTCTGAAAAGTTCATTACAATATTTTAGAATTATTTCTCCTAGCTTCTTCCGCCTCTTTGTATATTCTAACCCAAGTGAGGAATACATCCACAGGTGCGAGTATCCAACACATAATCAATAACCCCAATGTGTCCAAACCAGGAGATATACCTAAACCACCCGCCATTACATCTCGATTCCATTTCCTTATAGACATAAAGATACAATAAGATAAACAAATCAAATAATAAGACCAAAAAACTTGCATATATTAAAATTTTTAGTGGAGAATGAGGGAGTCGAACCCACGACAACTTGAATGCAAATCAAGTGCTCTACCAACTGAGCTAATTCCCCTAAATAGGTGGGACTAACCTACTTCAGGTTTGTACACCACCCATTAAAGTCCTTTTGAGCCTCCTATCGGAATCGAACCAATAACCTACGCATTACAAGTGCGTTGCTCTACCAGTTGAGCTAAGGAGGCAATTTGTGGGTGTATGCTCATCACATACTTACTGGGCCCCACCACCGATGAGCGGAAGACCAGGCTCGAACTGGCCACCCCAATCTTGGCAAGATTGTGCTCTACCGAATGAGCTACTTCCGCGTATAGGTTTTTCGTCGACAGATTAGCCCAACAGACCGTCGTCATCTATTGGATTTTGGACACGGGTACACAAAAATGTGCGTTACAACCTATAAACCCTACCAGCGGTCCCACGGGGAATCGAACCCCGCACCTCGGCGCGACAAGCCGATATTATACCGATTAACTATAAGACCATAAAACAGGTTTTTTGTGCCCTTTTACACATCATGACCAACATATTCCTATATTGGTGGTTACATTTTCGTCGTTGGTTAATTACTCCTGACTTATAGTAAACACTACCCTCACCGCTCTGATACCGCGAATCAAGACGGCGTCTTTGGGATTCATATACCGAGGGGTTCCACCTCAGTCTTCACCTGTTTTTGCGTCCCCTCAAGGATTCGAACCTTGGACTTCTTCGTTAACAGCGAAGAGCTCTACCGCTGAGCTAAGGAGACAAATTTATTTTTATATTCCAAGACCTTATCAAATATTTCATTTTTGTATCTTGAATGAATATATTGATGATGTGTTGGACACAAAGGTATTAAATTTTCAGGAGAATTATTATTGCGATTTTCATCAAAATGATGAACAGTAACAATTTTTTCTTCTCCACAAACTATACATTTCTTTTCATGGTGTTCAAAACATGTTGACCTATATGAATGGTCTCTCCAGTTAGGATTATTTTCACCACTCCTGAAATGGGTATTTGAACAAGAATAAGAACAAGTTGTTTTTTCCAACTTTCCCCCATTTCTTGTTTCGAACTCTTTACCGCAAACGGGACAAATTTTTTTAATAATTTGATATTTAACATCTCTTTTTCTCAGATGCAATATATTCAAATTATTTTTTTCAACATATTCAAAAAACTTCTTACGGGACCTTCCGTTATCGTACCCATAACTTTTTTTTATTGCTTCCGCAATAGTTTGTGAATTTTTAATAAAATTTTCTATCATATTAATAAATATTCACAATTGTCGGTAAAATAAATTTTGGGTCAAAACTTTTTTTACAGACTTGTAGAGTAGACAGGACTCGAACCTACACGCACTTGCTCCCAAAGCAAGGGACCTACCTATTGGTCAACTACTCTATTTTACAAAACTAAAAAAAAAACCCCGAACTTTCAAGGTTCAGGGTTTTTTGTTTGGCTTTGTTTTTTTACTACCAACCACTTGCTTCTGAACCTAAGCATACTCTGCCTGCATCACCTGTATTAGGTGTTGTCGGTCTTAATAGATTCGTTAAATCAAATAATTGTTTCATAATGTGATAAATATAACAAAGTTTATAAAAGTCTTTGGAACACTCTTTCAAAATATTGTTCTTCTTCGTTGGTTAAAGAATAATATTTTGATTTTAGTTGTTCAATTTTTTGTTCAAATTCTATTTCACCGTAACCTCTTGGTTTGATAGAGGGTTTAACTTCTTTCTTTTCATTGAGTAATTCTTTTGGTAAATGCCCATCCTCAACAAGGGCTTTTATCAAATCTTTGATGTCCCACTTTGTACAGTTCATCAAAAAATCATCAACATCTATATCAATACTTGGCATAAAACAAATTTTAGTTTCCGTTACCTCTAATGTAAAGGTCTTTTGTTGAATCAAAATTTAATCTGAATCCTGTGTTAGGATAAGTCGTATAAAGACGGTAGAGTCCTTTAGGAATCCTGTTACCTTGATAGTTTATTGTATACCCATACATAACACTATTTGTGGTATAATTTGTTCCTGTTCTTATTCCATTAGTCACAAGGTTGTTTCCGACCTTTTCATAGACAAATACATTCTTTTGTCTTTTGGTATCGTTAGACATGGCACTCACAGGTATTAGAATATTAACCCATCCCATACCAATTACAGTATTTTTTGGGACTTTGATTGTAGTAAAATTGAAAGCTGTCTTTTGATTTCCATGTTCATCAACACCACCACTAGTTTGTGGAATTTCTGCAGTAAAAATATTTGGTAATCTACCATCAACCCAATGTGGCATATCAAAATAAAATTGAACGTTATGTTGGATTGCACTTCCAGGTCCTACAAAAAAACCTAAAAATTTGTATTGTGAAAGAGGGGACTGAGTCACACTATCTTTGAGGTATTTTGATACCATAGTGAACTTAGAATGGGGTTCAATAAACACGTAAGCGGTGTTGGTTTGGGTTGTACGTGCAGAGGTCATCCAATTATTGGATGTTGATTCGATTTGAGTCTCAGGTAGAGAAAACACTGGGAGTTCTTCCTTAACACATGAGCTCAAAAACAAAATCGAAATCAGTAAAATTGATGTAAGTTTTTTCATTTTTTTCTAAGTTTTATTTTTACAAAGGTAACAAAGAATTTGATTTCCAAAAAAATTTTTCGATATTTATTTTTATGATGATTTTAGACAATAAAAATACGTGTCTTTTGGGAACTTCAAGTTCATATGAGAACCTTTGGGTGATGAAACGCTGGATACCCCGAACCATAAACTATTGCTAAAATGTTCAATATCAAAGGGGTCAATAGACCCCTTTTGTTTTTTTAAGTAAAATAAACTAAATTTGCAAAAAAATACCTATGGGTGATGTATTAGTATTAAATTTTGATTATACCCCGTTGAATGTAACTACAATTCGACGAGGATTTGTTTTAGTAGATAAAGGTAAAGCCGAAATTGTTAAGTCAGATGAAACTCCAATAATTGCTGGTTTCAAAACATATGTGCGCCCTGTAATCATCAGACTTCTGAAATACATCAAACATTTCACAAGAACTCTTCGTGCCAATAGAAACAGAATATACAAAAGAGACAACCACCAATGTGTATATTGCGGTTCAAACAAACATCTAACTTTGGACCACGTTATACCTAAATCAAGGGGAGGAAAAAATGATTGGGATAATCTTGTTACCTCTTGTTTCAAATGTAATTTAAAGAAGTCTAATAGAACCCCTGAAGAAGCAAGGATGTCTATGAGACACAAGCCATTTGCCCCTACATTAGTTGGTGAAAACGTAATTGTGAGTAAAGTTTGGGAAGACTATCAAAAATCATTCATTTATTAATAAAACAATTTATAATTATGAAGATGAACTCCGAGAAAAAAATAAGGATTGCATTCACCATAACGGTCTTAGCGTTACTGTGGGCACTTATTCGTATGGAACAGTATAAAAGTTTAAGTGAAAAAACACCTATCGAAGTAATTGGTGGAGGTGATATTTCTAAAGCCCAAACAATTGATTCACTTCAACACGTTATTGATTCACTCTACATGGAAAATTTTCCATGCCAAGTAGAATTGGGTAGATACCAAGTCGCCTTCCAAATTTTTATGGAAAGAAATCCAAAAGCCGCGTCTCAATATGGAGACATAATTTCTGAAGAAACTGAATAAAAATGCAAGAAAATCAAACAAACCCAGCAGAAAATCATCAAGATTTATTAAACGCATCTTTAATATTTGCAAGAGCTTTGAGTCTTATACTTGAAGATAGTCAAGGTATAGTTGTAGACATTCAAGGTGGTATTGAAGTAGAGTCGGATGTTGAAAAAGTAATCGTATTCAAACATCAAGACCAAGTTCACATTTATAAATGTGAGGATGACTTAGTTGAAGGTACAGCTGTAAGAATGTCTAATATTGAAGATAATTCTGAACAAAAATAACATACATGAGAGTATTAGGTTTTTCTGTCGGTCACGACAAGGGAGCTGTTATTATTGAAAACGGCAAGATTTTAATTGGTATAACACAAGAAAGACTTTCAAGAGTGAAGCACGATGGCGCTCACGTTGGTGGTCTTATTCCTACTGAATCAATTAAATATTGTCTTAATAATACCTCACTTACTTTTAAGGACATTGATTTGTGGGTTTATAGTACCACAGAGGAAGTTGATGATGTTATCGAAAAATTCTTTAAAGAATTAAAATACGACATTTCTCAAAAACATGAATTTATTCCCCATCACTTAGCACACGCTTATTCAACATTTTTCAGCTCGGGATTTGATGATGCCGTAGTTGTAGTTGCAGATGCGTCTGGTAGTATTCTTAATGAACGTAATAGACTTCATGAATGGTACCCAAATGTCTCAAACGAAGGGCTTAAGGAAGGAGAATCATGGACTGAAGGAATATCAATTTTTGATTTTACAAAGAAAGAACAAAATGAGGTATACAAGAAGTGGATTAAGTACCCTGTACCTATCGATACAAATGAAGGTGTTTCAGTTGGTACTGTTTATTCTTTGGGTTCTTTACAATTAATATATGAACCTCAAAGCCACACTTGGCCAGCGGGTAAGCTTATGGGTTTAGCGTCATATGCAGATAAGGATATTGTTGCTGAAGCTCCTGAATATACTGTTTGGACTGATGACGGTGATATTCTTATACCTAATAACACAATCTACCCAAGAGTAACGTACGACGCAGACTTTTTCTCAAGAGCTTGTGTCGCAGGAATTTATCAAAGAGAACAAGAAAGAGTTTCTCTAATGTTAGCTGAACTCGGAAAAAAATTAACCAAATCCAAAAATATTTGTGTTGCGGGAGGTTCATTTCTGAATTGTAATTCCAACGAACAAATTCTTAATTCAGGTTTGTATGAAAATTGTTACTTCCTACCACCATCCGATGATTCGGGTATTCCTTTGGGTTGTGCGTGGTATGGATATCAATTGGTAAGTCCAATAAATAAAGTAGAACCTTTATCCCCTTATCTCGGTAAGATTTATTCAGATAAGGAAATCGCAGAATCCATTAATGAATATACTAATTTAGAGTTTGTTAAATATGAAAATTTTGACGACCTAATTGAAGAAGTATCATTCCTTTTAAATCAAAATAGAGTTATTGGATGGTTTCAGAATGGTTCAGAAATAGGACCAAGAGCTTTGGGTAATCGTTCAATTTTGGCTTCTCCTATACAAAAATGGATGACTGGTTATATAAACTCCGATATTAAGAAAAGAGAATGGTATAGACCTTTCGCACCTGCTGTTCTATTCGAACATCAATCTGAAATATTCGAATCGGATGTCTACTCCCCATACATGCTTGTAACAACTTCAGTAAAAGAAGAGTGGAGAAATAAAATCCCCGCAGTTACACACATAGATTACTCAGCCAGACATCAGTCTGTAACTGAAGAATCGAATCCAAGATTTTATAAATTAATAAACGCATTCTATAACAAAACTGGTGTTCCTGTACTCTTGAATACGAGTTTCAATGGACCACATGAGCCGATAGTTGAGTCTCCATCAGACGCAATCAAAACAATGTTCAGTTGTAAATTGGACTTCCTTGTTATAGGAAATATTCTTATCAAGAGATAACTTAATGAGTACAATATATGGATTTTTTGGTGGCTCACACAGTCCTTCCACGTCATTTATAAAAGACGGTGAGATAATTTGTTGTATAGAAGAAGAAAGAATCACAAGAATCAAAGCTGGTGATAATTTCGATTGTGTGGCGGAGCTGAGTTCAAAAGAAGTAGAAAAAATAACGGGAGTTCCAATCAAGGAAGCCGACCATAGAGTATTTGTTGAACCCGTCACTGATGCATTTGCCAACAGGTTAACAAACTTCAATTATGATAGGGTAAGTCATCACGACGCACATTGTTATGGGGCTTATTTCACAAGTGGTTTTGAAGGTAAAGCACTCAGTATTTCATACGATGGTGGTGGAGATAAGTCAGTAATGAAAATTTATTTATGTGAGGACGGCAAAATGACTTTAGCCCACTCATATGATATGTGTTCAACAGGTAGTTTAGCACATCTTTGGGCGTTCTCAGTTAGCACCATTAAGGGTTACGACCAAGATGGTGAAAGTATTTGGAGAATGTGTAAAGATGAAGGGAAATTGATGGGTATGGCACCCGATGGTGAATACGATGAAAATTTCTATAGAATATTAAAGTCTTTAATCGATTACAAGGAACTACGTTTTTTCCCAAATGATACTGGTAACAAAACAAGATTCGTAGTAGAAACAATGCACAGACTTGGTTGGTTCGATGACCACAAAAACATAGAGAAATTTTCCTACAATCTTCAAAAAATCACTGAAGATTTGATGTTGAATTTCTTCAACGACTTACATAATAAATTTCCTGAATACACTAAATTGTGTCTATCGGGAGGATTATTCGCCAACGTAAAATTGAACCAAAAAATAAATCAACTATCATGGGTTGATGAAATTTTTGTTTTTCCTGCAATGGGGGACGAAGGATTAAGTTTGGGTGCTTGTATAATCAAAGCACATCAGCTTGGTGAAATTACAAAACCATTCAAATTGAAAAATGTATTTTTTGGTAAGCAGTATTCTAATAGACAAATAATTGATGCTTCAGAAAAATACTCTGTTGTATACGAAAAATACCAACCATCAGAAATTGCAAAAGCAATTCACAATGGTGAAATTGTAGGTTGGTTCCAACATGGATTTGAATTTGGTCCAAGAGCCTTGGGAGCGAGAAGTATATTGGTAAGACCTACCGACTATGAAACTCATAGAAAACTTAACAAACGTCTCAAAAGACACGACTCGATGCCTTTCGCACCGATAGTCATGGAAGAATTTTTTGATGAGCTTTTTGTTGAGTCAAAATCAAAATACTCATCTGAGTTTATGACCCTGTGTTTTCAAACCAAAGATGAATGGATTGAAAAAATTCCAGCAGTTATCCAAAAGTCAGATAAAACAGCCCGACCACAATTGGTAAAAAAACAAAACAACCCAATGTTTTGGGAAATATTGAATGAATATCATAAAATTTCAGGTATACCTGTTTTACTTAACACATCTTTCAATACCCACAACGAACCAATAATAGATAAACCCGACCATGCGTTTCCAAAACTCATGGACGGTACATTAGATAAACTTATAATAGGCGAATATGTTTTTTCAAGTAGGAAATGAGAAGATAGTTTTGGATTTCAATGATGGAATCACGGTCAGAGTTGGGGGACCTGATATAACCTATTTTGTCGAGTGTGTCGAATACAAAGGTTCTGACCATCAGCCAGTCACATTGGAAAGTTTTCACGTCACAACTAATTGTGATTGGCCACAAAAACAATTCAGAGTTCCTATAGAATTCTATATGGACTTCGAAATCAAAATATACAGATTTGACCCAATATACGGTCTAAAGTTGATTTTCAATCACAGATATAATGACTATGACCAACTTGTTAGGTTTATTGTCGATACTGATGACTTAGATGAAGCAAAAATTTGGTTAAGTAAAATCAGAGAATACCAAAGAAAAAATCTTTGTAAGATTCAAGTTTTTTCCAAATTTCAAGAAATTGACTCCGCTTCGGATACTAGATTTCAAACAAGAGATTTGACCCCTTACAAAACATATAAACTTGGTAGATTTCCTAAGAATTCATCTGATTGGAAAACAATCGACCCAAGAAAAGAGGGTTTGATTTGGCTAGGTCACTGGAAAACTATTTGGTCATATCAACATCCAAGAATTTGGAAAAACCTTTCGTCCGAAGAAATTGTTAATGATATTTTGGGATTGTAACATTTATTTCCTAATTTTGTTACAAACAAATCATTTATGGATATCGGAAAAGAATTTACATCTTATTACACAAAACATTTAGGAAAAGGTTCTTTGGACCTTCATTATTTCGGACAACAAATTCAGTCGTCCATGACCCCTTATATCTTGGAGGAAAGAGAAATGAGAGCAACTCAGATTGATATCTTTTCTCGTTTGATGAGAGATAGGATTATATGGGTAGCGGGAGGTGTCGACGACAGGATGTCCACAATAGTTCAGGCTCAACTTATGTTTTTGGATAATGCCGAAAAAACCGACATTACCATGCACATCGATTCACCAGGTGGTTCTGTTAAATCAGGTCTATCTATGGTCGATGTTATGAACTACATCTCATGTGATATCATCACAGTGAATACAGGTATGGCGGCATCTATGGGGTCGATTCTATTGGGTGCAGGAACTAAAGGTAAAAGGAGCTCATTGAGATTTTCAAGAACCATGTTGCATCAATCATCAGGGGGTTTTGGTGGGAATATTCAAGACGCCGAAATTAGTATGAAGGAATGGCACAAACTGAATGATATCTTATTCCAACTTTTGGGTGAATATTGTGGTAAAGACCCTGAACAAGTTAAACAAGATGCGACAAGGGATTTGTGGTTAGATTCTGAACAAGCATTAGAGTACGGAATTATTGATACTATCGTAAAAACAAAAAAGAAGGGTTAAACCCTTCTTTTTTTTTAGACCTTAGAACACCCCCTTTTGTTCTTTAGATTTATGTAGGTTAACTAGCTCCTACCAGCTCTTTTCCTTTATCTAAAATATCACTACCCTTACCTTTAATTTTATTAAGAACATTTTCGGCGTTACCTGAATACTTGTCGAATAATCCACAAACACCTTCAGATAGTTTTTCCTCTAAACTACTAACGAATGTGGTCTCTTTAATTGCCCCACCAAGAACGTTTCTAAGAATTGAATGTCCTTTACCCTCAAGACCTTGAGCTCTTTGTAACATTACTGCTAATGCCTCCGCTAAAGATTCTGCAATTAATTTTGTTAATTCTTTACAATCTTTAGTTGCTCGAGCAAGTCTACCAGGGTCAGAAACAATAAAAGATGTTACAAAATCTTTGAAGTAACCACCTAATCCGAACCATCCTAATATTGACCCTATCAGAGGTTCAACAAAAGCTTGGGTTACCCCGCTTGGTGCTTGTCCGAACAACTTACCTAAAATCTCACCAAATTGTTCATTGATTAAACCTTTTTGGTCAAGATTTCTTACTTCACTCAAAAATTCAAAAATAACTTTAAGTTTTTTTTCCTCTTCGAGACTTTGAAATTTTTCCTTTGGACCTAAGATTATTGAAAGTCTGTTCTCAACAATCTTACTTTCGATTAATTGAGAGTTTTTCTTTTGTTTTTCTTCTAAAAGTTTCTTTCTAATATCTTTTTTCAACATAATATTATTGTAATCTAAATATTGAATCATCACCTGATGATGTAGGACCTCCTGTTTTTCTACCCATAAGAGTTTGAATCATATCATCAAATTTTCCTCCACCGATTCCCCATTGACCTTCGAATTCATTTTTACAGAATTGTGCTTGGTCTTTCATACGTTGAACCAATCCTCTGTTTGTAATTTGTCTTCCTTTACTTCTTTCGAACTCTTTGAAGAAACGTTGAATAGTTTCTTTACACTCTTTTCTCTTCATTGTCTCACCCTCTTGCTTATCTTGAAGAATCTTCGGGTCGGCAAGTTTAGGGTCAATGTAAACCAATTGATTAGGTGAGAATAATCCTTCAGGTAAACCTGAATAATTAATCTTATATAATTCTACGTATTGGTAATTATCTTTTTCAGTATCTGTTGGATTAACTATATATCCATCTTTTCTCAATTTATCAACCCATTGCTTTTTGATATTTTCTTTATCGTCCATTGTACCTGTCGCAGTACCTTTTTTTCTATAAAGTTTTACATTCCCCACAGGGACCATTTCCCAAATAGTTGAGTTTGATAATTCTCTTGTGTCCACCCCTTGGGCTCTTAATTCTTCAGTTGTTGCCCATTTATCTTTCTTATATTGAGTAATTAAATATTCATTATTAACTTGGTCCTCAGTTTTCTTACCGAAGTTAGCCATAGCGGGACATGGTTTAGGTAATGGTCTGACTGCACTAAATTCAGATTGTTGACCGTTTTTACCTGGTTTAACATAGTAATAAGTGTTATCAGGTCTAATCCTAACCACAATATAACCTTGACCTATCATGGTAGGGTCATTTGCCTTTTTTTGAAATACCCAATTACCACTTCCTACAGGTGATTCAATCATTCCAAAATAAGGGTCACTACCTTTCTGACCAAAACAACCTGCAGACATCCCAGCCTCAATTATAGCCTTACTGTTATTAGTTTTTTGTTCAACAATTAATTTATGTTTTTTAAGAATTTCAATTCTTTCTGATTCTTCTACTAAAAAATTTTTCATTGTAAATATTTTTATAATTCCTCGTTACTTGATGGTTCAGGTTTCAACGAAGGGTCAATATCTTGTCCCGTTGCTGAACAAATTTTATCAACTTCTGAGTCTCTAAATATTCCATTTAATTCTGGATGTTTTTCATTCAACTTACTTTCCGTTTTTGGACCAAATTTTCCATCTTGTGATAGTCCACCTAAACATCCTTGTACTTTTGCAATTACATCTGATTTACAACCTTTCCTATAAACACCTGAGCACGATTGAAATGAAGGTCTTGGACTTGGGTCTGGACTTGGGTTTGGACTTGGTGTAGTTCCTGAATCCAAATCTACCTCCACAGGTCCCAAATTTATATTTCCTAAATCAGCTTGTTCTCTGACCAATTTTTTTTTTATACTCTCAGATACAGTTACTTTTGTATTATCAGAACCTGAACAAACAAGTTTCTTGCCTGTCCATTTGTGTGTGTCCGCAGTATATATTCTACCATTTTGTAAAACATGGAACTGTTTCAGTTGTCCTTTAACTTTGAAGTTAACTGCAACATATGTGTTTCCAAATTCATCAGTTTCAATCGAAAGCGGCATAACAAAAGATTTAGTCACTTCCAAACAAGGGAAGTTTTCAATCCACCAGTTATCATTTGCTGTTTCCGCATCTCTAATTTTCAAATTACCTTTAACTGATTTAGCTAACAAAATCTCAATTACATTAGTAACTTCACCAATCTCAGAAGTATTAAGTTCACTAATTAATTCTTCTTCGAATTTGTTTTTACCCATTAATTGTCTAATCTTACAAAAATCACCGAAATTCCCGTTTTTTTCGAGTTCAGATAACGCAGTTCTCAAATCTGTAAGACCTGTACCTCCACCAATTCCAAATCCACCAAAAGTCCAATCGAAAGATTTTCTGAATATACCCGCAAGTTTTGTCTGTTCTTGGGTACTTAATGTTTCTCTTTTTAATTTTTGGGCTTCCGCATTGTTTTTATCACAACCTTTAGAAAGTTCTTTCAATTTTGTCTCTGAGTCTGCAGTACTATATTCTGCAGCTGCACCACCAGCAGTTCCTAATAGAGCCGCTATTCCAGCTCCGATTGCCCATGCAACCAAAGGAATTGCTTCATTAATTGGTTGTTTACTTTCTACAACTACTTTATTCTCTGTGTAAGTTTTTGAGGAATCATACTCCATCATTAATTTTATTCTTTGGAGTGCCTCTTCGGGACTATATTTTGGATGTACCATACTACTGTTTTTTTGTTATAAATATGTTGAAATTACCAAATTTGATTTGCAGCTCCTCTGGTAAGACCAGTTTCCCATTTTTCACCCGCTTTACCTAACATGTTAGCTTTACCTCTTTTCAAAGGATAGGAGTCAGCCCATTTTGGAGGTGCTTTACCCGTTCCACCTGTTGAACCACCTGAAGGTGCTGCGGCTTCCTGTTCTTTCATTTCGCCATCACGGCTTTTATCTGAATATTTTTGGAAAAACGATATAAGAAAATCTACGTCTAGAATCATATAAATAAATATTTTTGATTTGGATAAAAAGTTCATACCTTTGTCTCTATGAAAAAATATATCTTGTTTCTATTACCACTACTCTTATCGTGTGAGAAATATGTTACTGAAATAAGTGACCTTACTTTGAGTGGGAAATATGTAGTATCCAAAATTACCTTGATTCAAACTTCTCAAGTCAATAGTTCAGATACTACTTTTCTTTCTGGTTCAGTTTTTCAAACCCCCTACCTTCCCGACCCATTTGATTCGATTAGAGTGGATAATTTTTACATACATTTCGATTATTCAACTGTGAGGATGGTTTGGCACAATCGATATCAGAATGGACAAAGAGACAGATGGGAATATGGTGAGTCACCAAATGAAATTATGTTTTGGAGGGTTCCATATAGTTTTGATGCTTACACAACTGGTAAAATTCAGTTTGACTATAAACCTAAAGATAGAAATTCATATGCACGAATTACCTTTCAGGTCGATAGCGACTTATTAGAGACTCTCCAACTCTCAGGTTTGGATTTTGCACCCTACGGTAAGGATGGTCCTCACTATAGAGTCATCCTTTCCTTGAATAGAGTTGGACCTTAATAAAATTCTGATTCAGGTAATGATTCAGGATGGATTGTGTAGTATTCGTTGAGAAATGTTATAAGTTCGTCCTCGTCAAGTTCTACTTTTTCTTCGTCGATAAATGAATCGTCCTCGTCATCTTCAAAGAAGTCAAATGTTTCTGTAACTAAATCGAATCCATATTCTTCAACTATTGAATAATCTATTTGGTCTACTCTTATAACCTCGTCATTATCTTCTATGGTCCTAAATGAAACCTCCATAATGTTGCTATCGCTATTCATGAAGTAGGACACAATTTCTTTAATTTCCATATGTAATTTTATATAACAAATATTATTAAACCTGATAAAAGTCAGGTCAAATTTTTTATTTTACCATTTTTTTTCTGTGTATTTATGGTTAGATTTTATTAAACATTCAAATTATGAGATTCAATTCACTTACAATAGACGATTTTTACTCTAATCCGTTAGAGGTTAGAGAATTTGCACTTAAACAAGAATTCAAAGTACGAGGAAATTATCCAGGTCAAAGAACAAAATCTTTTTTAAGTGATGGGTTAAAAAAGAGACTCAGAGATATTCTTTATCCATTTGCAGGAGAAATTACATATTGGGGTAGTGATGACCCTGAAAACAATTACACAGGTTCTTTTCAATACACTGTAGCTGAAGATAGGTCATGGATTCATGCCGATTCACATACTGATTGGGCTGCGGTTTTATACCTAACACCTGACGCACCATTAAGTTCAGGTACTGGAATTTTCAGACACAAAGAAACAGGTTGGATGCATTACGACTACAAAAGAGAAAATGAACCAGGTTATAAAGAATCTGCACCTCCTGGTGATGAAATGAGAGACTATACAAAATGGGAACTAGTTGATAGAATCGGAAATGTGTTCAATCGTCTTATCATGTACAGAGCAGATAACTACCACGTATCATTGGATTACTTCGGTAAGAATTTGTATGATGGAAGATTGTTTCAGGTCTTTTTCTTCAACACGGAGCGTTAATCCGATTTTAGATTTGAAAGTAAATCAATATTCATTTCTGCTACGATATCCAAAATACCTGAGGTACAGAAACATTTTTCGGGGTGATGAGTTGAACTAACTAACCTTAAATGGTTAAAACCCAAAATTAACGGTACAAATTCGGAATTCTTATAAAGTTTCTGAATGACCAAGTTAGGGTCTAAAGATATCAAAAAATCAATAGCATCTTTAGTCGGTGTTTGAAACACAGGCAGTGGGAGTTTGGACATCAATTCTCTGAATTCGTGAAACCCATACGCGTCAGTAGAACCATCCAAAGGCTGTATTACCAAACTTAAGTTTTCTCTTGATGATTTAAAAAACCAAAGCCAATACTCGTTCTGTAAACCAACCCTTCTAAAATCCGATGTTGATATTATTTCGTGTCTAATCATCTTAAGTTTGCTCCGCACAACCAAGTTACCAAAGACTTTCTTAAACCTGAAGAAAGTGGAGTTACTCTATGTAAAACAAATGATGGGAAAAAACAAATTAACCCTTTTCCTCTCGGAACATTTATAATACTACCACCAGTGTTCATCTGTAAATCACCTCCCTCGTATTCATCAGGATTTGATAATTGAAGAACGACTGAAAGTTTTCTATTGGAAATACCGACCCCGAGGTCTGCGTGCCAATCATAGTGACCACCGTTTCCGTAATATGTTGTGTATTGAAGGTCGTCTTGGAAATCCCAAATATCAAAATTCCACATTTCTTCATTTGCCTTTATTGCCAAATCAGCAATTCTATCAAAGACCCAATCGGTTTTTGGGTTATTTGAAAGCCATGCAATATCACTGACTCTATATTCAGATTCTTGTTGGTTAGCTTCTTCTCCTATAGTAGTTGCCTTTATCTTGGGTTGAGCTTCACCAATTTCGATTATTTTTTCAATCTCTTGGTCGGTAAAGGCATTTGTGAAATAATAGTAATTGAAATGATTAACGTTATTTCTCTGATTTGATACGAATTTGTTGTTACTTGGCATGTCTTTGATTTATTACTTCAAGTTTAACTTGGTTTACCTATATTTTCAATAGTATGGTACAAAAAAAATTAGTATTCGATGTTGTTTTTATAACTGATGATGAGGCGGTTTTTGAACTAAGGTTTCAAAAAGTACGTGAAAGTGTGGACTATTTTTTAGTCTTTGGGACTGAAAATAGTTTGAAAAAAATTGGAAAATATTACCCCGAAGACTATTCTAAAATCAAAACGTTTACATTAGAAGAAAATTTTTCTCAGAAATCAAACGAAGCAGATTTAATCTCAACTTTGATTCTCGATACTATTAAAGAGATTTACAGTTCTTTTGAGGATTTGATATTCTTTTCTTTTTCTAACGAAATACCTGATTTATCATCTTTAGATGAGATGGATATAAAATCGAAAGAAGTAATTTTTTTAATCAGCGATGTTTATGAAGGTGATTTTAATAGAAAAAGGAAATATTCAGAACTTGGTTCTGTATTAGTTAATTTTAGTTATTTACTCAAAAACAAAAAAAATTTTCTACATGAAATTTTCAATTTCAAATTTAACATTAAAGCACAGGATTTAGGAGTTAAAAATGGTTTTAAAATTTTAAATTTTAAAACAAATGGCAATGACCTACCTGACTTTTATGTGTGTCCTTTTTCAGGAAGGTATGTAGAATACAAGTTTGACCGAAATCAAAGAAAATTCGTTTTCTTTTGTGAGGTAGACAAAGAGGATGTAGATAGTGATTTTATTTTCAAATTAAAATTTGTAAAAAAATTTCCCGAAAAAAATATTATAGATTTAAAAAATAAAATACAAAACCTCGAGATTTTTATACCTGAAACCCCGTTGTATTTTACAAACTTGTCTGATTTTCAATCCAACTACAAAATTAATTCTATCTTTAGAGTTTTATCGATTTTCGATTGTAAAGACGGAGATGATATAGAAATATTTTTGGAAGATGGCTCAGTAAAAAAATTGAAATATAATGAAATAAAAAACCCCTCTTTTAGGGAGGGGTTCAAATTATTTTAGAACTTTCATTCTTATCATCATTTCAGTGATTTTGTTTTTTTGTTTTTCAAAAGACTCTTTTAAATCTTCATCAATTTCATCCCAATCACCCGTGTAAGCCTTGATTTCTTCCCACGATGAATCTTCTGGATTAAATTTCTCAATATCCAAGTCGAGTTCATCAGGTGCCAAATCTTTCTGCCAATAAACATCATCTTCAGCGGTATCATCATTTGACGACCCACCCCAGCTTGAAGTTTGGTATGGTCCAGCACTTCCTGGTCCTTTTGAATCGAAATCAAAGGCAGGTTCCATATCACCATAAATTCCTTGTACTCCTGAGATATCAGTTTCTTCTAATTCATCTGACCAAGCAGATTCCATAGTTTCGTAGTCACAATCTAAACACTCGTCTTCTTCCATTTCTCCCTCAGGGAAGACATCCATGGGGCCGTTACTAACAAAATCGTAGGCTGGTTCAACATTACTGATGTCCATATCAGGAGCATTTCCACCGCCAGTATAGCCTTGTTCGTACATTTCACTTGAATCGATTTCCAAGTCATCTGTTCCCACGACTTCATCATCTTCGTTGTCTGGGTCTTCAAAGTTATCAACATAATCATCTTCTTCTTGTTCATTTTTTATTCCCTTCATGTGGTGCATTTTTTCGAATGTACCGTACTTGTTTCCACCGCCTTGAACATAATCAAATTCTGCATTACCTAAGTCTTCAACGTCGTAGATATCATCAAGATGACCTGTTTCATCCAATGATTCCATTTTATATCCACACTCAGTACACTCACCCTCGTTCATTGAGCCACCGCATTCAGAACACATCATCTCTTCTTTTTCCTCCATAGTACCAACCTCACCTTTCCATCCACACTCCATACATTCACCTTCACTCATTTGCATTGCCCCGCATTCATCACAAACTTCTTTTTGAACTTGTTCGTTGATTCCCATATTGGTATAAGGCTTAACAACACCTTTGTTATTGATAACTGCACCAACTTTATCTTTTGCAAAGTCTTGTACGTACAATGGTTGTTGATTTGATACATTTGGTTGTAGAGTTCTGTATCCATCATAGAGTGTTCTGTGTTGAGACAAGATATCATTCTTTTCATCTTGACTCAATCTATTTGTTGCAAAGTATGCGTTCATAAAGAATTATTTTCTATAAATACCAAAAAAATCTGAATTTTCCATTTTACAATACCCAAATTAATTGATAGTATTGATTAGACAGGTTTAGTTCGATTCATTGATAAAGTATCTTGGTAATTTACTTATCGCCATTTGAACTGACCTGTTTTTTTTATTATAAATTTTCATATCTTTGTTATCTAAACAATTAAAACATGCAGACACTTATTTTCAACACAACTACAAAATCAATTAAGGTTTACGAAAACTACACATCAGATAACCAAAAAATCCTTATGGAAATGGGAAGCATCCCCACTGTAAAGGTTTGTGAAGGATTCTACGAGGTAATCCAAAGCGATGAGTTCGAGAAAAAATTTCCCGTGCTTCGTTTACCAATTTCAAACACAAACATGGTGATTACAAAATAAAAAAATGGACAACAGACTCACTGAAATATTTGAAAACACGATTCCTCATAGTTCTTTTTTAAGTGAAAGAGCAATTATGAGTTGTATGTACCAATCCTATAATTTAGGTATTGAAGACGTATTGGAATGGTTGAAGAAAAATGAGCACTTGTCCGACAACATAAATTATTTAATCGAAGAATTTCAAAATCAAAGAAATCCAAGATGAGCATCACAAATGAGGAAATAATTGATGAAATATTACATGAAGCCCATAAATATGGACTTCGTAAGGAGGTAATTGATACCGCAAAAGAAATTCTATTATCTAATCCAAAATTAGACAGAGTTTCTGCATATGAACAAGCATTTCAAGAATGGGTAAAATGAAAGAATTAGATTTACATGGAATATTTCATAGAGATGTAAGGGACAAAGTTGAAAATTTTGTTCTCTTACACTCTACTGAACTTCCTGTAAGGATTATCACAGGTGACTCACTTAGAATGAGGAATTTGACTATAAACATTCTTAATAAACATAAATTTTCCTACGACCTACCAGCACATAACCCTGGTGAAATTATAGTATTATCATGAATACCATAGACAAGAAATATCAAGACCTACTGCTCCACATCCTTCGTGAAGGTGTTGTGAAAAAAGATAGAACAGGTACAGGAACCAAATCAATTTTTGGTTATCAAATCCGTCATAACATGAGGGAAGGTTTTCCATTACTCACAACGAAAAAAATGGCATGGAAAACTATGGTAACTGAATTACTTTGGTTTTTACGTGGTGATACTAACATCAAGTATTTGGTTGATAATGGTTGTAACATTTGGAATGGTGATGCTTATAAAAATTATTTGAACATTACTAAACGTGAATTCGAACTAAATTCAGCGATGTCGGGTCATCCTCATTTCAACCTCAAATCTGTAGATGAGTTCATAGATAAAATCAAAACTGATGTGAGGTTTGCTAAAGAATATGGTGGGTTAGGTCCAATTTATGGCAAACAATGGAGACAATGGCAAGGTTGGATGACCACTTCAAAAGGTGAAATGGGCTCATTGTGGTTCGACCAAATTCAAAGATTAGTCCACATGTTGAGAACAGAACCTGATTCAAGAAGACTTATGGTTAATGCTTGGAATGTTGGTGAATTAGATGAAATGGTTTTACCTCCATGCCATTATGGGTTTCAAGTATATACAAGAGAACTTACATACAGTGAAAGATACAGTTTGTGGTTTTCTAAAAATTACGAAACGGGGATGGAATACGATGAAACAATTATTCCTGATTTTGATAATGACTACTACACAAAAACACCTACTAGAGCAATATCTTTGATGTGGAATCAAAGGTCTGTTGATACATTCTTAGGATTACCATTCAATATTGCCTCTTACGGACTATTACTAACCTTATTAGGAAAGTTAGTCAACATGGTTCCCGACGAATTAATCGGTAATTTGGGCGACACCCATTTGTATCTGAATCACATTGAACAAGCAAGAGAACAAATTGAAAGAAAATCATTCGAATTACCAAACGTGAGATTGAATTTTGATTTTCAATTTAATGACGGATATCTTGTTGCTTGGGAAAAAATTGGTGTTGATAATATTCAATTATTGAACTACAACTCTCATTCACCTATAAAGGCACCTTTGAGTAACTAGTTTCTGTTACCCATAGCAGACAATGCAATATACAGACCCAAGATTCTTTGAGCAAAATTCCTTGCATATCTGTTGACTTGGTCCATATTATCAAGGTCTTTGTTATTTTTTTCCATATACTTTATAACACCTTGAATAATTTTGTTTTTTGATTCGTCTGCGTCTTGCAAAACCGCTTGGAAATCCTCGTCTTCCTCTCTACCTTCACCGTAATAACGGTCAATATGTTCACTACCAGAATAAAGTAAGGGGGATGCACCATACATGTTAACAATACCACTATCTCTTACTTTATATAGAAATTGTTCTAACCATCTCCAATCAAAATTCTCGAAAACATCTGCATTTTGAGTCATATAATCCCAAGTGCTATCACGTTGTTCTTGGATATTTTCCTCAGACTTAACTTTTTTCCAAGCATCTGTTGATGTGATTAATCCCAAAGTACTTCCATTTTCCCACTTAACGGAAATGATTTTCTCGTCAGGAGACTCGAATGGGTCTCTTGAAATTTTTACAACAACTCCGATTGTTCCAGGAGGGACTGCAGTCTCTTTTTCCATGTGTAATAAAATTATTACATCACCTACTTTAAGTTCAGGATTTAACGGACCTTTCATACTAATAAATATAACTGGAGTATTTATAATCGTATGGAATTTTTAATTAGTCAATCACAACTTCAATTAATATTAAATGAACAGAGAGGAGATGATAATATCTCAGATTCTTTAAAAAGAATGAAGTCATTTACCAATAATATGGTTGGTAAAGTATTGAAGACTTATGATATCAATCTCAAGATGTTTTTAACTTGGGGTACTTCTATTGCTGGATTAGTAATGCCCTTGAATGAATTCTTGAAATCAGGTAATCTACAACTTAATGAAAATGAGAGATACTTGGTTCTTTGTGGTGTTGCTTTTTTAATATTTTTTGAGGGTAAAAGAGGTATACAAAAATTGTTAATGAAAATTAAGGAAGAGGGGTTGGAAGAAGCTTTTGATGCAACTATTTTGAAAGCTTATCAACTGAAAGACGCTTTTACCGATTTTTTACGTTCTACAAAAATTATATCAAGCCAATTTTTGGAAATAATCTCATACGCATTTTTAATTCCTATAATAGGGGACATACAAGGGTTAGTGGCAAATACAACAGATTTGAAATCAGCTGCAATTATGGTTGCCGAAAGATTAATCGCTTCAGGTGCAATTTTACTTTCTCGTGAGGCCCTTCTTAATTTAGTCAGAAAACTAATCAAGAGATTGGGATAAAGAAATCTGGTAAGATTCTGTTGTAATTTTCTTTTTGGTTTACTTTGACTCCGTTTAATTTACTCACTCTAATCGAAATTTGAGCATATACGTCATCAACCAAATCAATTTTTGTATCAGGTGAAATCACTTCATAAATATAATCTTCCATTTTAGGTAAAAACCAATCTCTATCAACTAAAAGACTCCAAAGGGTTCCTGCGACTTCATCAAGTTTTTCGGGATTTGGAATCACAGGTGTTTTGTCTATTTCAAAATCTGAAAGTTCCATTTTCATATAAAAATTGACGTTTTCATGGATTCCGTCATATGGGGTTTTATCCCAACTTAATCTGCAACTCATATCCAAAGTCTTTTCACCCTCAAAAACTGTAATACCAATCCTACCGAATTCTTCGTTACATTTTTTGATAATCTTACTTAAAGATTCTTTATTAATGAATGTAAAACTATCGTCGAATAATTCTTTGTCGTTTACATCCATCACAATAGTGTATGAATAAGTTTTTCCAATAAATTTATAGGCTTCAAAAATTTGTTCTTGAATTAAACTATCCAATACCTGAGCAATGTATGATTGGTTCTCTTCAGGTAAAATGACGTTAACATTGAATCTAAATGCGTCCGCAAAACTATCTTCAATTTCAATATCAAAGTATTGAAATATAATTCCTTCAGATTCAATTGGTTCTTTAAAGTACTTTTGTAAAAATTTTAATATCCCTTCTAATTCATTCATTTTTCACTGAGTATTTTTTGAATTACTCTTTCCGCTTGGTCTTTATTCATCCTGTGTTTATGTGGGTTCTCATCGAACCATCTTCTGACCAAAGTTTCATAATCTATTTTCTCACCCCTTGACCTCCTTTTGAAACCAGCTCTTTGAGCCTCCAATTCGTGATGTTGTGTGTAATACTTTTCAGGACTTTTGGGTTCTCGACTTGGAAACTTATATCCCTTTTGATGTTGTTTGATGTGCTCTAATTCGTGTCTGATAATTTCATTTAACTCACCAACCAAGGGTTGTAAAATTTCTTGACCATAACTCGGGTTAGTCATTATTTCAACATATATTACATCATCATCATTGTAGTATTCAGCTTCCACATCGAACCCATCAACTGATTCATCAGATGAAATCTCTAAAAAAATTGAAAATGAATTACTAAATTGAGGAAATTCATATTCCATTCGGTCTTCGTATAAATCCTCAGGAAGACCATACTCACCGTCTTTTTCTTTTTTGACGATGGTTATAATATCCCTAACGATTGTTCTAACAACATTATCCAATTTGTCCTCTAAGATTAAGTTCTTCATTATTAATAAATACCTCTGAATGGTATTGATAAACCAACCCCATATCGGAATCCTTCCATGTAATTCACACCGAAAGTAAAATCCAAACCTTTTTCTGTTTTCGTAAGGATTCTAAGAGGATAAATTTTAACCCATATGTCTGGTTTAACAGAAATACTATCTCGGAATGATTCAACGAAACCTCCTGCCATCAATGATATTCTATGATTAGATATGGATATACCCATCCTATTAAACCTACTCATAGGTGTGGTATAAATGTAAGGAGTGGGGAATGAGGTAAGTAGGTATCCACCTAAGTAAAATCCTACACCATTAAAGTCGTTGTTGTAAGTCACCACCATTGTTTTTTGGTCGGGGACCCACATTACGTCACTTGTTTGACTGAAAGATTTCAAACAAATTATTAATAAAATTGTTGTTAGAGTTGTTTTCATACAACAAAGTTAGTAAATTTGTATTTATCAAACAAGGAAAGATGGAGAGAATCCGAATCGGTGAGGAAGCTGTCTTGAAAACAGTCGGGTGTAAAAGCCTTGGGGGTTCGAGCCCCTCTCTCTCCGCAAAAGGTGGATAACTTATCCACCTTTTTTATTTGACTAAAAAAAATAATTGTTTTATGTTTTAAAAAAAAAGTTATGTCTCGAATTGATGAACTGAAGAAACAATACCCCGAACTTAATGTATCTCTATTAGATATCATAGTTAATTTGGACACATCCAAAACTTACAAATACGCACCTCTCTTTTGTAAACTGATTGCCAAAAGATTGAATTTAAAAAATAACAATCCAAATGAAAATTACATTGATGTAAAACTTAGATATGAGTCTAGTTTGATAAATAGAGGAATTTCTACAATCAATTTGACTGATAACGAGTTGTTTGTATACAACATGCTCATGGATTATTTCCCAACTGAGATTTTTTCCACAATCAAAGAGTTCATGTATTTCATGGATAAAAATCAAATTGAAAATAAAGATGTTACTTCCTATTCAACAATTGATGAAATAAGAGGTGCAATTACTTTAGCATCAATGAAAGAACTTACTAAAGAACTTGAAGGTCAGGTTATTAAAGAATACGAAGATGAAGTTTGGATTGCGGTTAGACCTCTAACATTCCAAGCGTCAGCAAAATATGGAACGGGTACTAGATGGTGTACAACCTATCAAGCAGAAAAAAACTATTTTGAAAGATATTGGAGAGGTGGAATTTTATGTTACTTCATCAATAAAAAAACAGGTTACAAGTTTGCTGGATACAGAAGTCTACCTGATAGGGAGATGAGTTTTTGGAACGCAGCGGACAATCGTGTAGATTATTTGGATTTGGAAATTGATGATTATATGTTTTTGAACATAAGAAAAATATTTTCTTCTGAATTCACAAACAAAAACCTTTCTTCAGATGAAATTCAGGATTTGGTACATAAAGAGTGTATTGAGTCTTATGAAAAAAGGGAAATATCTATGGAACCAGACATTCCTGAATTGCACCAATTGGCAGTTAACGAACCACAACCCGTGGAGGAACCAAATCAGGCTTTGATGGATGCTGTTCGTAGATATAGAACCATGACCGCAGTACCTAGATTCGAGGAACCAAATACCCCCGTAATGCAAATTAGAGGATAATATTGAACCCACCTTATTGGTGGGTTTTTAATTACAATAGTTAGGTATTTATCATAACATGAGGACACTCAACGAAATATTAGACAAATACAATGTATCTGAAAAAAATGGCTCTTCAGGTAATTTGAAAGCACTGAAGAAAACTATTGAAGAACTTGAAAAGTTAGACAAAGTTCTACTTTTACCTTGTTCGAATAGATACAATTGGGATTTGGGTAAAATGGACATCCCAAAGTCTACAATTTTGGCGATGGTCATTGACGAGTACCTCGGAGACAAGTCTGTTTTGATTGATGTACCAGAACTTAAAATTTATCCATGTGAGGGAAATGTATCGAGAGCTGAAGGTAATTCTTGTGGACTTAAAAAAGCCATGCTGAAAGACAAAACCAAAAACCCATCAGGGGAACACAGATGTTGGGCTAGTCTAAACAACAAAGACGATGAACTTTGGAAAATATCAAAGGAACTTTTGGAATCTGATGCTGTTATATTTTTCTCATCTGTGAGATGGGGTCAAGCCAACATGTTTTATCAGAAATTGATTGAAAGACTTACATGGTTAGAAAATAGACACACAACTTTGGGTGAGTCTAATATTATCAAAGACATTCAAAGTGGATTTATATGTGTAGGACAAAACTGGAAAGGTATCGATGTCGTAGATACTCAAAAAAGAGTACATACATATTATGGATTCAGACCGAATGATGATTTCTATTGGAATTGGCAGTTCACAAACAAAATTTCTGATGAGACACAGAAATCTTATAAAGAAGCATTCCCTAAGTTTGTTGAGAAATTTGATTTAAAAGATTTAATTTAAACGTCTTTCAAAATTTTTTCAATTTCCTTCCACTTTCTTGTAATTTCCTTCGGGGTTTTTCCTTCGGTTAATATTAATGTTACACCGTCGTTTTTCTTAAGAGGAACTTTACCTTTGAGTTTTTCGTAAATATTCCCTTCGTCCACCATACCCAAAACACCTTTTGTTTGGTATTTTCTAAGCTTTTTTAAAAAGTCATCTTTTGTGTAGGGGAGTTTATAATTCTGATTTTTATAGAAGAATCTTCTATCTGTCTCAGGATTAATTAACTCGATTCCATCCTTTCTAATTTTATTTTTTGTGTGGGCTAACGTTTTGAATATCTTTTCATAATGGTCGTCATTTTTGATATGACCTGAGCAAGATGGGGTCGTTGGGATTTTTTTTGAATGGAGGCTAATAACAATATCTTTCAAATCTTCATCTAAAGTATTGTAGAAATTTTTGTTGTTTGGTAACTTAAAATCTCTCGGTGATTCATAAAAGAAAAACCACGGGCACTTTTCTGTTTTCAACCAGAAGCCTTTGTGAAAATTTTCATGTAGTATAAAATCAGAATTTAAAATCATGTTAACTCTTCAATTTCGACAACTAATGTGCCCTTTCCTTTTATAACTCTATGCCAAACAAATTTTGGAATATAAAGTTGTCTCGCATCTTCTAATTTGCTTGGCAATGAATCTTCAATTTGAAATTCCCATCCACCACCTTCGATAACAGTTACTTTTCTGTCTTTCAAGTCTTGATGCCACTTCAACTCCTCTGACTCAATATCGGGTGTAAAAACTCTTCTTAGTTTATTATCTATTATTTCTTGTTGGAAGGGGTAGTTCATAACTCCATAACTTTTTTCATGTTGGGTGACTTGTTCCAATGTATTTTTACTCTGAATTTTATTGAGAAAATTTGAAAGAAATTACTGATGTCTTTTTCAATACCACCCAAAGACATTCTTGGGGTCCAATGTGGTTCCACGTTAATGAATACGTGAATGATTGGAGGTTGGTAACTACCCTTAATTATGTGTTTTACATCCAATGTAATTGGTTCTTCTCTCTCAGCATTTGAAGTTGGTAACACTACAGTATCTAAGTAATCCTGAAGAAAGCCCTTTATTCTTTCGAAGTCCATTACCAAGAGTTTGAAGACGATAATCCCAACTGCTTAGCATATCTACCTACATTACATGACCAATATCCTGCAGTTGTTCTGTCTTTCTTTTGGTCACATCTGTGTCTTGCTCTGAAAGATTTTGCCGCTCCTTTATTTCTATTTCTCACTTTTAATTTTGGGTCACCAAAAGTGACTTTTTTTACACCACCACCTTTCGATTTAACATATACTGCAAATTTCTTTGGTCCTCCTGGTGTTCTGAATGGTTTACCTAATTTCACATTTTTACCTCTGTGTTTTGCCTCTTCCAAAACCTCTTCATCATCCAATTCAAATGGTGCATCCAAGTAAACTATTTCCTCTCCAATTTTAACTCTTTTACCTAAGTCAGATTCAACCATTAAAGTATCCTCTTCATTCAATTTTATCTTACCTTGTTCCCAAAGATTTCTTACCTCATTGACCAAGTCAAAATAACCCTTAGAGTACACTCTAAACACATTATCAGTCAATGATAACTCTTCATCTATATGATATTTAAGTGCCTCTGAAATCTCCACTTTTTCTGTTAGAATTAAAGTTTTATTCAGCTGTTTTTCTAAAGCCTCTTTAATAATCTGTTTCAAATTTCTCATATATTATAAATTTGGTTTGAGTACTGTTAATACCTCAGGGTATTCTTTATCAAGAACGCCTTCATTTTTTCCTTCATAAGGAATATTCTGAAGTACGTATCTAATTGCATTTAAACCTGATACTCTTTTATCTTCTGCATCAATAATAACCCATGGGTGATTAAGTGTAGATGTTTTATCGAATAATTTTTCTTTAAACTCAGTGAATCTGTCCCACAAATCTTGCATTTTTGAATCATTGGGTGAATATTTCCAATATTTCAACGGAGATTGTTGTCTCATTTTGAATCTTCTCGCTTGTGTGTCTTTGTCTATTGAAAACCACAACTTAAAAAGATAATCACCTTCTTTTACTAAATCACTTTCGAAATCCTCTACATTTTCCATAAAGTCCTCATACTCTTCAGGTGAACCATACCCCATCACAGGTTCGATAAGACCTCTGTTATACCAACTTCTATCAAAAAGGTTAATCATTCCTGGTCTGATTTGTTTACGATATCTACCCCACCAATCTTTCCTATCTTCAGGTGTAGGTACTCCTAAGGCAATTACGTTATAATATCTTGGATTTAGATTATCAACAAATTTTTTAATCGTCGAACCCTTACCTGCAGAATCTCTTCCTTCGAAAACAATAATCACCGTCTTATTTGTTTTTTTCAACCACTCTTGGAGTTTGAGTAGTTCTACTTGTAGTTCGTAAAGTTCTTTTCTAAAAACTTTCTTTGGCACAATTGATGGTTCCTCTATTTCGAATTCATAGTCTTCGCTTTCGGGTTCAGTACCATAACCCGACCTTTCTCTATATTTTAAGGATGTAATTATTTTTCCCAAATATTCTTCAACGTTTTTTTTCTTATCACCTTTTTTGAGAAGTACTTTTCTGAGACCTCTATTCATCATATCAAAATCGATAATTTGAGTTGTCGCAAAATGTGTGATGTCCATCAACATTTTTTCAATCTTTGGTGAGTACAGTTTGAGGAATTCCAAAGCCTCTACAAATTTTTTCAAATTCGTATTCATACTTGGACCTTCAATCCCCTTTTCTTCTTTCAATATACCCATTACAGAACGGATACGACTTAATTCATTGAGAACAGACATGCTAACTTTTCTTTATAAATATTATTTTAATCGGTATTTCTATATTTATCTATACCAAGATACTAAATCAAAAAAATCAATAAAATGGCGACAAGAAAAACCGCATTAGACTCTGCTGTTTCGACAGTAAAACCACCAATCACATTTAAGGAATTCTCAAAAGACCCAGTTAAAGGTCTTCTATTTATTGTGTTAATCGCAATCGGATACCTTTATGTTGATATCAAACTATCAAACAAAGAAATCGTTAGTAAGCAAGATGCTAAAATCGAAGCTTTGGAAGGTAAGGTCACAGTACTTGTAGACCAACTTCGTAAATCAGATAGTACCTCCGCCTCATTGGCATCAAAAATTTCAGTTCTACAAGAACTGGGTAAAATAAAATAAGATGAAATACTCAATACTACTTCTATTAATAGTGTTGGGATGTACATCACCAACGGAAACTAAAATCGAAAATAATGAAACATATTCAGCAATTGATTCAATCATTGGTCAAAGTAAAAAAAACCTTGTTGGACTTGATTCAACAATTAAAAGAACTGATTCTACCATCACAGGAAAAGTAGAAAAAACAGTTAAACAAATCTCAACTTTAAAAGAAGAGAACACAAAATTAAAAAAAGAAAATGAAACTCTTAAAAGCAAGCTTGACGATGCTAATGATGTTGGTCAGCCTTTCAAGCTACTCCCAGTATCCAACGGTCAAGACAATAGGTAAAGATACTGTTGTTATTATGACTGTAAAACAAGGCGAAGACATTAACCAAAGATTTATTTTACTTAATGATAGTATTAAAAAAGTTAATGTAAGCTTCGATAAATACATGTTAGAAAACGGGATGCGTTTACAAAAAGTCTATTCCGATTATAACATGGAATTAAACAATCACAGACAAACTAGAGCGGAAGCGGATAGTATCAAAAATCTCTATCTTCTTAACAAAAAACTTTATATGAACGCCGAAGAAGACCATAGAAGGGAAGTTAGAAATTTATTTGGTTTCACACTAATATCGTTTTTTCTTACAATATTCGTTTCTTTTAGTAAATAAATGTTGTATGTCCTAATATTAAAATAAAAATATTTATTAAAAAAATTATTTATGTTACTGAAAAAAGGTTCTAAAGGTGACGAGGTAAAACAACTTCAATCAAAGTTAGGTTTGAATGCTGATGGGGATTTTGGTCTAAAAACAGAAGATGCCGTAAAAGCATATCAATTAAAAAATGGATTAACTCCTGACGGTATTGTTGGTCCAAATACTTGGCAGAAAATAATGGGTGAGGGGGTTATTGTTACTCCACAATCTGCCCCTCAAGTAGGTGGTTTGAACTTAGATAAACTCAAAGGTCATATTCCTGATTCAGTAATTTCACAAATACCCGAAACCGCCGCTAAATTCAAAATAGACACTCCTTTAAAATTGGCACATTTCTTGGCTCAGTGTGGTCACGAATCTGGTGGATTCAAAGTTGTAAACGAAAACTTGAATTACTCTGCAGACGGTTTGAAAAAGATATTCACAAAATATTTCAAAGATGTACTTGCCGAAGGTTACGCTAGAAATCCTGAGAAAATTGCAAACAGGGTTTACGGTGGTAGAATGGGAAATGGTCCAGAATCAACAGGTGAAGGCTTCAAATTCAGAGGTAGAGGATACATCCAATTAACAGGTAAAGACAACTATACTGCCTTTGGTAAGGCTATCAACGAAGACATCATTGGAAATCCTGATTTAGTATCCACAAAGTATCCGTTGTTATCTGCTGCATGGTTTTTCAGTAAAAATTGCTTGAGTAAATGTGTGGATGCTAGTGATGCCTCAGTTACCTCAGTTACAAAATGTGTTAATGGTGGAACAATAGGTTTACCAGATAGACTAAAGCATTTCAAAGAATACTATAAATTGTTATCTTAAGTTTTGGTGATTTTACCTTTGTTTGGTATCTTTGACCAAAATATAAAATATGAAACTCAAAGTGAAAGAAACTAAGGTAAATACAGAACTCAATTGGGTTATAAAGATTGTTAACTCAGTAAAAACTAAAGACCAACTTGATGTTGCTCTCAAATGTTTTTTGCTTTGGGACATCAAGCATAGTTGTGAACCAAGGTGTAAAGAAAAATCTCAATTAAAAGGGGTTTTTTGGTCGATATATAAAAACAAAGAAGCTAACTTTTTTTGTCCTTAGACGTATCAAATAAAGATTTTTTTTATTTTTTTGATATATTTATTTCTACATCACTCTACAGAGTGTTCTCATATATCCCTTTTCCAAAAGACCCGTCAAATAATTTTGTCGGGTCTTATTTTTTTAATATATTTGCTTTATGGACAAGTTATCTCTTTATCAACAAATTGAAACTGCCATCATTAGATGGTCAAACGATGGAACTAAAACAGCAGGTTCTCTAACAAGAGAAATTATGGAACTCATAAAAGATTTGAAATGAAAATTACATACGCAGACTCATTTTGGAAATCTTTAAAAAGATTATCAAGACACCAAACTTGGTGGTACAAAACTTACGAAGTCTTTCGTTACAAAATTCCTATGTTCTTTGAAAACCTTTGGTATTTCAGAAAAGAACTTTGGAGATTCAGGTCATGGGACTATACTTTTAACCTTAGTCTTTTTGCTCGTTCATTAGAAAAAAGTGCTAACACACTTGAATTTCATGGTAATGAGGTAGAAATATCAAGGATGAAGAAAGTTCTTAAAATGAAAAGAGTAATCGAAATTATCAGAAATTTGGACGAATCGAATTACATTTCATTGGCTGAAAAAGAATTGGGAAAATTGAAAAATTCTGATGGTTGGTTCGACAACAGAGAGGACACACCTGAAGAAAAAGAACATAACAGAAAGGTTTTCGATTTATCTACTGAGCTCGAAAAAAGGGATTGGGATGAGTTATGGTCAATCCTAAAAGGGCAAGACCATGAAGAATTCAAAAAGATATACGATAAACTAACCGACGAAGAAAAATGGGAACATTCTCATTGGGAAAATTGGTTTGATGGTTCAGGCATAAAAACTTGGTGGGATTAAAAAAATAAAAATATGATTGCTGGTATTATAATTTCGTTTATCTTAGCTTTAATTATTTCAATTTTTTGGGTCAGGGGTATTGATTACATGCACAAAAATCATCCTGATTACAAAGGAGAAGACTTTTTAAATTGGGACAAAGATGAAGACGATGAAAATAACGTTTATTAGTGATACTCACAACAAACACGAGTATTTGACCTCCAAAGCCTATGGTAATATCTTAGGAAGTGGCGATGTACTTGTACATGCGGGTGATATTAGTATGATGGGTAAAACAGGTGAAATCAAAAGTTTTTTGGATTGGTTCTCTAATGTTGATTACACTCACAAAATCTTCATTGCTGGTAACCACGATTGGGGTTTTGAGTTGGTGAGTGATATTGCTCCTGAATATAAAGAAAAAGGGGTTCATTACCTTTTCGATAGTGGTATCGAAATTGATGGTGTAAACTTTTACGGTAGTCCTTGGCAACCTGAATTTTTCAATTGGGCATTCAATCTACCAAGAGGAGAAAAACTTGCAGAAAAGTGGGCGATGATTCCTGGTAACACTGATATTTTGATAACTCATGGACCAGCACATGGAATGTTGGATTGGGTTCCAAATGGTCAAAGAGTAGGTTGTGAGGATTTGTTTCAAAGAGTTATGGATATCCAACCCAAAATACACGTATGTGGTCACATACACTGTGCTCACGGTCAGAAAAGTTTTAATGGGGTAGAATTCATCAACGCATCAGTCTTAGGTGAGAGATACACACATGAAAACAAACCTATAACCATTTTATTTGATACCTATACAAAACAAATTGATTACCCATGAAAAATGAATCTGTAATTTCAGAACTCAAAAAGTTGAATCCTGATGATTACGTAAAAGTCACCATTGACCTTTATAGAAAGTCGCTACTCGAAATTTGTTACCACAATGGTTCCAAATTCGATAAAAACTTTTCTTGTGATTCGGAAACTACTTGGAGAGGAGCTAATTTAGTTTGTGAACAATTCAACGTCTCCGAACTAATTGAACTCTTAGAATCCAAAGACATAACTGAAATGCAAGACCTTGACTTCCCTGATTTGTCTATAGAGACCTCTACGGACGGCGATGTTGACGTAACTAATGTTGAGTGGGACGAACCCTTGACTGAAGAAGAAGAGTCAGAATTCAGTCCTATGGACCTTTATTGGGATTCTGAAATTACAGATTCTGAATTAAATTTTGGTACGGGTAGTATTCATACCATGATTATAGAACATAACGATTCAATAATTGCAAAAATTACTGAAAATGAAGATTAATGATGGACATTATTTAGAATTAATGGATAGATTACACGTACAAACATGTATGATTGAATCTCATTTGGTGGGTCATCCGTTAACCAAAAGAATTAAGAAAGTAAAAAAATTAATAAATTCAGCACAGTGGGCTCTACTTGAAGCCTATCAAGTTGTTGGAGAAAAAGATTATGAAAGAGAACAAAAAAATAATCCAATTGCCGAAGTTGTACTTGGACGACGTAAGAAATCCAAAGACTAAGGGTTGGACTATTGTAAGAAATTACGAGGAATTCGTTAAACACATTGAAGAAAATGGTCTTCCTGATGAAATATCATTTGACCATGATTTGGGTGAAGATATCAAAACGGGTTACGATTGTGCAAAATGGTTGTGTAACTACTGTTGGACAAATGGGATTCCAATTCCGACTTATAATGTTCACTCAGCTAACCCTGTTGGAAGAGATAACATAATTGGAGTACTCAAATCCTTCGAGCAAAAACTGAATGATTAAAAAAGGTGAGTTAATTCTCACCTTTTTTTGTATTTATAAACATGAGCGTGCTATCTAATCAACCATTAAAAGTTTTACTTGTATTATCAAAACAACTCATTGAAGATGAATTCGAATATAGAAATCCTTGGGACTATGAACATGATAATATGAAAAAATTAAATACTAGCGGGGCTTGGATTGGGGAAAATTTCGATGAAGACGACATGGAATTTATTGCCGCATTCATTTTGGAAAATCTCAAGATAATACTTAGTTCAATACATAATGAACTAACAAGCTCGGAAGCAATAGAAGCACTTTCAATCCCAAAAAAGAAAAAATATACACTTTACTATGAAATTTGGGGTTCAGCGACTTTGACCGAAAAATATAAAACCACTTGGGAATCTTATTATAAAAATTGGGTCAAAGATTCACTAAGATACAGTTACAACGAGGGTCATTTTGACTACTATAATGGAGATTATTTAGAGCATGAATCAGACAACTTTGAACCTGATAATTTTGATATAACTTACGTGAATGAATTGAACGAAAACAAAGTGCCAATTTTAGACAAATTAGTTGTTGAAAACACTGAGGATTTGTTGAACAACTTAGACAGAGATACTCTAGTGAAACTCAGAAATTTGATTAATCAGAAACTTTCTTCTTAGCTTCTTTAGCAAGTTCCCCTAAGGTTTTCTTTTTTGAACCAGGATGAACATACCCCCTCTTATATTTGTATTCTACCTCGACAGGACCGTTTGTCGTAATTTTGGAATTATATTTCCAAATTGAAATACACTCCTCGTCTTCAAACACGTATTCGTATTTTGTAGGTTTTGGCTCAGGTTTTTTCTCAAAAGGCATAGTACAAAATTACTCAGTTTCACAATTCAAACCAAGAAAATCTTCATCAAAAGATTTTGGTAAACCTTTCCCTGTATCGTAGACCCAATTTCCACAATCTCTTTTTTTCTCCGCAGGATAGACTAAAATCCCTCCGATATCATAGGATAATAATTTTGAGTATTTGGCTTGTGAGCTCTTTATTTGAATTGGTACCCATTTGTCTTCAAATTTGACCATTAAATCACATTGAAATGTTATGTCTACAAGATTCCCATATGAAGAAAAAATTCTAATATTTTCTCTTGGAATACCATTATACAATAAATCACTTAAGAAGTCCCTTTCAGCAGATTCACCTTTTTCTGTAGTCTTTTTGATTCTTTCCAACATTCTTCTATAATCGTAATCGGATTCTGAATCATCCGCACTTATTAGTAAAGAGAGAACATCTCTGTCGGCTAAACTCAATTCAGGAACTTTTAGTTTTATTAAATCCCTTTGTTGTGGGCCGTATCCAGATAAATCAACTATATTTTCAATAGGTTTTTCTTTGAAGTAGTTTTTTACCTTTTCTGTAACTGTTCTCCCCTCCAACTCCCCTTCTACGTCGCTCTTTGCTATTAACTTTATCCAATTTGTATAGTTGGTGTTAATTCTATTGAGTATTGACCAATCGTCTTTTTCTATAAATCCAAAAAAATCTCTAGCACCTAATTGTCTAATCAACTTATTACATTCATTCGTGATTGTAGATTTATACTCTCTATCAGGGAAATCAAATTTTTTTCCTGTGTCCTCGATGTTATTTTTGAAGAACACCAAGTCTCTAACGTTTTGTAGAATCCAACTCCTTTCAGGTTGACCAACCTTGATATTTTTGTTGTTGTTCAGCATGATTTTTTTGTTACTCCTGATTAGGTCGTTATATGTTTTTGTACCTAATTCTTTAATCAAATCATGAATTTTTTGGTTGGTTCTTATAGAATCCAGAATCGATGTGGCGTAGTATTCCTTTTTAAATTGTGATACCGCCTTATTATATTCCGCCTTTGTAATTTTTCCGAAAACTCTTAGTTTACGACCAATGTCCTGCAAGGTTATATCAGGTCCCTGATAATTCCTTAGCATTTCATATGTGTCGTATTTTTCCTCTTGCTCCTGTAAAAATTTTCGAATAGAACTTTTCATCTGTAATAAATACCAAAATAAAATAAAAATCCCCTCACTGTGGAGGGGATTCAAAATCTTACTCTTGTACGGGTTCATCTGAGGACCCTTTGGATTTGTTAATCCATTTGTCCACAGAACCTATTCCAAACGAACCTAACACCAACCAAAGGAAAGCATTAAAGATAAAATCGTTTATCACAAGGTCCTTTCCAAGTGAGCCAGTAACGATGTCTGCAATTGCAAATAAAACCATCATCACAAAAGCTAAAAATCCAACGACACTTTTTTCATTAATTGAGTTGTTGTCGTTAAACAACTGTCCGAAAAATTTTTTCATAGTATTTGGTAATTTACTTACCAATAAATATTTCAAAATTTCAACGAATCAGTTTTAATTAACGACCAAACTTACATAAACAGGGAATCCAATTGTATAGTTAGTTGTTGCAGATTGTATAAGAACGGCAGCGCCTGATGGGGTACCACTTGGAGGAAGTCCTATATTAGCACCAAACACAAATCCTGAACCCATTGGTGATTGAATCCATTGTTTAAATGAGTTCGTGTCTCCTGAATAAATTGCAGTATTACCAGTTTGTGAGAATGTTATTGTTACACTTTGACCTGTAAATGTAGAGTAGTAGCTTGTTCTATCAATTCCATCAGTATCAAAAGAATTGAAATAGAATCCTCTTCCTCCTGTTGCCAAGACATTAATTTCAGTACTTCCTGTAATCAAACCACCTGTATTATTCATAATTGAATTACCTGATGATGGGAAGTTATATGGTGTAGCAACTAAGTTGAAGGAATATCCCGTTACAGGTTGAGGGGATGTTGAAGGTGTTGGTGTATTTGTTGGAGTACCTGTATTTGTTGGTGTAGGAGTAACTAAGATTTCTGTTGCTGTAGGCGTTGGAGTCGGTGTTACGACAACTTCTGTTGCTGTTGGGGTCGGTAATGAATCATAAGAAGTCCAAAACCCGTTTGCATTTAACCAAATTTTAGCATCATTGGGGTTAGTAAAAACCTGTGGGGTTGAATATTTTCCTGAAAGGTACTCCGCAAGATTAATAAATGAGGTATCATCACCAGGTATCTTACTTCTCCAAAATTGTACAAATCCTGTTCCCGACAAAGGTAAAGGTTGTGTACCTCCTGATTGAGGATAACCGATAACATATCCTAAATCTTCATCAGGTCCGTTTTTCCATGTAAGTCCACCATACCCTTCCGATACAGGTAATTCATTTGTTCCAATTGCTAAATCACCAACTTGTGTTGTTGCTGAAACGGTGGAACCCGTATTATATGCGAAAGGTCTTGATGTTGCCATGATTGTATGTTCTTGGTAATTTTGATTTACTCTCAATAAATACCCTCAGTAAATTAAAATTATATACCGTACAAAGATTTTCTAGAATTAAAGAAATTAGTTACTTGAGTTTGACTAATTGCACCATTCCAAACTCTCCATTGTCCAATGTAACCTTTGAAATAACCGTTTGCGCCACCCAAATATGAATTTGCTGTATCAGGTCTTCCTAATGTTAAAGTTGTTGCTGAAGGATTGGCTTTAACTCCGTTTGTTGTCGAAATTAGTGAACCGTTTACATACAACTTGAGATTTCCACTAATAGGGTCGTATGTTAGTACAATATAATACCATGTGTTAACTGAAAAATTTGGTCCTTGAATATATGGGTTAGGTGAGAAATTATCAGGGTAAACACCACCATTTATTTTTCCTCCAACAAATGCGAGTTGAGCATCATTCCATCCTGTTGGTGGGAATCCACTCCATTCTGCAATCAAAGTACCGTTCTGTGTTTTAGTTGGATAAGCCCATATCTCATATGTTAGTCCACATGTATCCATATCATTACCGAAACCAGATATTGGTATTACAAATGAAGTTGTTCCACTCAAGGCAACAACTTGATTTCCATTAAATGTTGCTAACGCATAATCGTTATATAATGTGGCGTTTCTTCCATTACCTGAGATATCCGCCCAAATGTTACTTGTGATTCCTGTTGTAGAATCTAACTCCATCAGTTTGGATGCCGCACCACAACCAATCCCAAATGAAGTCCAATAACCGTTTGACTCTAACCATGTTTTAGCGTCATTTCCTGTGGCAAAAGTTTGAGAAAAATTTGCAATATATTCAGCTAAACTTATGAATGTACCTTCGGTCAAATCCTCAGACCTCCAAAATTGAACGAATCCTGTTCCTGAAACGGGTAATGGTTGTGTACCTGCAAAGTTCGGATAACCAATCACATAACCCAAGTCTTCATCTGCACCATTTTTCCAAATCACACCACCATATCCTTCAGATACAGGTAAGTCATTTGTTCCGATTGCTAAATCTCCTATTTGTGTTGTTGCGGATATTGTTGAGCCTGTGTTATAGGCGAAAGGTCTTGTTGTTGCCATTTTTTTTTATTTATAAATATCAAGTTTTTTTATCCACACTGACCCCAATTTATCACAAGGGTTCCAGTAACTTGAATAAAGGTTGCTCCATCAGTAATTGTAAATTTTGCACCTACAGGGGGTATTGTGAAAAGTCTATCCCCATAGACATTATCACCTGGTCTCAGTAAATGAAATGGTTTTGGTGCGTATATTTTTACGTTACTTGGAGTTCCATAATCAATTGACTCACATACATCTTGATACCAATTACCTGTAACTAAATTTTCTATAAAAACAGGTGTTGGTGTTAATGTTGGAGTTGGTGTATAGGTTGGTGTGGGGGTTGGCGTATGTACTGTTGGGGTTGGTGTAAGTGTTGGGGTTACTGAAGGCGTTAATGTTGCAGTTGGCGTAGCTGAAGGACACGGTCCAATGATTTCTATTGTTAGAGGGGAACTATATTCTTCTTGTATTAAGTTTTCTGCACAAACATATGCTCTATCTAAAGGATTCAAAGGAGAAACACTTATGATTCCTCCTGTACATCCAGTCCATCTATAATACCCCTCTTCAACGCTGTTATAATTGGTAATTTCGTAGTAGTTACACGCCATAACTATAAATAGAATGGGTATATAAAAAAAAAGGGGAAGCCGTCGCTTCCCCAAATCTCCGTCGAGATAATTTTGGTCTAATTTTTTTTGGACTGTGGGCGAAAGACCGATAAACCCGAGGAAGTGGACAACTTCTGTTTCAAATTTTACGCCCGAAACATCCAGAAAAGGCAGTGGTTGTTAGTTTCTTAAGGTAAACTAGAATTTCCTTTCGTCTAAACCTCCCGTGTTTTGATTGACCTTCTATATCTAATTTATAGAGCGGAGAAGAAAGAGGGTCGGGTGAGTATGGGGAACCACCACGATAACAAACATTCCGCTGTCCATTTGTTTTACAAAGATAAGAAAGATTTTAATGCCTTCCAAATCTTTTCAAAAAATTCAGATAAAAATCTGAAAATTTCGTGGTTGGGAGTGGAGTCGAACCACTGGCTCACGGTTTTCACCCGCTGCTCTACCATAAACCCCGAAGAGTCACTGAGCTACCTCAACCAATTGTCTTACAAAGATAAGTTATCTGTGCCTGACTTCCAAATTTTGTAAGAACTTTTTTTTGTTCGAATACCGAGTATCTTTCATCACCTGTGAGTTCCGAACAGAATACAAAGTTATATTATTCTACTTGAATCGTCAAACTTTTTATATTTATTTTTATGAAAATTTTTCTAACTACCATAGTTTTATTCTTGAGCCTGAACACTTATTCTCAAGATACTATTCGTATCAAACACACCAACTACTCAACAGTGTTTTCAATCTCAAAAAAATATCCCGTTCTTGTTGAATGGTGGGTTACTAAGTCTATGGTAACTTGTCCTACTCCTCTCAAAAGAAAAGACAATTTCAAACCTGACCCTAAACTGATTGAACATACCGACATTGCAAAGGATTACGTGGGAAGTGGGTTTGATAGGGGTCATATGATGCCTGCCGCAGATAACTTATGCCAAACACCTCAAGTTCAAGACGAGTGTTTTTATTTTTCAAATATGTCCGCGCAATATCACAGTCTGAATGCTGGTGATTGGAAATCTTTAGAAACCTATGTTAGAGAAGAGGTAAAAAAAACAGATTCAATACGTGTATGGACAGGTAATGTAGGTGAGATTCAAAAAATCGGCAAAGTGTCCGTACCAAAATATTGTTGGAAAGTAATATACATTAAGAGTTCGAATGTTTGGAAGTCTTTTTTGTTTGAAAATAACAAAAACAAACCAGATGGTTTTCAAAACAACGAGGTGAAATTAAGTGAAATAGAAAAGTTGACGGGTTTTATGTTCAAGAATTGATAACCCCATCAAGATATTTTTTTATTGTCCTTCTGATTTTTTGTTCTCCTAATGCAACCCACTCATCTTCAATCATCTGAAAAATTTTCCCCACAAGATATTTTTTGTTACCCAAAAGTGGTCTAGTTTTATCATCTATTTGTATAAATTTTGCAGGAGTTTTCATCCAATCAAAATTTATTTCGTGTGTCGGAAAATGTCTTTTGAGATAAGTCAAAAGCTCATCTGAAGTATCATCATTATATTTTGATAAAATTTCTTTTCTTTCTTCTTCTGTGATACGCATATTCATAAATATAAGTCTATTTATTTGAAAATCTAACTATGGCAAAAGCAAAAGGCGGTGCAAGTGTATCAAGAAAAATTTCCTTCGGTAAAAGAAAAGGGGGAGTTGCTAAAAAATCTTATAACAAACACAATCCGAAACCAAAACCTTATAGAGGTCAAGGACGCTAACTTTAGTTTTACGATAATTCAATTATAATTTTTATCATGTTAGATAAGAAAAGAAGACTTTTCCGCCTAATAGAAACCTACATCAATGACTACCAAAAAGAAGCGGTGGAGGAAATGTATGGTGTGGGCACCAAAATCAAAATTCACAATATCGCAGAATCTCAAACACAAAATTCAATTTTGTTTGAGGCAATCATTGTTTTGGGGGATACTATAACCGAACAAGTTATGGATAGAAAATTAGCAGACATTTTAATTCAAGACGCTGTTGTCTATTTTTTCCCTGACCAATCTATTAAAACTTATGTAAGATGGGATGTTTAGAGAGTTCTTTTTCTCATTTCCTCAAGTAATTCACTATTTTCTTTTTGGAGGAATTCTACTTTTACAGTCAGAGCCGAAACCTTTTCTGTAAGTGATAAAATTGTTGTTCTCATGTCGTCTTTTTCTTTTGAGCTCAACTGAAGAAGGGCTTCTAATTTAGCGATTCTGTCTCTGCAGTCATCACGAACAAAATCCTCGTCTCTTTCTTTTCTCATTGCTCTTTTTTCGTAAAATCTCCAAGCACTTGTTGAACCCAAAACTGTGACGATGGTTATTAACACCGTCCAAACTGAATCACTCGTCATATTTTAATTTTCTTGTATTTTCATAAATACACAAAAGTCAAGAAAAGAATATTTTTTTTAATTAAAAATTTCTGAAGGGAGGGAAATAATTATTATTCTTATAGAATAATAATATAAATTAAAATATATAAAAAACTAGTAATACTAGTTCTAGGTGATTTTAAACAAAATCAACACAGCATTCCAAATTCAAAAGACTTTCCAAAAAATTTGTAACTTCGTTAATTGTAAAATTTGACTCCAAGTAAGGGGAACCCGATTTATTTTTGATGGATAAAAAAATGGTGTGGGAATCAGGTAACCATTGGTCACTAACTTGGTCGTACTTTTGTGTTGGTAGTATCACCATCTCTCTGATTTGTAAACTATCACCATATGAAAGTTCAAAAGAGGATTCAACTAATCTTTTTATGCGTTTAATTTTGTCCACGTCATATCAGAATTTAAAACGACCGAGTATAAGTATTTTTTATTCCATTCTTTGGGTCCAATTAAAGATAGTGTGCGTCCACCATCACTTTCCTCATATAAGTGATATATCTCCCCTATAATCGGTTCAAATTTGTATCTTGACTCGTAGACCTCTTGTTGTAAAAGGATTGAATTTTGAAGGGTTTCTGCGTCTCTAATGAGTTCTTCATACCGTCTCTTGATAACCCTATCTACTTTATTTAGACCGTGACTTTTGAATGCGGTCAAATCGGTGGGCTCAATCTTTGGAGCACCAACATGTGTAGGGTATGGAATACTCTTTGGCTGTAGATTTACCTTATCGATATGAGATTGTGTCGACATTTTTTATAAAACTTCTAAAATTGTTTCGGAATGTGAAGGAGAAAATATAATCAAAGGATTTCCTCGACTATTCTCATACATACATGTTAATAACGGTAAAAGGAATAGATAAAGTTTATCTCTAACTAATTTTTCAATATTTGGGTTCATAAGCTCACTGTGATGAGTTGGTGAGACCGTGATATGAATTTCTAATGGTCCGAAATATATTACTCCCTCAAGATTTGGGTCAATCCTTCCTTTTGGTTTAATTCTAACTTCAGTAACATCAATTATCCATGGAAATGTTTTCATGAGTAACCTTTTGAGAGGTTTTTCATCAAGCTTCAAAGGGTCTTTTTTTTCATAGGTTGATGATGCAACATAATTCAAGGTGGAACCACACCATTGAACAAAATATTCTACGGGCATAGAGGTTGGACTAGGTGTTTTTTCTTGATATGTGTTGGTTTTATTAGTTAAAATAGATGCAGTCATCGGGGTATCGTGTGCGAGTGGTAGATTTGTCGGCACAAAAAGTAATTGGTTCAAAACATGTGGGTCTTGTTGGTTGTTGAATCTCACTTGAGTTTCCTCAACTTCCCTGTTTTCTTCTTTAGTGAAAAATGAGATTAAAGTCTTAAGTACGGTCATAAATAAAAAAGTCCCTTTATAGGGACAATTTTAAAAAATATATTTCAAAAAAACAATTACTGACCTTTAATCATTCCAATACCATGTTTCAAGAATTCCTTAGCTCTTGGTGAAATGTGTTGCATCGCATAAACTTTTTCGATGTCTTTAACAAGTTCCTCACCATGTTCGTTTTCCTTGTACAGTTCGATGATTTTGTCCATTGCCTTGGTACATTCTTTCTTAGTTTCATCAAAATAATTGTAAGGTTTAAAACCTTTTAGATGATTCATAATCTCGTAAGCCAAGTGTTCCCCACCATCCGAAACCTTCGGGTGTAGTCTAAGGGTTTTAAGTAATTCAAGTTTATCAACTAAACCTCTAACCCCATTTTTTCTCATCTTAACCCCTTCGATATAATCATCATCTTCGTCATCACCCACAATTTCCTCTAATGATTTTGTATTTCCTGCGTGGCAAAATTTTCTATCTTCAGTTTTTTCCGATTCACTGACTTGATAGATTCCTCTAATTCTTTGTTTTTCTTCTTCAGTTAAAATAAATCTTTTACCCATGACTATAAATACTGCACTTTCGTTAAAATTTAATTACTCCAAATCCTGATGTAAAAATAAAATTCTATCGTTATCTGTAAGTTTTTCGGTTGTAAAAGAAAATGGTGAATAGTCAAACTTATAAAAACAAGGTTTGAAAAATTCGTAAACTAAAACAGCAGACTTAAAATCATAAACATCCTGATAGGAAAAATGTCTTTCATTTATGAATCGATTATCTTCCAAAAGAGAACTTATTCTCGATATTTCATTTTCAGTTTTTGTAATAAAAGGGAGATTCAGTATGTCTTCTTCGAGATTTTCAAATCTTATATAAAAGTCGACATCAATAGTATCATAAGTCCATTTCTGAAAAAAATTGTTTTTATCATCATACCATGGACTTAGAAAAACGTGAGGACCATTGTGCCAAAAATTTTCAGAAACCCATTTGGTAAATTTTGATTTGTAATCTTTTGAGTTTCTATATATAGGTTTTTCCAGAATGAATTTCTGATAGCAGGCAAACACTCTATCATAAGGATTTCTAACATTGGCAACAATTTGGAAATCTAAAAAGTCCTCTTCAATATGATTTTCTTGTGAATGGGTATCATTACGAAAATTCACCAATTTGAATTTGTTTTTTTTCTTTTTGGTGAAAAAATGATAATTTTCTAAGATTTTTTTCGTGATTGAACTTGCGGTTCTTTCAGGTGCCAACCATATTACTTGGTTTTCAATGGAAACATTCATATTTTAATGAAATTATTAACATTTTGGATAGTGTAAACAGACTCTATCTTGTCTTCACAATAATCCCAAAGCGTTTTTAAATTCATATACGGGTGTTTTTGAGTTTTGGACCATTTTTTTGCATATTTGTAGTCTTCGACTGTCCATGTAAGTTTTCTGGTGGGTTTTTCTACGAAAAAACCACGAATTTTCAATAAAATTGAAAAAAAGAATAATTTCAAACTATAAATAAAGTCTTGATGTTTCATTGAAGATTTTTTTTGCGATGATTTCTAATCTATCAATTTCTTTTTGGTCGTTTTCTGAAATCTCAAAGTTTTTACCTTTTATTTCCCTAATTTGTTCCTGTATTCTTTGATATTGGAACAAATATTTGTTGTAAAGCTCGGCTTTTTGGTCGTTTGTTAGTCTTTGCATTTTTCTGTTTTAATAAAAATAAAAAAAGGGTACTAAATGTAAATCAAGTACCCTCTTTAGTTTTGTTATATATTGAATTTAGGTCATCGACCACCTTAAAAACATCGTTTTTGGTATTATGTTCAATTTTTTTTCCAACTTTGAATAAAGAATTCAATTCTTTAAGTTTTCCAATGATATCCTCAATAGAATCCTCTAAATTTTCATTACCTGTACTTGTATCGTATTCCACTGGTTGTACATAAATGTCCAAATCCATTGCAGCACTATTTGAACCAGTCTCAACAAGTCTTTTGTATTGTTTTTCGGTTATAAGAATTGTCTTCACAAAAAGTATTACTTAGATAAAGTAATGTTGATAATAGAAGAAGGAATAACGTTAGCCCAATCCGCTAATTTTATCTCACTATCTGCTAAAACCTCAATATTTCCATTGAAATTCAAGTCAGCTTGAATTTTAGTGCCAGGAATATTAGCTAAGTTCAAATATACTCCGTCATTATCTCTGAAAATAACTTTCATGATACCCAAAAAAGTGGAACATGATTCTTCAGCATATACATTGAATATTTTATCTGAGGACACATCCAATAATTGTACTGTAACATCCTCCGTTTCTCCTGATGGTTTATGAACAAAACTATCATTGAATAGTTTGATGAATCTATCTGATTCGTTTCTTACATTAAGTGTTGCCATGGTTTTATTTTCTATATAAATAGTCTTATTTTTGTTTAGAAATATTTATTGATATGAAAATAGCACTATATCTACTCCTTTTTTTACCTATTTTAGGGTTTTCACAAACAAGTTCGTGGAGAACACAGCCTCCATCAAACACTCAATCCAAAACCACTACGAATACAACCCCCTCAACCCAATCCAACAACTCAATTAGTTCATGGAGAAATGAGAGTCCAAGAGAATTTAACAAACCGAGAACAAATCCAACTGTTTTAGTTAGAGACCCTTGGTTTGATATGGGTTGGAATAGATGGGGAATGTGGGGGGCACCTCGATTCGGATGGAATAGTTATCTTCCCACTTGGTATTACAATGATTGGGGTTACAGACAACCTGCAAGAGTCTATTATTACAATGATGGGAAAGTAGATACTGTAAGAGGTAAAAGACCGATTTATAGTTTCGGTTTACATCATACTTCTAACCGACAGATGGGTGCATTTTTCACAATTGGTAATAAAGGATATTTTATTTTTGATTTCAACACAACTTACGAAAGGGACCGTTCCACCTTTTTTCCATACGGAACGATAGACCAAGTAGATTTTCCCTTAATTTCAGATTTAGTTAAACAAAATAGTTTCTACTTAGGTGCGGGTAAGAGGATAAATAGATTTGGAGTTCACGCAATGGTCGGTTTCGCAAACGAGAGAATCCTTTGGAGAGGTAAAGACGATGTGGGTGAAATAACATTTCCTAAATCCCAACAAAATTTTGTTACGTTCAAGTTTGGAGCAATGAAAGACTTCAAAAATTTTACATTTAAGATGGATTATGACCCTGTTGTAAGATACGGGCAGATAGGTGCGGGTCTTAACTTTTGATTTTTTTCTTTTCCTCCTGCCATTCATACCAAAAAGCAAGAAGTACGACCAAATTAATTCCGAGAGACATCATAATTTCTTTAAAATCATCATATACACTCATTGTTAGGTGAATATGTCCAACCACCCAAAACGGCACCGCTAACTTGGATGCAACATACCTTATAAAAAATTTGAAAAATTCCATTATCAATAAGTATGGTATTTATAGTTAGAGTTATGAAGAAAAATATTATAGAAGCTGTAGGTGTTCCTGCAAACATTCACGAAACATCTGAAAAGATATTCAAAAAGGTTTTCAGTTGGGTCAAAAATCTCCAAGAAGAAGATTTAGAACCAGGTGTCGGTGCCCAAAAAGACTTCAGAGGACAATTTCAAATTGCAGATTATCCTTTTTCAACAGTAAGAGTAAAACTTGGTGTAGAGCCTCACAAAAAAGTCACTGAACCTGAGTTGATGTCGATGAGTGTACAAACACAATCCAAGAAAACTGAAGATTTCAAACTACAGACAATGAAAAGTAAGACAATCAATATTCTTATTCTGATTGTTGTACCGAAAGGTTGGGACTACAGTGAATTACCTTCATTTTTTGAAAAAAACAAAAATGAAATATTAGAGAACTTTAGTCATGAGTTAAAACACGCATACGACCATCATAAGAAAGAGTATGATAGTATGGAAAATAGAGCGATTTATCAAGGTGCTGTTGGCTCAGGTATTGGAATTGACGCTGTTGATAGATTTATTCATGATATCTACTTCACTTCTGCAAATGAAAATTTAGTCAGACCGAGTGAGATGTTAAGTGCAATCAAAGCCAACAAAATTTCACAAAAAGATTTTTTAAATTTCTTAACAAATCACGCAACATATCAAAATTTTAAAAGAATACAGAATTTCAATTATGAACAGTTTGTTCAGGAAATTCTTTCCAAACCAAAACAAGTAGACAAATTCTTAAGAAAACTCGGTTTGGACCCAACTACCATGATGGATAAAACCAAAGTTAGAAGAGTGTTGGAAGCGACCTATAACTACATTGTAAACACAACAATTTCGAATTACAGTGATATGTTAAAACAATCAATTTTAGACGAACTCATCGGTTTCCAAGGTGAACAACAAGTTATGTTTACTAATTTCATAAAGAAAGTAACTAGATTCAAAAAACCTGAAGATTTTTACAAATATTATGAAAAACAGTTCAAATATGTGGCAGATGAAATGATTAGGAAAATTTCTAAAGTATATTCTTTAGTTGATAAGTAGGTAATCCTCAACAAAAACTTTACCCTTCCCTTGTTTCAAAGTAAGATATTTCTTGGTGAATCCGTAAGTGAATCCGTATCTGTTATTATATTCTAAAAGTCCTTTTTTCTTTTTCAAAAAGTCTGAAATATAATACTCCTGTGAACCTCCCCTCCTATGAACTGTTCTCAGAGGTAAATCAAAGTTTTTTTCGAACCATTCACGAATTAAATTGGATAATTCTTTTGACTCTAATGAAAATAAACTTTTATAAGGTTTAAAAAATGCCTGATTATAGAAGAGTTCTCCATTGGAAGTAGCTTTTAAAAACCATTCACGAGTATCTTCTTCGATTATCCAAAAATCACTTTCGTTTGTAAAAATTCCTTTGTCTGCAATGTCTTCTACAAGCTTATTAAAAACAAACTTTTTAAGATTTGGGTGAATTTCAGACATACTTTTAGTTATCAACAGTTTTAACTGGTTCGTCAAAATTGTGAATGAACCATTTTCTGAATGGTTCTTTCCACATATCACCAAAATATCCGTTCAAAATGTTTTCATATTTATACTCTACGGTTACCGTAGGACAAATATCTCTTACATAACTACCAGGACTGAAATATTCACAATCATACCATCTGAAACAAGTATCATCGTTTTCATAATCCCCAATGTAAAACTCCATCCTCGTTAAATCATCACCCTCTTCCCCTGTCTCGTCATTATATTCATAAGGTACAGTGTAGTGAATATTATCCACATCGAAAAGTAGGTCCAAATAATTTGTTATTGTCTTTTCTAACTTAGACTCAGAGATTATATATTTCATTATGCTAAATTGGAATCTTGTTTTTTGATGGAAGCGAATATAGGTTGACTCATATTTTTGACTTGGTTAGCAATCTGAGATACAGGACCTTCGTATTTTGAAGTTGCATACCTTAATCCATTCTTATTTACAAAATTATTTAAAAGGTCTGAGGCTGTTTTATCTCCAACCAAATAGTCTCTCGCTATCAAGTCATAATATCTTTGAATACCGCTCTGAACACTTGAATGAAATTCATTTTTTCCACTATCGGTATTACCTACATTGTAAGGGTTTTTTGTTCTAATAGGTCTTGAATTTGGGTCCTTAGAGAATCCTCCCTCCGCAGCAAGTTGTGCTAAAGAAAGTTCCACAGGAACATATTTCCCATATTTGTTTTGGGTCTTTTTTGCTGCATCCGCTAACATGGAACCTGTAATCCCTAAAAGATTGGAAGACCTTGATGAAATAAAATTGTTTGCAACTTTTTCATATGCTTGGAAGTCTTCAGGCTTATTTAAATCCAACTGTTGAAATTCCCCAGCAGTATTTGACGAACTTTTAGTCGTTCCGTCACTTGAATCTTCTGTCGATTTTTTATCCCCTTTCAAGTCTTTAAGAATATCACCGATAACATCTTTTCCTTTCCCACCGAAGACATTTCTAACCAACAAGTCAGTAAAATCTTGTTCTGAAATTATTACTTTAAATTTTTTTCCCATACAAATAAATACAACAAAAAACCCTCTTTTCAGAGGGTTTTATTTAATCGATTACTTCAGTTAGAAAATATCTCAAATTGTACCCTTCTGAAACATTAATGATTGAAATAACAGCAGTTTTGGACTCTTTATGTGATAAGACATCAATTTTAACCATTTGGTCTTCTCTTAAATCTTTCGCAGTATATCTATACCCTGAAAGACTTTTAGTATTCATTTCCTCTTTGCTATTCTCATAAACCTTAAACATAGAAGGTTTTTTAGCTTGGAAACTAATAAACTGAGGTTCAACAACTACAGTGATACTAACATCAGAATTTTTTGTATATAACTCCCATGATTTGTTAACGTTGTCGTAAGTGTACATCTCAGTTAGAGTTGCTTTGTAATAAGTTTGTGCGGTTAGCATTAATGTCGATACAACCAAAATGAGAGTTAAAAAAAGTTTTTTCATTATTAAAGTATTGTAATTGAATTGATTTTGTCTCCTGCTTGGATTCTGTCTACGATATCAACACCTTCGGTTACCTTACCAAAACAAGTATGGTTTCTATCCAAGTGTTGGGTATTTTGTCTATTGTGGCAAATGAAGAATTGAGAACCACCTGTGTTTCTACCAGCATGTGCCATAGATAAAACACCTCTATCGTGAAATTGATTAGGTCTGTCCACCTCACAAGGGATTTGATAACCAGGACCACCCGTTCCCGTACCAAGAGGACATCCACCCTGAATCATAAACCCAGGTATTACTCTGTGAAAGTTTAATCCATCATAGAATTTTTTTTCAATCAACTCTATAAAGTTTTTTACTGTTACTGGTGTTGCGTCATCATATAAGTCCGCAATCATATCACCTTTGTCTGTTGAAATTTTTACTTTAGTCATAATTTAAAAAATATATGCTCTTTTTTTCAAAACGTCAACATCTGGTTTTGGATTTGGGGCACTCTCCCATTCAACTATAAAAAGTTGATTCATAAAATAATCAAATTTGACTTTGTCTATGGATAGATATTGGAGTGCAGAATATAACTCCTCAGTTATAGTGTTATTAAATTCTCTTATGACTACTCCAGTCATCTTTTTTTCTAAAAAGAAATCCTTTTTAGTGGAATAGATTTGTATGGAACCTAAAATGTTACCATCAACGTGAAACGGAGATATGATTGTGGGTCCAATTTTTATGCCCCCAACAGAGAAAAATTTTTCAAATAATGGATTCATATAAAATCCAATTTAAAAATAAAGTTTTATTTTCTCAAGTGATTGAATTTAAATTCAATTACCGACTTCTCGGGTAATGGTTCATGGTATCTGTATCTCGGTCCGATAAATTCTCTAAAATCACCTTTTAGTTTTTTTGTTATAGACTTTTCAACTCTTTCTTTAGTTACGCCTTCCATTTCTCCTTTCAAATAATTTTCGGGTGTTTTCACTCCTTTGTTGGTCATGGTGTCTAGCTTAAGAACGTCTACAACATCAACATTTATAATAACTTTGTCTCCTGTATCATCTATGGAGTTAATTCTGTATTTCGCCTTAAATCCTTGTTGATTATCTTGTGGCTCTCCCCAAGTGTATCTGTTTTGAGTAAGGGTTGCAAGTCTTTTGTTTTGTAATTCTTGTTCTTTTGATTTAAGAGATTTTCTTTTGTGTTTGATAATGTCTTCGTGAGTTGCACCCATTTCTAACATTTCCATCTCTTTTCTTGTTACAATATAAACTCTATCGTCCAACACATCACTCCACTCAACGGGGTTTGTATTTCTCATCTGACGACCTGTTGAAGATGAGTAGTGTTCAAATATCTCATACCATCTATCGTTTTTGAAAATGTATATTGGATACCATCCGTATGATTTAACAACATAATAAGGTACTCCTTTTGCATCTTTGGACCAATATCCATGCAAGTTTGAACCTTTAAATGGTAGTTGAGCAACTGTATATAAATCGGCTTGAGTATTAGGAGTTGTTTTCCCTTTCATTTCTCTTGGGTCCACAAAGTTTTCCTTTGTTATTGAACTATAATCTCCGTCTTTTCTATAATTTAATAGGTATAATTCAAGGAGATAAAGCTCATGTCCTTTTGGTAAGTTCATATAGTCTGTTAAACTCTTGATTACGTCCAAAAGTTGTGCTCTCGTTTTTTTGGTTTTTTTCTCTTCATTAAGGAAACGGAATAACTTTACAATACGAGGTTCTATAACTTTCTCGTCTTGTTCAAAAATGAACTTATATTTCTCTAATAAATCGACTAATCCCATTCTAAACTATTATTGTGTTTTACATTTTTCAGTCGCCATGTCCGACAAAACCTTTGAATAATATTTTACATTTCCTTTTGAAAAAGCACCATCAGTTGGTAAAGTGCTACAGTTAGCAGTTAAGTTGAAATTGACGGTTCCCTTCAAACTAACATCAAGTTTACCTCCATTGTTAGTCATAGATTCAAATTGATAGGTTGCATACTTATTTCTCAATTCTTTATCAGTAAACAAATCTATATTTTGTCCTGCACCTACGTTAGCTGCAACTGTTTGTGCTTCAGGTGTTGAACTTCTTGTGATATCTCCATATGCTGCAAATCCTGATGAAGGTGTTGTTGAGGTAGCTGTTGTTGCACCCTCTTCGCCCTGCTCGGAGATAAGTTTAATTAGTTTTTGGTACTGTGTTTCTTTGATAATGTATCTCATGATTGGTATTTTTTTAAAACGAGATGATTTTCGGCAATTCTCTTTGCCGTTTTTATTCCCGATTTCTTACTTCTCATCGGTTTTGGTTTTTTTGATTTCTTAGCCATCTTAAATATCTATTCTTATTTTATTATCAGGGAATCCCAGTTTTGAAAAATATGACTTAACTTTATCTTTAAGAGCACTTCTACTCTGATACGATGGGTAACCCTTAAAAATGAATTTCATATTAGCACCTGTTGTGTTCGGTTCAAACCTTATACTTTTTAAATCTCTTGCTTCAGGGAAAGTACGAATTTCTTTTTTTATAACTTTATTCAAAACGTCTTTGACCCACGGCTCTAAACCGACAAGTTTTGGCTCTTCTACTTGTATATTTAATTCTCCATGAGCAGGATTACCTAATTCCAATCCCAAATAATTTTTCACAAAATCTTCAATCTTTCTTGAAATGGTATATGTGCTTATTGATTTGGTGCTTGGAGAAAGTAACATAGTGGCAAATGGAACGTCAACGAATACTTTAACGAATTTTGGGTCATCCTCCACAAATCGTATACTTGCATATTCAGGTAATTCCAATTGCTCAATTATCTCGGGTAATATTTTATTATATTTTTCTGTGAATTTTTCCTCAGAATACAAACTAGGTAATTGATATCCTCCCCTTTTAACAACTGACTTAACGATTTTTTCAATATCCCACTTACTAATTTCATAATCATTGTAATCGTCCATATTACGATAATCGGTACCAGTCATATCTATCAAAAATTGTTTGGAATATTTTTTTACTAAAAATCCAAAAGGATATGACCAAAATTTTTCAGGGGTGTTTTTTCTAATCCAATCCATGAATATATGGACGAATGCTGCCATGTAATCAAGCTCATCGTATTCAAGGTTAACTTGTTCTACGATGTTCTTGATTACTGAAATTAGTTCTGATTCTTTTAAAAATATCTTGGACGCCATATAGAATAAATATGAAGAAATTTAATCTTCTTCTTCACAGGTGTCCCTATAAAGTTCCAATAGTTCAAACCCAAATGTTTCTTTGATGTAATCGTATACTAAACTATAAATTTCGTCGTAATCTTCACCTAATGAAAGATTTTCTTCTACAGTTAGAAAGTCGTCACAAGCCCATGAAATTATATTATCGGCATATTCAAATTCATCACTAAAATCAGAACAAGGTGTGGGCTGTTGTTGAATTGATTGGTCAACAAATGTTTTGAGATTATTTTCTCCAATTCTTCTTTTTAACCATAAAGGAATATTGTTCATAGTATCATATATTTAATACTTCTTGAAAATAATTCGGGGAATCCAAAAACTGAAATAATCTGTCTGATAGTTTCTGTGTGTTTATCCAAAATTAAGTCAGTATCAAAGTCATATTTTCTTTTGATTTTTGCAGGTATTGCCAACATGATTGTAACCAAAGGTCTTCTCCCACTCAAATGGTCAATTATGAAATCAAAGTCAACTATTTCCCCTTTAGTTGCATCACTAATTGCTTTTGAAATTTTCTCTCTATTCTTCAGTAAATCGTCAAAAGTATTCATGGTTAATCATTTGTCTTAGCGTCAATTGTCCCTCCAGCATCAAATGTACTGAACTTAAGTCCAGCATATTGTGATAACTCAACCATTTTTACTCTTAAATCATGAAAATAGAGTTCACCATAACATTTATCCACCATTTCTTTATTAATCGGACCACCATCCCACCCATTTTCAATCAAAGGAGTTTTATCTATAATAACATCACAATCATAATCAATAAAGTTCTCACTCATAGTGTATGGTCCCATTTTTCTTTTTACTAAAACTTCAACAGATTTGTTTGTTTTAAATTCGAGAACATAGGGATATGATAGAGGCATAAGATTATCCCAAACCTTACTAAGAGTTTTAGTGTAGTCTTTGACTATATCCTTTTCCTCATATTCAGAAGTCCATCCCATACTATGCACCTACTTTCTTTACAACACCTGAGGTCCCTTGCTGCACATCTCTTGCCTTGGCACCTTGATAATCAAATTCACCTCTGGCGGTGTTAGCTCCTACATCCGCTACTTTCAGATACTTACCCTCATTATTATATTTGAATAGTTTTTTTCCACCTAAGTACGCCAAATATAAATCACCATACGCTGTACCAAAATTCGAATCTACCCATCTCAAAAATTCTTCAGTAGGTCGTTCTTTAAACCTACTGTTAGACTCTTTCTCAATATACTTTAATGTTGTTTTTTCTAATTCTTTTCCGACATATTCTCCAATTTCTTGTTCAGTCAATGCTGCAACTTTAGAAAAAACAGCAGGTTCAAATTTAGTTGCAAGAATTGTTGAAGTTCTGAGTAGTGTTGGTGATAATATTGAAGAAATTAATGAACCTACTTTTTGAGCACTACCTTGTAAGTTTTTTGAAAACCACGCAACTATTTGAGTATAATAAGGTTCAATTTTAGAAATTAAGTTTGATACCCAATTAATCCCCATCCTGTCTTTCATAAATTTAGCAGCTTGTCCAAACCAGTACATGAGAGTTTTAAAACCTCCAATAATAATTTGAATAAATGGTTTTACTGAAGTTCCCGCATTACTTTTCATTAATGCAGCTAAGAAACCTTCAACAGAAGTGAAAACCTTGCCAGCAAAGGCGGATAAAGGTTTTCCTAAATAACCTGAACTTACACAACAAATAATATCAATTAATAAATTACCTAAATAACCTGTGTTACCATTAACAACAACTTGATATAAATCATAAAGGCCCATTATACCCCAAACAATCGTAACCGCAACAGCACCCGCACCTGTAAAAGACAAAGCAATTTGTATTGCAGTTCCAACACCACTGAAAAGTGCCTGTCTGATGTTTTCCATCACATAAGTAAGACCTTTTTCTTTGATGTAGTTAATTGCATCCATTAAACCTGAGGTTGCTTGTTGATTATAAGTCTTCATAGCATTTCTTTCACTTTGAGACATAAACCTCGATTCAGGTTGTTCAACAAGGGTAACTTTCAAGGATTCTAATATGAAGTTATGGAGTCTTTCCAATTCTTTCGAAAAATCGTCTATGGATTCGTTAAGTACATTTAAAAATTTGTTGTTAAAATTTTCTAAAATATTTGAGTTATTTCCAAACAACCCTAAAGCATAATCATTTTGAACATTTCTGAGGTAAATGTTCTTATCAACGCCAACAAGCATAGAGATTCTATGTAAGTGTACTCCCTTTTGAAACTCAAATTCTTCTTGTATGAATGAAAATTGTTCTGATAATTTTGTGGGACAGGCTTTTTTATATCTTTTTGGAACGAATTTATCGTGTAATCCTAAAATTCTATCTTTTTCGGACTCAGATATGATAAGTGAATTATTCATTGAATATAAATACCTCTATTAAAATTTAAAATTGAATATAGACCCGAAGCCTGTGTCTTTGGTTAAATCTTCCTCATCATTGTCTACATCATCCGACGGTTGTGCTGTGCCTATGTTTACTTTATTGAGATTTATATTACCTCCGCATTTGATAGTACCATCATCGTTAATAAGTTCTCTGATGTTATGGCCCGACTCAATCCCAATATGTAAGTGGTCGTATGAACTTCCTGGGAAATCCATAACATAACCTAAGAGTTGACCACACTCAATCTTGTCTCCTTTGTTTACCTGTGGGTCTTTCAAGTGTGTATAATAAACATCAGGTAAACCCTCATCACTTTTCACTGTGAATCCTGCACCAAATAATTTCTTTCCGTTTGTTTTGATTACCTTAGGACCATAGTCTTTGAATGTTACTACAGTTCCTGGTGCAACTGCATAAACAGGGTCCCCTATATCTGCTTTAATATCCCAAGCATTGTTACTTTGCCATCCTGATTGTCCTGCGTGAGCTCCATCTCTTGGTATTTTGATGTCGTTATCTCCCATTATTTTATCTGAGGCGTTTGGGGCTTCATTAATTCCTGACTTAATCAACCTTAATAGTTGTGACTCTGTTAAAATGTACTTCATAATTAAAATGATTTTTCAAAAAATTTCTTTGCTTCATATCTTGCGAGACTCTCTAAATAATTCTCTACGTCTCTATTATTACCAAGGTAAGCCAAAATTCCCTCTTCAACACCCATTTCTTTATTACCCTCAGAATAAGCAATCTTATCATTTCTTAATTCATAGCAATGATATGAGATATATTCTTTTCTATCTTTATAGTGGACAATTACTTTAACACAAACACTTTTTCTGCCGTTGTGATTCCTGTAAGACCTAGCGATATCAACGGATACTCTCATACCCATCTGATTCATAAATTTTATGATTGATATTACAAAATCTCTGTCCATATCATATAAATACTCAAATAAAATTATGTTTTCTATAAAATAAAAAAAGGGTCTTGTAAGACCCTTTCTTAATAATATTCTTTTGAATTACAATCCCCAAGCTGGGTTAGCAATTATCAATTTTCCGTCTTCTACTCTTGGTAAATCACCTAAGTCTTGATAACCTGCATATTCAATCTCATGAGGGAAGAATTTTTGACCATTAAACATGATATAATTGTCCCCTTCTTCTTCTTTTCCAATATGACTATATCCGTGTTTTTTTAAATGTGTTTTTGCCGCGTCATCTACAGTTGGTCTACCAAAGTTCAAATCCCAAAAACTTTCTTTAGTTTCTTTTTTCTCAACTTTTTGTTCTACTAATGTTTTAACGTCACCGAGTCTTGATTTCACAAGTTTATTGAACTTCTCATTTGAAAGTTTCATTCCACCTGTATGCTGTTCGCGGATTGCATTTTTCTCTTGCTCCGACAAATTATTTAAAAGATGCTTCATAAAAATGTTTTTTTATATAAATAGTCAAATATCTTACAATATTTCGTTTTAATTCATCCACTTACTAATAACCTGACCATCAGGTCTTACTACCGCAAAACCAGTTTTTTTGTTTGGTTCGATACCGATATAAGGTAAAAACTTTTTGAAGTGATAATCAACCAAGTAATGGGGGTCTAGCTCCTTATCATACATATTTTCTTCATCCATCTCGGGGTCATTCACATAAATTCTCAAAATAAAATAATTAATATCCTCGAGTTCATAAACATCAATATGGTCTACCATAGGGTAGATATCTTTGATACTACTTTGGTTGACGTATTTTGTTAATGGTTTATTGATGTATTTGGCAACTTCATCCAATTTAGAATTTGCTATCTGATAATGTTTAACTGTAGGATATGTTATAGTTTCCTTCACGTTTTATTTTGTTTCAGTTTTTTTCAGTTTGATTTGGTTTCCCAAAATAGCCAATATTACACCTAAAACAATTGAAATCTGATTGTCCAAAAACCCACCTGCAATTTGAGGATATAATGTATCAATTAAATAAGATATCGGTGCACCAAAAAGGGCAAGGTTTAAAAAACCAATTGATGCAAGAGTTCCGAATACGCCATTTTTGATTTTATCTTTAACACTAAGCTTTTCATCATCTTCGGTCATTTCTAAAGAATTTTCCGAAGAAGTTGAATCAACTAAGTCATCAGCAATTGCTATTGCAGTCAATGGGTTAGTATTTGAACTTATTCCAATTGAACTTAGTCTATTTTGGACATTCGATAGTTCTTTAGGTGTTAACATGTCCAAGGCTTTATCTACCATTCTATTCAATTTTGGGGAATTAACGATTTCAGATGCAAGTTCGAGTTGTTCTTGTTCTTTGATGACTCTTTTTACAAGTCTTGTTAAATCTGATTCAGTAAGTCTTATTATTCTACTCATAAAATATTGATTACATTCTATGTTTTATATACAAAATAACATCTCCGAGTCTATTCCAATCCTCGTCTTGAATAATATCTTTTAACCATGAAATAAGATAATCCTTTTTCTTCATCACTTCACCTCTCAGGTCACCAGAATAATCAGTAAGTCTTACATCTTCATCACCAGCTAAATCTTTTTGCAAATTACGTATTTGCTGAGTACCATAACCGATTCTACGTTCGTCATCCTCTTTTATAATTCTCTTAACCAATTTTTGTAGGTCAGACTCGTTTAATTTCACAATTTTTGGCATAATAGTTCTTTTGTAATAAATACAACATATAACAAAAAACCCTCCGAGTGGAGGGTTTAATTAGTTTTGATAGGATTTGGGTGAAGGTAGGTCTGAATATTCACACCATAACTCCTCACGTTTCTTTCTAAGGTCTTCTTTCACATCATCAGGAAAATATACTCCGTCAGATTCCATGTCTGCAATGGTCTTACTAACGGCCTTATAAAGGGTACGTTTTTCTTTTACTGGAATCTTCTCATCTTCAAATAACTTAGCCATCAAGTTGAAAAGGTAAACACGCGGCCCACCTTCCCTATGAATTTTGTAAGAGTTTTCATCAACACTACTAAGTTCTCTGTATACGACAACTCCGAACACAATGAACAAAGTGCTAATGATAGATGTAAGGATGAATATTTCTAAATTCTCCATTTTTTATTTTCTTTTTGAATTGATAAAGTTGAGAAGTCCGAGGATTGTTGGTGGCCATAGACCAATAAAAATTGCTTTAAGTGGGTCACCATGAGATAGATAGATATATTCTGAGACGAAGATACATACCACACACAAAATTAAGATTCCGAGTTCGGAAATTGAGAATTTTTTCATTTTTTTTAGTTTTTTAATGAGTTGTTTACGTTTTCAATTGTGACCAAACCCAAATAGATAACAATCAAAATCACGAAAAGTTTTGTAAGACCGATACCTATCATATATTATTTTTTTTCTTGTAGAGCCTCAACTAATACCCAACCAAAAAACATAATTCCTATTGGGAGATTCAAAGATACTGCAAAAGAAACAGATAATCCAATTCCGATTATAGTTTTTATATAACGGAGTCCATCACTAATAATTCGTTTTGCCCAAAAGTTATAAAAGTTATTCATAATTGCACACTTATTTCAAATTAAGTAATACGTTTCCATTTGAACCTAGCACGGTGGTTGGAACATCTCCTTTCCACTTTTGAACTTTGAGATAGTCAATGTAAAGTGGTGTAAGATATTGTTGTTCTTTCCTAACAGCTTCCGCTCTACCTGAGGCAGCGATTACAGCTTGTGCCGAATCACCCTTAGCTCTGGCAATCTTTTCAAATGCCTCAGCTTCCGCAACTGCTTTACGTTGCATTGCCGCTTGGGCTTCTTGTACGGCTTTAGTTTTTTCTTCAATAGCTTTGGTAATCGCTGGTGGAGGGGCAATGTTTGTTCTCAATTGAGACACAGTGAACCACTTACCAACACGCTTATTACATTCAACAATGATGGCAGATTCAAATTCAGCTCTATGATTAAAAATTGAATCAACTGTGAATAAGTTTGCAACATCATTAACTGATGAAACAATTGCATTTCTTAACCAACCTTGTTCAACCGTTTTAATATCAACACGCAAGTTTTGAAACATTTGGTCTACTGCGGTTGGGTTTAATGAATAGTTGAAACTTGGTTTAATAGTTACTTGGAATCCACCCTTAGTGATTATGGTATTCTCTTCATAATCAATGTGTTGTTGGTAAACAGGGAATTCATAGTACTGCTGAGTAAATGAGTTATATAAAACCCATCCACGTTTGTATTCAACCTTTGCCATACCACGGCTGTCTCCAATATTATCAACAAGAATTGCAACTTTACCTGAGTCTACTCTTTCAACTTCATAAGGGTTTAAAATTGCAATGGTGAAGGCCGCAACCAAAGTGAGAACCGATTTGATTACTTGAGAGGTGTTTGTTTTTCTGTCTCCCCATTTATCTACTTCACCCAAGTAGTTTTTCATGTTAAATACTCCGAGGAATAGTCCCATTATTCCGAATACCAAAAGGAACGTGATTAGTCCAATCATAATTTTTCTTTTTTATTGTTTTTTGATTTGTTTTCCAAAGTTGAGAAAATTTCTTGATAAAGTCCAATTGATATGACCATTACCAAAGCACTTATGAGTAAAACTCCAATGAATTGAGCGTTCCTCAAGAATCCATATACACCGACTGCTGCAACAATCCATATGAAAATCGTGATAAGAACGGCTTTGAATTTGTTTTCCATTTGATTTTTTTTATTTAACCAAAGAATAAAAAAAAAATTCTGAACAAACAAAATTAGACGACCACTTTTTATTCCACATCATTTATTTTATGAATTCCTATATTTCCCCCATGTTCATCCCTTTCAAGTTTAATATTATAGTCCATCATTCGTTTCAAAAAATCATCAAGTTTTTCTGGTTTAATTCCATACATCTTGGCAAGTTCCACATGATACTCAACATTAAAATTATCACCAAACTCTTTCATATTAATTTGTTAAATGTATCCCTTTAGCTCCACCCATTGCGGAACGAATCAGATGGATACGATATATTTCTTTGTAGTTCTCCATCGCGATTTCTTCTTCTTTAGTTAAAGGTGGACCTGTAGGAATCTTCCGAGTTTCAATTCGGATTAATTCAACAGGATATGAATTATTTTCATTCATATCCAAAAAATAATGAAAAGAAATTAAAAAACAAAAAAGGGTCTCACGGGACCCTTTTTCATTTATATCTTATTTCCACAAGATGGACAGAACTTATAATTCTTTTTGACTTTAACACCACATTCCGTGCAGTATTGTCTTATTTCTTCAACGGTGGTATTTTTTGTTGAAATTGGTAAAATTTTATACTCAATAACATTTGTGGTATAGTATTCAAAGTTCTGATATGAATTTGTAAAAGTTTGGTTGGACTTTTCACCCTTTTCAACTCTACCTGTATCAATAGAATTTTTTGATTTCAGGTTTCTTGGTTTCCCGCTCAATAAAGTGTTGGATGTATCAAATTTACTTCTAATATTTGGACCTGTAGGAGTGGTGTTGGAATAAAAACTTGTAGAGGTGTTAGACGCACCCATACTTGTTGTTACAAACATATTTCCTCCCATATAAGGTGTTCCCGTGTTTATTGTGCTCCAACCAGTGTTCCAACTACCGTTTGTAAGATGGATAGGATTAAATGATGGTGTTTGTTCATCATAAAACTCAATTCTCACATCTCCGTTCAAATCAATTGCACGTTTGTTTTCTGCAGTGTTTGCAACTTGATATACCGAAAACTTAAATTTATTTTGGGTATCCAAAAATCTTTCCAAAAATATTCTCTGACCTGGTTTTATTACAATACCACTTTGTGATATATAAAAACCATCAAGTTTGATTTTAACAAGAACCGATTTTTGTTTTGGATTGTAGAGTTCTAACTCAAAATTATCACCGTCGTTTAAGAAAACATTATGTCCCTTATAGATTTTTAGACGGGACTTCTTTTTGGTGATGTGCGCTGTGGGATTACCCACTTGTGTTGTGTAATTCATTTTTTTTAATTTTACAATAGTTTAATTGACTATGTTACCAATCCCTTTGCATCCGTGAATACTCTACAGTCATTTAGACTGGGGACTAATAAACTAAAATCTACCAATAAATATCATGAATTATTTTTCAAAGACAATAGAAGACGACCCCTTTTTCTGAGATGGTTTCTACGACGGGGGATATTCGGTCCGACGAAGTCGGTCGGGGACGGCGGTCGGAGGATTTCGGGGGAAAATACCGACGGAGTCGGTTTCGGTTTGCGAATACAGACCAAAAAGAAGAATAAAAGATACTAATCCATATCCCAATTATAAATTATTTTTTTAACAGGAAGTCCCGAATTATCTTCAAACCATTTTACAAATACAGGTCTCCATCTATCACCAAATAAAGTATCAAGTTTGTTTTCAACCCATGTTCTAATTAATAGTTCCCCTCTTCCTTGTCCACGGTAAGCATATGCTCTTCTATCATTAATTGCAAAATCATAAAACCCAAACTTTGCAATATCCTTTTTATAAAAGTCATGAAGCTCAGGTCCCCAATTATAATCGGGGTGATAATTTGTTGTTAGATATTCATAAATGAAATCATTAAGACGAGACTCGGATATAAGATATTTCATTAATTATAAATACCCTGACCCCCACTTCTAAAATTTGTGGGCATAAGAATTAGTTATTAGTTTTTCGGCTCTATACTTTATACTATCGTGTTTTTTATACTCACGGTCCATGACCTCCTCAATCTCATCTTTCGGAACATTTGCAGCTTCAAGAAGTCTTCTTATAATTTCAATATCAATATGTTGCGTGGACATTTTTATTTGTTAAGTCATTTAATTCTCTATGTAATATATCAACTTGCTCCCTACCCACTCTGATGTACATATACTTCATAAGGTCAGACATATCTGAGAGTTTTTTTATAGCATCTTCATACTTTTCCATAAACCCCTCGGGGAGACAATATGTATTATTTTTCGGTTCCATGTATTTGTTTTGTTCCTCCCATAAACTGTCTTTCAAATTCAGTGTCCTGTGAATCAATTAGTTTTTCAATATTAACTTGAATCTCTTCTTCTGAGACATTTGCAGTTCTTAATACTTCAGTTAATATCTCAATATCAATTTCGTTGGAGAGTTTTTTTGCGAGTAATTCTTCTACGGTCATTTAATTATTAATTTCAAAAGGTCACTTAAAACTTTAATATTATTCCTCTCACCAAACCAATCTCTAATATATTTCCATGATTCGTTGGGGTCGATAGAAAAATACCCTTCAATCTTATCACATAACTCCTCTGACCTATAAACTTTGACCATATCTTGTCTGATAGAAAACCATATAATTAAGGTTCCATTGGATGACCTAACGTCATAGTTTTCTGACCATGTTCTAAAAAGTCCTGAAGGTCTTGGTTCACATAAAGTGCCATCACCAACATACTCATCCAAAAAATTATAAATCTTGTCTTTCATATACCAAATGTATTTTTTCAATTCCTCCAATCTTATACCTCTCCTTCCACGTATCCATTACATCACTATACTCATTATCAACCTGATTTTGATGTCCCTTCAAATATTGCCTACCCTCAGGTGTGTAATCCCTTCCCAATCTTTGAAACTCAAACATGTGAGGGAATTTATTTTTAGGATAATCCATATCTTTTGTGTATTTGTGCGTTGGAACCAAATTTTATTCTTTCCGATATTGCTTCCATTATTTCTGTATACTCACATTGAAGTTCCTCCTCATGGTCCTCATAATACTCCTCCCCTTTCGCACAATATCTTCCACCAAGAATTTTTAATTTATAAACATGGGGAAACCTCTCTTTATTGTGTATTGTTAACTGCATCCAATTTATGAATTTTATTATTACCCCCCAAAATTAAAACTCTATGTTCAATAAGGTCAAGTCTATCTCGATACTCCTTCCATAGTTCATGCTTATAATCCCTTCGAAACAACCAACTATCTTGCCTTGGAATTTCAAATTCCATTCTCTCAAGTTCATAAAGATAAGGAAACATTTTCTTTGGAAATTTCATTACTCCTCATCTTTTTTATCAAACAAATACTCATGTAAAATTGTACCCCCAAATATCAGAAGAGTTACACCAAAGAAAATTATAATTGAATAGTCCATGTCTTACCTTTTCATGCAAACTTAGGTCTTTTAGAAAAATTTTCCAAAAATTTTTTTTTGAGTATAAAGGGGTATTTTGAAATGGGGGGTCTTGTCTATGGAACGTAGTGGAATACTTGTTTTGGAAATATATTTCCATTTGTGTGAATATGGGTGGACTTTTACCCCACCATTATTTGAAATAAGAAATATATTTCCAATTCCCACAAATAAAAAACCCCTCTTGTTGGGGAGGGGGTGAATTAATAATATATTGAACAATATGCGTGGAGGATAAGCTCATCGGGAAACCTATATTCAAACCATTTCCTAAATAGGATTCCAGTTTCAGCCTGATTCAGGTTTAAATAATTCATAATGGTTAAGAATAGTTGTTGTTTAATTCCCAAGCTATGGTCCACAAATTCAAAGACAAGGTCTTCATTTTCATCAATCATTTCAAAGTCCCCTTCTTTAGCATTCACATTGGTTGAATCAACAACCTGAAGTTCCCCCACCGTATCAGTGATATACTTATCAATTATTTTTACAAGTCTACTTTCTGCAATGATATAATCCATAATTAAAAATTGTGAACCAACTTATAAGTCCATCTAGGATTGGATGGTTTATATATCTTTCCGTGAAAATTGAACAGGGTTTCTATTGTCTCAGCCAATTCCCTAACTTGCTCAGAAGAAGGAACAGGATATTTTAAATAAATAATCACCTCCCCATCCTCTATTTGAGCATCATCAACAAAACGTTTTTGTTCCAAAAAACTCAAAACAAGTTTCTCCAATCTGCTCTCACTTATAATATATTTCATAAAAATAAATACCCAAAAAAGGGACAATTTTTTCCCAAAAATTTTTAAATGAAAAAACCCCCTTCTTTTCAGAAGAGGGTCGTGTTTAAACTTCTTTATTCAATTTCATTTCTTCCCATTCCTCCCTACTGAAAGGGTTATTATAAACCCCACAAATTTCAACGTCCATATATTTTGCAAGATTTCTAACAAATTCATTAACATCCTCATAGTTTACGTTTTCCAAATTTTCATCTAAGATACCAAGAAATACTTCATAACATTTGTTACGAGGAGTATAGACATACCCTATACCTGAATCTTCCTTAACTCTGAAATCCAAATACATTGGGAATTTATCGAAAAACATTTGTCTTAAAAAGTTCTCAAAACCTTTTTTCATATAAAATAAATACCACCCCGAAAGGACAATTTTTTCCAAAAATTTTTAAATGAAAAAACCCCCTTCTTTTCAGAAGAGGGTCTTGTTTTAGAAATTACATTTTTGGACTTGTGTCTTGGAGTTGTTCAAAGGTTGGAAGAGTTACCCCCGTTATTTTCTTTGCTGTTAAATCATCTTGAACAAGCTTGACCACTTGAGGATATAACTGAGCTGCGTCTTTTCCTTCTGCACCTTTACTTGTGATAATTTGACTTGTTGTCTTATCAATAACTTTTATATCAACTCTACATGAACCATAGAAACAAAACTTTGTTCCCGCAGCCATGTACTGTGTATTAGGAGCAGGTTGTTGCGGTTGAGTCTGCTCAGAAAGATTATGCATCCCCAAGATACTTCTTCTTTCTTCTTCTGTAATTATTACTAAGTTTTTCATATTCAATAAATACCAAAATTTTCCAAAAATTTTTAAATGAAAAAACCCCCTTCATTTCTGAAGAGGGTCTTATTTCTAAAATATTTTTTAATTTATTTTACAGGTGAACCTTGTGAAGGTGCTGAACAATCCAATCCTATTTTTTGACCGTTAATGATGAAAACCAAATCATCACCCTCAACAACTACTTGAGCTGTTTTGTTAGGTAATGTATTTAATTTAGCAACTAAATCAGCAGGATTCAAATCCATTCTAAAACCTTCTTTTAAAATTTTTTTGGTTAATCTAACCAAATCAGATTCTCTCAATTTTATAGTCTTTGCCATGTTTAAATGTTTTCAATAAATACCTCAAAAAAGGACAATTTTTTCCCAAAAATTTTTTTTGCGTTACTCAAGGTATTATCCCCCCCAAACTGACGTTTTGTCCTATAGTAAGGGGGGATACGGGGGGAGGGGCCCCCACCTAGGGGGTATACCCCCATGCCGAAGGGGGGTTATGTGGATAAATAGTTATCCCCACCTCCCCTGTGGATAAATAAATTTGGTTTTGTTAAAATGTCGTTTTGTCTTTTCTTGCAAACACGGCGTCTTCAGGGACCTCCATCTTAGGAGCGAGCCATGACCCCACCACGAACTGTCTATCTTTGCCGAGCTTAAGGTCTTCGGGAATGGCGGGGGACTTAGCAATTTGTTTCATTGTCTTTTCTATATCCTCTTGTATGTAGTTACTATCTTCACGGGGTACATCATACATGGTTGTGAGATATGCTGTCGAGTAGGCGTATGGGTCGTGGGTGTGAAGGAATGTATTCTCGGTCCCGAAATAGAATTTCATGTATGAGTTAAGTGGCCACCCCGTCTCACGTTGTAACATGTATGGGTCAATTAGCACATTAACAAATATTAAGGCGTATTGGTTTATCTCCTCATCTGAGGGGAGAAGGACATCTATAATCCATGGGAACTCACGTTTAAGAATTTTCTTAATTAGCTTAAACTCATAGGAGTTTTCCACCTCTTCTTTTGTGACGAATCTTTGGGGGTCATTAAACATGAAAAATAAATTTGTTTAATTGATAAATAGTTTGGACCTTTGATAATCTAAATCTTAACTAATATGAAGAAGTTTATTAAAGCTGTGATTATCGGGTACGTTGTATTGTGGGGGGTTCAGTGGATGAAAGACCTTTTCCGTGATGAGAACATTAACACTTTGGATGACGTGAAGCGTCTGTTGAAGGAGAAGTTATAACCCCGACATTAGTATTCTGTTTCTACACTCACTTATAATCTGAGCTGGGGTGATGGACTCGTCTTTTGTATAGAGTCCTTCCACCTTGGCATCTACGCATGCCCATGAGTTAAGACCTATGGGTTTTCTCACATAACCTCTTTTTGCTTTCTCGAAGTATAGTATACCGAGACTCTCTGTGAGCTCCCCCACCTTGAAGAGTACCTCCACAGATATTCGCTCAGGCGTGATTAGTGTTATATCATACGACAGTTTGGCGGATGTATCGACGTTAGTTGATTCCATATACGGTAAAACATAGTTATGGAACATATAAAAATAAAGGGTCCCACTCACACGATATCCACCTGACGATATGTCTGTGTGGATAAAAAAGTTTTCCACACGAGGTTTGGGGATAACTTTTTTTGGAAAAGACAAAAAGTCAGGGGAGCTTTAGATGGGGGATAATCCCCTCGACCCATTTTCCCCCACTTTTCCCCACCACTCATTCCCACTTTCTCCCACCCATTATGGTCATGGCATACCCTAAAACCCCACTTTTTCCCTTCTGACGGTATCAGGAGGACCAGTTTTTTACTATGTATATTTCTTAGCAAAAAAAGGAAGATTAAGTATAATGAGCGGGGAGTGAGTGTAACGAACCTTTAATATGATTAAATTACCTTCAACGAGATGGACATGTAGTGTCCCATAGTATGGACAATTCATATATGGTGGGTAAATGTGGGAGTTAATTATACGATATTTCATTTAATCGTGTGAATACACGATACTCTATTTTATCGTTTCATTTGACGATACTATGGTCATGTCGAAAATATCGTTTCGTTTCATCACGAAGTGTTGTCTAATGACGATATGATATACATGACCATTATATCACCATCTCACGAGTCCCCTCACTTATGCGGGGGGATAATTAGGGTGGGGTAAGTTTTACATTATAATGTGTTTTATGGTGGACATTTTACTACATCTTTATCCTTTTTACGACACATTTGGAAGAATATAGAGTTGTTATATTTCTCCAAAACCCCTAAAAAAAGTGAGATTTGGAGAAATATAAATGATATATTTATGAGTATGGAAGAAGCTTTCGAAAAGATATTAAATAGTATAGTTGTACCTATGAACCACAGACTATCAGGTGTGAGGGTAAATAAACATAATCGACTTAAGGGTACTTATGATGTAACTTATTTCTTTAATGATAGAGTTGATTTTCATGATGGTCAGAAAATACAGATAGAAACAGATAACATGTTTAGATTATTAGGACTTAAGGGAAAGGAAACTTTCATTATTTCATTTGAAAAAGCAGACGATTTCGTAAACATATAATGGTACAGTTAGAAAGAATATTAGAACAGATTATTATCCCCCGATATAAAGAACTTGTGGGTGTTAACGTAACCACTATGGGATTGGATAGTACATGGTTTAAAGTTGTATATTATTTCAGACCCCCTTTAGATAGAAGTGATGCTATTGAGATTATGGAAGAGACCACATCACTCTATAAGATGCTTGGAGTCAGAGGTGGAGATATTGTCGTATCATTTGAACCATATATAGGGTAGATTATACAATTAAAGAGAGAAGTGAGGGACATCCACGGAACGTAGTGTAGTGGATTGTATTTGTCCCGAACTGAACGAATTAATTGGATAATCTAATAGAATTATATTTATTTACATGAGATACATTATAACACAGACGCAGCTTCATACACTTATATACAAGTATTTGGATGAGATGTTCTCTTCACAAGACTTTAGAAAAGAAATTAATCCATACGTTAAAGACGGTAATACTTGGAGGATTAATATGTTTGATAATGAAGGTAATGAACTCATGAACTATTTTTGGTTTGGACCAGGTAATTCTTGGGACGACGATGAAGACACTCCTCCACACAATGGTGTTGGTAATCTTCATATCCACCACAAAGTTGTTGATACGTTAAAGAAGACATTCTCCATTAGGGAGAGCAAAGTTCTTGATATTGTTGCTGATTGGGTTAGTGAGACTTTGGGTGCAGATATTGATGATATTGATATCTACCCTGAAAAATAAAACCCCCACCATTTCTGATGAGGGTCTCCCTTCGGTAGCGTTCCGTTAGGAAAGAATGTTATTGTTTGTCGAAGGTTAGTGAAATATCTCCACCATTTTCGAATAGATTCCACGCTAATAGTGTTGCCCCACCGTTTGCGGTTTGTACCCACTGTATACCATTTGCAACTGCGGTCATCTTAATTGTTTGGTCATTATCTGCCATCCATCCACGGTCCACATATACTCCTGCTTCAGGACCAAAAGATAGATTACCTTGCATGTACCATACGTTTGGTGTTACCCAAAATAGTAATGACTTTGTATTATGTACTTCTTCAGAGGACCACTGCGTCTGAGAGTTTGGTCCTATGGTTGTGTTGCCAGGACCTACACCGTCAACTGTTAAGTTGTATTCAGTGTTGTTTTGAATTGTGATGTTTGCTTGCCACATATTTTTTTTATCTATAAATATAAGTTGGTTGTCCTACTTAAATTTTATTTATATCTTTGATAACATGGAAAGAATTTATTCTGCGGCAATTTGGTATAAAGATATGCCAACACCAAAATATAAACCAACAAATGTTGAAGTGGGTCTCGTTGTTGAAGGACATAGACATGCCGATATTATTAGAACTATGGTTAATCTTCTCGGCAAACGCACTTGCACAAATGGTGAAGACTGCACTGGTGAATCTGTACAGGGTTTTGTGACCAATAAGAATCGATTTGTTGATAGAGTTGAAGCACTCAAAATCGCTCGTGAAGCAAATCAATTAATTTCAGAAACATCATTCTCTGAGCTTTACTCTGAAGACCTATATTAATTGAGAAAATTAATGTATTTATCGTTATGAAGTACATCATAACAGAACAACAAGCCTCAGAGATTTTTGCTCTCTATAGAAAACTAATTCAGGATGTCTTGGAACAAAAAGATATCTATGTGAAAGATGTTGAAATCACTCCTATATATTTCCCGAGAGGGTTGAAAGTGATTGTTAAATTGGAAAAAGGTCAAGATAAGGAGCTCGCAAGGAAACTTATTAAAGGTATAGTTGGAAGTCTTTCAGGTTTTGGTCAAAGAGAAGTTAGTCTCCCTTAATTTTTATTGAAATCTAAAACGGTTGATATTTCTCCTGTCCGTCCATCAGCTAAGTAACCGTTCTGTAAGTTTTTAATTGCGTATATTGCTTCTGATTCTGATTTAAATACTATAGCTGTTTTATAACAGTCTCCGATTCCACATACCATTTCTTTTATTGTATACCACCTCTCCCAAAAGAATAAGAATTTCTTTTTAACTTGTATTGTATACTGTTCTGTTTTGATATCACACCTTTCGAAGTAAGTGTGTTTGATTACTCTAAATAATGGAAGTTTTTTCATAATACGATATGTAATTTTTTTGATATATCAAAAAGTTATTTTACTTTTGAAACAAATTCAAATTATATGAAAAAAATAACCTTGATTATTCTTTTGTCCACCCTATTTGTGGCATGTCGAAAGAAAAACTACGTGCAACCCATCTCGAGTTTGTATAACGGTTTGGTTGCCTATTATCCTATGGATGGTAATACCAATGACCTTACTCGTTACTCAAATCACGGTGTATCTACAGCTTCATTCACCACTGACCGAAATGGAATACCAAACAAAGCATCTGATTTTATCAGTGACGAATTTCAATCAACCAATATTCCCATCAATCTTAAATCACAATATACTTTTTCATTTTGGGTTAAAATGAATGCTTATGACGATGGTATGGCAGTGATGGAGTTAACCAAAAATAAATCTTGTGAACTTAATCCTCAGATTTGGCAATGGCAAGACACCATCTTTCTATCCACATCATCTAATGTTAACGGTAGAATGCCAATAATGTCTATGCAAAGAATCAAAGGTGGAGCTACACCAACTTGGAGTCATGTTCTGTGGACGGTAAAAAATGAAATAACCAAACTCTATGTGAATGGTATTTTGATAAATCAAAAAGTTATTAATTGGCCTGACCTCACTAATGTCGATTTGACCTTGGGTAACTCAGGTAATCAGTGTACAGGAGACTTAGGTGCATCAAATTATCATAATCAACCGTCCAAGGTTTCAATTGATGAGGTCAGAGTATATAATCGTGTGTTATCTGATAGTGAGATATTGAACCTATCAAGAAAATAGAATTGAAGGGTTATTTGGAAATTGAATCTAAATAACCCTTTTTTATTTCATATTAAATTCATTTTTTCTTTTTCACACAGTTCGGATATCTTTTACCAAACATAGTTTTCATGCCCTTTTGAGTGTATCCTTTCCAGCATCTCTCTTTGAGTTCACCCTCGGTCTGTTCCATCTTTTTCTCACCTCCAGGTCTGATAACAATTATCTGACCAACATATAGGTTTTGTGGCGTTATTGGAGTTTCATAAAAATCAAACCAACATCTTCTGAAGTCGTACTTACTCACAACTCTCATCTCTTCTAAGTAAGGGTCTAAGATAAATAAGTTTTCATCATTATACCCTATGACTACTGATGAATGTCCCTCGGGTGGGTCACCACAGAACCAATCGACAATCACAGGAACGTTGGCATCAATCAAACGAACAACTTCTTCGATTGTTGAGTTGTTTTTCATATAAACTTTGAAACCTAAAGACTCAGCTGCACAAGCCATGTCTTCACTCTTACATCCTAATTCATATGTGTGGTCACAAATTTCAGCAATATCTTTCTCACTCAACATTGTACCATAGTATCCGAAAACCATTCTTAGTGAAGCAGGTCCGCAAGTTGAATCATCTGATTGTAGAAAATGAGGAACATCCAAAATCTTTGTTGGAGTTTGGTTAGTTTCCTCAATTATCAGAGAAACCAATTCGATAAGTTGTGTTTCAGTTAATCTACGTATCATGCTCTTGAAAATATAAATTCAATGTCTCTTGGGAAACCATCTTTTTGATGAGGACTATCTATACCACCCATTCTTATAAAATCTTTGAAGTTTGACCTAAAGACTTCTAAATCGTCGTGAAACTTTTGGTTTTTAACCCAATTGAACCAATCATCAGTCACAGGTGTTAGTACAACAATCCATTTATCAGATTGAGGCGTTACTTTATTAACTTTGAGTCCTTTGAGACGCTCGAAGTTGTTCATTTTCCTGGTTTTTCTGAAAACAAAGTCTACAAGTTTTTGGAACTCTTCCTCATACGGTTCCCACTGAGGGTCCTTAATATATTTTGGTTCCCCATCAATCTTATTTTTCAGATAATATAATGGGTCGAAATATTCTTTTAAGTCCTCATGAGTTCCACAGTGAGGACATATTGGCTTAGATTTCTTTCCTTTATGTATAGTTTGGGTGTACTTCTTTTTACAATTTCTACATTTGATAAATTTTGCAGTCTCATCTTTTTCTTCCATGAGTTTTTTCATCAAATCAAGATGTTGTTTTTCAGAAATTAAAATGTTCATATTGATAAATATTCTGAATTACGTAACTTGCATCAAAGTATTTATTGTTATGATATCGAACACAGTTTCATTATTAGAGAAGTTTTTAGAAGAGTATGAAGTACCAGGTATTTGTGGGTATTGGGTTGATGACGAACCCGATGACCACGATAAGTTTTGGGTGTATATAATCTTGGACTTGGATATGTTAGAGGACCATCCGACTAAACCTGGCTTTGTTGCGGATAGATATAGGAGAGGAATACAGCAGGAAATAAAAAAATTCTTAGGGATTGATGTTATGGTTGGTAGTACATCAAGAAGGTGTTCGGAACTTAACTAATCCTTTTTTTCTTTAGGTATCAACCTAAATGTACAAGCTCTCTTTCCATTTATTGTTGGCATTCCGTACTCATCAACACCAATTGTTTTAACTGTAGTCTTCTTGTTTTTGAATCTACCTGTGTAGATTATGTCCCCCACTTTTAGAGGGACATAAATTCCACTGAATTTCTTTTCACTCATACAAATACTTTTGGTATTTCATCCCACGAAGTTGTATACTTTTGAGACATGAAATCTTGTTTCATTTCCCACTCCTTGGTTTTATTTACAGGCGCCTGAACAAGTTGTATTGAACTTGAAAATAGTGTTGGTTGTTCGATGTTCTCAGGCATAAGGTCGTTAAAGATTATACCACACTTTTTATAGTTTTTCTTTGAGTTATACATCTTTCTAAGGTGTGGATATACTTGTGACCATATTTGGTCTATATCACGGGTTTGTGATTCAAATTTAATCTGTTTTGAACTATAATGTTTCTCACCTTTGTGTACATTACCACTCAGAAAGATTGTTGCCCTGTTTGGTGATATCTCATTATCAATAAGTTTCTTTACACCGTTTTTGATGTATGTGTACATCGCTTCAGCAAGTTGGTCAAAGTCATTCACATCTTTACCAAATGAACGAGTTGATGCCACGTTTTTCTTTAACTTCGGGATTGGTTTTACAGGGTGGCAGTACATTCCGAGTAGTTCGCATTTGGTTCTCAAACCATTCACATTCATCATTCCTCTAACAATAGAATCAGACATCATAACAAACTGTCCAATACTTTCTACCCCTTGAAGTTTTAACTTCTTTGTCCACTTTCTTCCTACACCCCAAACTTCATCGACAGGTATTGTATAAAGTGAATCTCTGAAATTTTGTAAACCCCAATACGAACAAACACCATCATAAGATGGTTGTTGTTTTGCCATGTATGACGTAAGTTTGGCGAGTGTCTTGTTTGGACCAACACCAATTGATACAGGAATACCAGTAAGTCTTTTGACTTCGTTTCTGATTAGATGTAATCTGTCTTGAAGTTCTTCGTCAGGTATGTTAGAGAAGTCAACGAAACATTCATCGATTGAATACACCTCCACTTCGTTCGCATACTTTTTGATTGTGGTCATAACCCTGTCGGACATATCACCATAAAGATTATAGTTGGAAGAGTATACACAGAATCTATGTTCGTCCATGAATTCCTTTTTCATAAAGAATGGTTCCCCCATCTTTATTCCGAGGTCTTTGGCTTCTTGTGAGCGAGCAATAACACAACCGTCGTTATTTGATAACACGACAGTTGGCCTTCCTATGGAAATAGGATTAAACACTCTCTCACAACTTACATAGAAATTGTTACAGTCAACAATACCAATCTTCTTATTGGACTTCATCTTTATCTAATTTAGGTTTTCCGTGTGGTTTTGGTTTTCCGTTTTCATCAAGTAATACAAACACAATCTTGTCTATTCTAACAATAGATTGTTTTGTAATTTTATTCCTAACGTCACACGCTATCGTAATTGAACTCGTACCCACTTTAACCATATCCATCCCGAACTCTATGATATCACCAAGAACTGCGGTTGATACAAAGTTAATCTCAGACATCGCTTTTGTTACAATGTTCGGACTACCGAGTTGGCAGATTGCAAATATCGCAGCCTCTTCATCAATCCATTTTAGGACCTGTCCTCCAAACAAAGTTCTTCTTGGATTTAGGTCACCTGGCTTTACCAATTTTCTTGTTCTATATTTCATACCTTATTCAATATCCACGAAACTCTCCCCCATAAATTGGTTTGACCTTCGTACTTTCTTATTTTAAAATGATTAGTTTCGGTTAACACTACAAGGTCACCTTCGACAGGGTCAATAGAACGGTCTATAACGAGGATATTTCCCGTCTTGACTCCAAGAGTACTTGGACCCATATAACGGAAATAAAACGTCGTATAAGTGTTCTGAATGATTAATTCGTTGAGGTCTAACCTCTTGTCCACGTACGATTCGGCAGGAGATGCGAATCCTGTGGTTCTTGATTTAATATTTAATTCCTTTGTAGTAGTTTCCACACTACAAAAATAAGAAAATATTTCCTATCTTCAAATGTATTTTAGATTTCCCCGATTAAAACTTTGGGTTTCATTCCCATTGCACTTGCAGTACAGAGTCTCGTGTTACCAGCAACAAGGTGATACCTATCACCAAATTTGAGAATTAGTGGTCTTTTGTAATCACCACTTTCTAAGGCTTTTTTCAACACTAATGGGTTTTCTTTGTTGTATTTCTTGGCAATTGCAATGACCTTTTTCATTTCCCCTTTCTTAACTTTATTTGCTTCAGTGTTTTCTAATTTTTCCAACACTTTGGTTGGTAGTGTAACTTCGCTAGCATCATCAAATGCATTATAAACATCCTCTACAGAAACATCTATTCCTTCTTCTCTGTTAAGATATTGAACAACTCTTTCAATCTCTTCCATCTCGGCTTTGAGATATCTTTTTCTCCTGTTTATAAAAAACTCAACTTCATTTTTTATTTGTTGGAACTCGGAATAATCTGCATCTAAAAGGTATTCTTTGAGACTTTTCATGGAACCAAAATTCAGATGTGCAAGTACTTCGGGGTAGTGCGTCACAAGGTCATATAACTCTTGAAATCCGCTTGAATCGGGGGACAACTCGTTAATTAATTTTTTAATTCTTGTTATTTGTTCGTTAATTCTCATTCGCCAAATAGTTTTTTTTCAAATTGAGGATATTTTTTCTGAAACTTTTTCAAGAATATCGATGATAAAACACTTGCCATGTTCTCCTCAGGTCCCCCGATATCTTGAATTGGTTCCTCATCTGAAACCCCCATCTTTTGAACTTGGTATTCGTGTACCCATTCATGAGACAGAGTCCTCAATACGTCTATCAACATTCTATCACCTGATAGTATGAAAATTTCATGATGAGGCATTCTAACACCCGTAGTCATTGGTCTGTTTCTTTCTGATACAAAATTGATGTGAACGTCATCAGACAATTTCAATTCGTTTTGTAACATTTCACAGAATTTTTTGATTACAGAAATGTTATCTTGTAAATTATTTTTTTGAATGTTTTTTAAACAAACTCTCATGTTAATAAATATACATGAAAGAGGAAGGTCAGAGAAAAGTCAGAAAATAATAAACTAAATGAGTTTTGATAAAAAGAATTTCTGAAGTTTGAAACAGTTGAGTTTTGAATTTTGAAATTCATATCATTATCTGCAGAAGCATTTTCTAGGTGCTAATATTGTTTGTCTATTAATTCCTTCTTAACCCGACCCTCCAATTAGATATGAGTTGTAGCGTTGTGAACGTCTAACTCATCTTGAATTTTTTCTACAAGTTCCTCTAACTTACTAATCATCGCATCTTTCTCAACCACAGAAATTACTGAAGTTTTTTCAACTGATGCGCTTTCAGAGAAACGATATTTGTCTTTAGTTTTACCCTCAGAACAATCTAACTCTTTCAACTTTGAAATCTGAGATTTCAATTCCGACATCTCAAAAATCTTACTGTAAACAGCTGCGTTAGCAGTGTGTATTTTTGTTTTCAAATCTACTAATTCACGGGTGAGTTTGAAGTACTCATCCAATAAATCTTCAACATTATATGGTCTAACTTGACCTTCTTCAACAGAATTATATAACGCAACTTTGGCGTAGGCTTCGTTGATTTTCTTTGTTAACTTGTTTTTGTACTTAAGTGCTTGCTTGATAGTCATAAAATAAAAATTGTTTTGAAAGTGTAATAAATTAATTCTCTAAGTCAAGTTGCTTAACCAAATTAAGTGCTTGAGCAATAATTTGATGCATATCATAATAAACATATGTTGCAAGTCTTCCACCAAAATAATAGTTTGGTAAACTCTCGGTCATTTTTTTGTATTGTTCGTACACCTCAGTATTTTTATCATCTCTGATTGGATAGTAAGGTTCGTTATTTCCGTTGTAATCAACAGGATATTCGTGACTTATGATTGTACCTTTTTGGCCTTGATGGTCGAACCATTTGTGTTCTAAAATTCTTGTGAACTTAGTTTCACGGTCTGTGTAATTTACTACTGGTACTCCTTGGAAGTTGTCGATGGGTAAAACTTGAGTTTCCCAATCCAAACTTCTGTATTCTAATTGACCGTGTTCGTAGTTAAAAAATTTATCAATTGGTCCCGTGTAAATTACTTTGTTAGCCAAACCATCGAAATACTTTTTATTATCGAAGTAATCCACACCAAGTTCCACATCAGAACTCTCTAACATTTTTTCGAATATTTGAGTATAACCTCCAATCGGCATACCTGTGTACTTGTCGTTGAAATAATTACTATCCCAAGTAAACCTCACAGGTAGTCTTTTAATTATTGATGGTGGAAGTTCTTCACAGGTTTTGTTCCATTGTTTTTCAGTATAACCCTTAATCAACCTTTCATAAATCTCTTCTCCGACCATAGACTTAGCTTGCTCTTCGAGATTAGAGATTTTTCCTTTATACTTAACCTTTTCAAGTTTTTCTTTTGCTTGTTCAGGTTCATTAACATCCCATAGTTGATTGAAGGTCCACATGTTGAAGGGTAAGGTATACATATCTCCCTTATAATTTGCAATAACATTGTGTGTATATTGCTTAAATTCAGCGAACTGATTCACATAATCCCATATGTTCTTGTCGTTGGTATGAAAAATGTGAGCACCATATCTATGTACGTGTATACCGTTAACATTTTCTGTATAACAATTACCACCAATCACTTTTCTTTTATCTATTACAAGACATTTAAATCCTTTCTTGGTTAACTCGTAAGCACAAACCGAACCGAAAGGACCTGCCCCTACAATAAGATAATCATACTTTGGTTTTTCTAATAATATCATTTGAAATCAAATGTAAAACTTTCACTATCGATGAAGTGTTCCCCCATCTTATTGGTTATCTTTTCTCTAAATTCGTTTAAGAAATTGCTCGTGTTGAGATAACATCTATCTTCAATTAAGAAAGCTAAATCAGGGAAAGGATTTGTTCTCTCAGGTTTAGCCATCAAATCGATAGTTTCCAAAACCTTATCAAACATTCCAAGACGTTCATAATAAAAAGCCAAATACATAAAATGTTCATTTCTTCTTAATGAGAACTGTCCTGCTAACATGTAAGTTTCCTCAGCCTTTTGATGGTCACCAATAAACTCATAAGCCCATCCCATTACAATCAGTCCGAAATAAGCCATTTCGTCGCTATACTTAGCAGTCTTGGACTCATTCCACTTATGTGTAAGTTCTAAGAATCTTTCGTAATACCAAATAGACCTTCTTGCATATTCTTCTGAGTGTTTTCTACCAAAAGGTAATTCACTTGAATTACCGTAGCAGTCCGCATAACTTTTAGCAATATACCAAAGGTGGTAATAATCTTCATTAACTTTGTCTCCAACGACTTTATCAATTTCAAGTTCCAAAGCATCTCTAAGAAACTTTCTTGGTGCTAACCATGTGTTACCATCTTGAGAAACCAAATGTCTAAACCCATAAGGCATTGAAAGTCTCTGAAACTCTTCTCCAACTTCAGGAAGATGGATTGTTTCGTGTCTTTTATCGTGAGCGAAATAGAATGGTAATTTAGCATTCCAAAACCAACATCTGAAATATCTCATCCCACCTGTGTCTGCAGTAATGTTATAACTCTGAACTGATGTGTCGTTTAAAATTGACCAATCAAAGTCTTCATCTACCTGAAGTCTTTCATCGGCATCCATTCTGAGTATCCAATCACAACCATGGTCCGCCTGTAAACACTTTTGGAGTGTGTGGTCACGGTTCCAACCTGGGAAATTCCACTCAACCTGATAGGTGAATCCAGGTATGTTCTTTTCCTTAAAGAAGTTATCAATCTTTTGTTGAGTATCGTCATTTCCGTTACATTGAATAACATAGTAGTCAACATAAGGTGCAACAGATTCTAACATTCTTGTAATGGTGGCAGATTCGTTACCGACCATTGAGTTTACACAAATTTTTGTAGTTTTATTCATAAATGTAATTCATTACTCCCTCTTCTTCGAAGAATTTCTTTACGGGAGTGTGTTTTTGAAATTTATGGGAATGTCCCAACTCTTCGTCCCAATACCAATCATCATATCCGAGTTCTTTAATTCTTTCATGGATTCTTGTATCGTAATGGTCTCTTATTAATCTAGCTCTTCTGTTGATATCAATTGCGTTGTTATCAACTGTACTATTTCTGTTGTTGTATTGTAAGTATAACATTTTTTTCACATGAATAAATCTTGTATGAAGAAATGACCTTACAATAATTTCAAAATCATCAGCCACAGGAGTGGACTTATTATGACCACCGATATCGTGGTAGAAGTTTCTTTCCCACATCCTTATGTGATTTGGCATTGATATGTTAAATCTGATGGTAAGAGGGTTGATATCAGGGTACCAATGTGCTAAGTACCTTTTACCATCCGCAACCACCCAACTATGTCCAGCATAACCAAAATCAAAGTAGTTATCGGGTCTTGCATACCAATTACCACTCCAATCGTGGTCGTAAGATTTCATTTCACCATCTTCATAAACCTCACAACTGTCGGTATATAAAAACTTACCATCAGGGTATTTCTGAATCGCACTCAAACATGTTTCCAAACAGTTTGAAATCAAAGCGTCGTCATGGTCTAATTCACAAACCCAATCTCCATCACAAAGCATTGCTGCTCTATGTTTAGACAAACCCACATTACCACCAGTAAGAGGGTAAATTTTATGTATTTTTACTCTAAAGTCTTGGTTTGAAATTAGTTGGAGTTTTTTCCAAGTATCATCATCAGGGGAGTCATCAACAACTACCCATTCCCAATCTCTAAAGGTCTGATTTTTGAGACTTTCATACGTTCTGAATATTCTATCACCCGTTTTATATGTTGGAGTGAATATGGAGAACTTAGGACGACGGTATTTACAATTTCTAAAAACCGATTGGCATACAATTATGTTAGCCAAAACGTTATCCCCCAAAACCTCGTCAAGGTGAACGTGAATATCGTGTAATTTTGAATCATTAATTTCTATAGGTTCAACGATAGAAACAATTAAATCGGGTTCATATTTCGAATAGTCTGAGAATACATCGTCAGTATAGGGTAATGATATAAGTTGAACCTCATCTTCCAAACCTTCCTCAAAATAAACATCCGACTGTAAAATGTGGTGACCTTGAAAATGCCATCCATAAACTATTGCACTAGGTTTCTTTGTCTTCATCGGTTAAGTGAACTTTTTTATTTGATGGTCTATGTTTTTTATTTTTTAGTTTTTTGAAATTATGTTCCAAGGTTTTTGCTTGTGACTCTTCCAACTCCGCATCTATTTTATAGATTCTTCCATCACTCCCGTCTAAATCTAATCTTACTCCATTAGTTGTAAAGATGGAAACAGATTGATATCTACATAAATTCTTGGTATCCCACACAGTTGTATAATGAAGTTCTGAAACTTCACCTTTATTTACACCACTGTGTTTTGTGAATTGAATAAACTTGTCTCCTTTTTTAAACATCTCCATCTGAATCCCATTCTGTTAATACAAATTCTAATCTTAATCCTTCAATATGTCCATACCTGTTAATCCAAGCATTACCTTTGAGACCACCACTTGAACTGAAGTAGGTCGCCTTTGAACACTTTTGTTCTTTAGCGAGTTCAATCGCAGCTTTAAGTCTACTCCTTGCAGCATCTTTCAATCTTTCAATTGAAGGTGTTTGTTCTTGGAATCCCCAGGTCCATCCGAGTGCAATCATGGTGAGTTCACATTTTCCGAAATCAAAATTTTCAATGATTTCTTCAATCATTTTGTTTTCTTGTTCTAATACTCTATTTGCCATATGTTAAAGATAAAAAAAATCCCACAAAGTGGGATTTAAGATTAACCATTCATTTCAGATAAGAACTCATGAATCACTTCTTGAGCTTCATCTTCAGAACCCCCTTCATCATCCCACATTATCTCGGATGCGTCAGCGGCCCAGTCATACCATTCGTCCCATATAGCAACGATGGTGAATTTTCTTCCGTCTGAGGTTTCGCCAGGAAACCATACGGTTTTGGAGGTTGTTTTTGGTGATTCGTAGTCGATGAACATAGAATTAGATTGTTCTCAAAATATAAGAAACAATAGCTAAAATTCCAACAATCACAGGCATATATGTTTTTGAACCATTCATCAAAGACAAATGAAGCACTGCCGCCGCACTCATAAATGATGTAATAAGAACCATACCATAAAGAGAAGTCATTGGGATTGCCAAAAGCACAACTCCGAGAATTTCTCCTACACCTGTTGGGACTCTGTATTTTTCCAATTTCATGTAGGCAAAATTTCCTACCATTTCTTGAGTTCCGATGATTTTTTCAATCGCACCTTTACCCAAAAAGATTGCAACAATACCTGTAAACAACCAACCGATTAGTGATAATGTAATCATAATTTATAGATTTTTTTTATAATGATAACACTTAAATCTATAATATCAATAAAAAACCCCTCACGTTGGAGGGGTAAGATTGTTACGACCTTTTTCTGTGGGGTTTACCGTGGTGTCTTTTACATTTGGAACATGTAAGTTGAGGTCTGTGATTGGCCAGTCTATATATTTGAGCCGCTCTCATTTGTTTCATTCTGTTGAATTGTTCCTCGGACATTGTGATTATCACCTTACCGTCTTTTTTTTCAATGTGAGGTCTTTGTCTTTCAAGGGCTTGTTGATGGTCCAAAAAGTCCCTAAATTGATTTGGCAAAGGTCTTTGACCTCTTGGTTGTTGTGCAACGAGCGAAAGTGTAGCAAATAGGCTCATTACGATTAGCATCATTTTTTTCATATTATTCTATTGTAAATTTATCTGTATTAAAATAATTATTTTCCCAATAAGGAGGTTCAATTTTTTTAGCACTTATTTTCTTCAAAAACTGACCATCCTTATCATAGACCTTTACTTTATCCGATGGCATACCTCCAATGAAATCCGCTTCAAAAATATATCTATTCCCATCCTTTGATTTAACAACATCCGTCCAAGTACCATTTCTATAACCTTTTAGAAAACTACCTTCGGAACGAATACTACCATCAGGGAAATAATAAGTCCATTTACCCAAATAGTTTCTTGAAGCACCGATTTTACCAATGGCCTCAACTTTCCCTGTTCTTCCGTAGAAAATAGTTTTACCAAATGGGTAAGAATCCGATTGGTTTTTTATCTGAGAAACATACCTTATCCTACCTGTACTAGTATAACCAGTTTGAGTCATATCTGAAAAATTCATTTTCTTATAAACTCCGTCATAATCACCCAAAGTCCAAAGTCCTTCAGGTTTTCCACTTTTATCGTAAGTGCCTTTTTTATAGGTTCTTCCGTTTTTGAAATTCTCTTCAAATTCACCTATTAATTCGTCATATTTTGTACGAATTCCTTTTTTTTCAATCTTTCCATCTGAATAATATTGAACAAAAGGTCCTTCAAGTTTACCCTTATTATATGTCTGAATTCCAGCAAGTTGACCTCCCCCGTAAAAATACTTCCAAAGACCCTCTTTTTTGCCTTTGTCGTCTTCAAAACCTTTATCTTTAACAGGAATTTCAAATTGACTTGGGAAATTTTCAGCCTCAATACTGTATTTAGGTACCCTATCACCAACAAATTTGAAAAAATCAATTTGTTTTATATTATGAAGTTCACGGTCATTTTTGTCCATAAATTGACCTGATTCATGATGTAGTTGATAAGGAGACCTTGTATCATCCAAATTGAAAAGTAAAAAATAACTTGAACCCTTTGGGTCGGTAAGGTAATTTTTGAAGAAACTATATTGACCTATGGTACATATATCAATTTTGGCACCTTTGTCCCTTCCCTTACATCTTCCGAGTATGTCTCTATATAACTTCCAAACGTCCTTGTTAACACCAAAAACTTCGAATACCTGATACTTGTAGTCACCGTTATCGTATATCCCCAAGTATTTTATACCACCCGATGATTCGAGCTTCTCGATATCATTTTGTGAAACAAAGTTGTCTTTACCCTGAATTTCATCATAGACAATATTTCCCTCTCTGAGTTTAATAACCTCTTGTAAAAACTTTTTAACGTCCTCAGCTGTTTTGTATAGGTGAATGTCTCTATGTTCGAACTTTTTCTTGTTCTTCTCGTAAAGGTCAAAGTATTCTTTGTATTTGTAGATGTCTTCGGCTTTGATAATACCAGTCCCAACCTTTTTTGTAAGCCAACTCAGTAAGTAAAATTTGTCTCCTGTAACCTCAGCCAATTTGTTGAAGTCTTCTTCAGAAATAGGCTTACCTTCACCAACATATTTGTTTTTCAAATTGATGGTGTTTTGGTCTACTTGTTCTCTAAGAAGTTTCAAAATGAGTGAGCGTAATTCCATACCCATAAATACTTTAGAGGAACAGTTTGTGAACGCTGTCCTGTTGGAACTTAAGACATAGGTAGGAACCACCGTCATCTTTGTTTATGAGTTTTGTTATACCGTTGTTAAGGTGAACTCTTACTCTTAGACCTAAGTCAAGTTTATTTCCATCAGGGGAAACACATAATACTTTCCAAGAGGTTTTACCTTTTGTGTTGTCTGATAGGACTAACTTGTAACCTTCAGTTATAAGTCTGAAGATTTTGGGATTTAATAGGTGGAGAGTCTTTGTACTTTCTTCCAAAAGAATAAGTTTCAATGACTGACCTTTGTATTTTTCAATCACTTTGGACTTGAAGAGTTCCGTAAGAGTTTCAGGTGTTGTTTTAGATAACTCCTCATGAATCTTGGATTTGATGGACTCAGCCCCAATTCGGTTACCCGATTTTCTGAACGTATCAATTAGGTGAATACTATCTTTGAATAGGTGTTTGTCGAAGTTTGCTGTGTTTACATAATCGAAAGACCCAGTCTTAATTTGTTTTTTTCTTTTGAGTGAGAAAACCGATAACGTGTCGTCCTCAAATAATATTTGGAAGTCTATGGTTGTTTTAGTCCCACCAAGGTGAGTTATTTGTTTAACCGACTTACCAAATTTATCCTCGAACCAAGGAGTATACTCGTGGATGTTCTTTTCAGAATCAACCGCCGCCCAATGATTTCTACCGTCTGAAGGAAATGCCATAAGGCAAAGATAAGGGAAATATGTTAAAAATAAAAACCCCCGATTTCTCGGGGGCTTTACTTATTTCTTTATTTTAGAAACAAGCTTTAGAATATGTGGTCCCACCACAAATCCGACAACTACACCCAATAAAAAGTGCCAGTGCCATAAAAATTCTAATTGTTCCATAGTTTTTAAAAAGGTTTAATTTTGTTTAGACTATAAATGATAGTTTAGACCCAAACCTACAAGGTTAGAGTGCTTACCATCTTTTACAGTTCTTAGAATTGATTGTTCTAAGCACCATTTCTTGTTTATCTTGTATCCAATGGTTGGGACATAAGTAAATTGTCCTTTTTGACCATTGAACAAAGTAACACCCCCATCAAGACCAACATATAGGTTCTTTTTAAGGTGCTTACGGTACCCAACTAACACAGGCATTCTTACAAAAGACGCCTTGTCTTGCATGAACTGAAAAGATACATTCAAATTCTTTTTATGAAAGTTAACTTTCTGACCCCATGCTTTTGAGTCCCAACCAACATTTCCTGCTAACGGTGCGTTCACAGTTGCCCCCACAGAGATGTCCCATCCCTTTTTGTCGTGTTTTTGTGCAAATGTTACTAGCGAACATGTGATAGCAAGAAATAACAAAAATTGTTTCTTCATTTTCGTTTTATTTAACGGTTTATAAATAAAAATCCCATCTTCACCTGCAACGTAGTTGAGATGGGATGGGACTTATATTCTCTTATAAATATCTTTGAGTTTCTAAAAATCGACTTACATGAACCTTTTGACTCTCATTCCCTTAGATGCAAAGTAATCTTTAAACACCTTTTTTGTAGATTCTGCATTCAAATTAAACATATCTTGTATCTTATGATAAAGTTCATCTAAAACAAATAAAAGTTGTTCCCCTTTGTCGTAAGCTATTTGATTTCGCTTTCCTCTACCGTAAACAATAAGGTTATCATTTTCCTCAGGAGTATAGTCTTTTAGATATGAATCCAAAAATAAAAAAATAATTTTATCAACTTTGGATTCACTGATGTAATTCACTTTCAAAAAGTCTTTAATCCTATTTTCAGTTATAATGTATCTCATGGCTCTACGAATTCTATTTTAACATTGAATTTATTTTCAAACCATAACTTGATTAAAACTTTCATTCTTCCTTGACTCAAAGCAAACATGTCGGTCAACATTTTTTGGAAATTACGGTTAACCCATAATCTTCCATCTGAGTGGTCAAACTCCATAATATCCTCCCAATCATCCTCATCATCCCCAACTTTTTGAGATACAACAATGTAAGGATGGAGTCTGTTAACAACCTTTCTTCCAACCAAATCCTCAAGGTAATCGAGTATAAACTGATTTAATCTATTTTCTGATATTACGTACTTCATGGTTAATATTTCTTATTGTTGCGGTGGCTGAATGAACGGGAACTCCAACCATATCCTCAACGAACTGTGCAAGTTCGTGTTTAAACAAATGAAAATCAGGACCCATAGTTCTTTCGGTAACATAAAATATTGGATGAAGAATATAATAGGTTCCACCCATCATTGCTTTACCTTCTTCAATCGCAACCTCAGTTTTCATAACAGAGTTGTTTGTGAAAGTCTCAGCAACCTGTTTGATAATTTCTTTTATCCTATCGTTTTGTTCCTCAGTTATAATGTATCTCATAAGTTTCCTTGGTTACCCCAGCCAAAGTTATCAACTTTTTTTACTTTCAAACCCGTATTATTTTGGAACCATTCAATAAAGATAGGTTTCCAACCTTCACCAAAATATGCAGACAGAGAGTTTACAATACCATCAGGTAACAAAACTAATGGACAATCTTCTTTTTTCAAACTCACATTGGGATTGGTATAAACTGAATACCACATATGACTTCCATCATCGGGTGTATCAACATCATCGATGAAGATGAAAACCTCACCGTCATTTTCCTTTAACTCACTTTTGTACTTTTTGGGAGATTGCCAACCATCAAATGGCGTTAGATTTTTGTCGAAATACTCGATAATTTGGTCTACCAACCTTCTGTTTTGTTCCTCTGTTATAATATAAATCATACTTTTGTCCAATTTAATGAATAGACATCCACATCAAGAGGTGTCCCATAATATGTTACATCAATATTGAAAAAGGATTTTAGGTCTTTGAATATTTCCCTTTTGGTTACAGCAGCCCAATTTCTATCATTTTCCATATTATTGAAATCAAAATAAAACTTCAGATTTGGTTTCTGAATTGAAAAGTTTTCATGTCCATAGTGAGAGGGTTTCTCCTTAATCTCAATCTTTACCAATAAGTCACCGTACTTAGATTCGAAGTAATCAACTATCCTTGGAATAATACTTTCAATATGACTTTTATATTCTTTAATGAACTCAATTCTGCCTTCCGTCGGTAGGTTGTGAAACTTCACCACCCAATCTGGTGTATTAGGTTCAACTTTGAGTGCTTCCTTTAAAACCTTTCTAATGAGTTCTTTCATCGTCCCCTTTCTGTTTTTTTGTTCCAAAATAATATGAGAATATCATCAGAGTCAATGTTTTTATAAGGTCAAAAAGTTCAGCATTTTGTTCTTCATCAACAAGTTTTATCTTAAATGCAATTACCTTATCAACAATAAAGAGTGCCACAAGAGCGGTAAAAACCATCAGAATAAACCTTACCAATACCTCTTGAGTGGAATCTTTGAATAACTTACTTACATACCATATCGACCCCATGATGAAACCAAGGGCTAATAGTATACCAAAAATCATTACAATTCCACCTTCGCTAAACATAACAATAAATACAAAAGAAAATAAAAAACCCCTCCGTTTCTGAAGGGGTTTAAATTAGTTTCCTTTTGTTGGGAATCTTGTCCAACCGTTGGTCCAAGTTGGTTTGGATAACAAATCCATTTCCCCTTTGGTGTATTGTTTTTCTGAATTACCTTCGGATAGTGCCTTGGTTTTCATGTCTGTTGCTGTAAACACTGTAGAGGTAGATTTAAAATTGAGAAGTGGGTCAAATGCCTGAATCTCATTATTCAAAAATTTAGAGACCCTGTCCTTGTAAGACTGAGCAGTTTCATTACTTTCAATTGAAAATGAACCCTTTTGATATCCAAGTATTTTTGAGTTTGTTATTGTGAATTGAGTTGCTCTTCTCCATCTCAAACCTAGATTATGGTTTGATAAAGAAGTGTTGCTAAATGGTCCAATCAAAATCATTTGGTTTAACTTTGGATGTGTAAATGGTTGTGCAGATGAACCTGTTCCATCATTATCACATTCAACACCATTTCCTGCATCTCCGTTATCAACAAATAAAGGGTCTCTTTTGGAAACACCGTAATTAAGTTCACCTGTGTAACCAAAGTCAAAGTCATAATCATCATCTGCTGTTGCGAATGCATAAAGATATCTTGGTGATACAGTTCCACCGAAGAATTCAAATGCGTCGTCGTTAGCATAAATTGTTTGGACATATTGGATAATTGTTCCTCTGCCAACTGCACCTAACGTCAAAGCATTTATCTCAGAATTTGGAAGTGCTGCAATTCCAGCGTACTCAATTCTAACATACTTGATTATACCACTGTTGTCTTCATCATTTGTTCCACCATAAGGTCTCCCGATTCCACCTTCAATTGTTGGTTCAGAACTTCTGTTTGTTTTTGCTCTACCAAGGATTACAATCCCACCCCAATCACCAGGACTTCTTTGTCCTTCAGGTTGACCTGATGTGAAAACAATTGGTCTATCAGGTGTGCCTTCAGCAATTATCTTTGCACCCCTCTCAATACATAGTGCACCTTTTTCTGCAACATCTGATTTGATTACAGTTCCTGGTTGGATTATTAATGAAGCCCCATCTGTAACATACACATAGCCCTTCAATGTCCATACTTTGTCTGAAGTCAAAGTTGTTGTTGCGTTAATGTTACCTGATAGAGTAGTTGATGATGGTACGTTTATTGGTCCCTCATCACCTCCAAGGTCTTTAGTACAACTGATAAATGATAATAAAGTCAGAGACAATAATAATTTTTTCATAGATTTAAATTAATTGATAGAGAGATTGATTGTTCGTTGTTTGTTTTAATCAAATCCCTATTGTTTATTTTTTGATAAAATCTTGTTGGTTGTGCTAGCAAATCCCCAACAGATAATTTTATTTCTCCTTTTTTTAATTTTCTTAATATAACCATGTCTACAACATCTCTTGAGTTTTCGAAGATATCAGGATATCCTTGAAATCCAACTGCAGATATTCTTTCTCCGATTCTATTATATGTTATTGAAACAGAGTTGTTGTTCTTGTGGAAATTCAATCCACCATTGATAATATAATTTGATTGTCCTTGTAATTGTCTTTTGATTTGACCGACATTCACATTTGAATTGATAAGTGCTGAGTTTGTGTAAACATCAAGCCAGTCGCTCATCTTTTTTCTAAATTCAAATTCAATTCCAATTACAGATGCTTGATTTGGATTTGTATATGTTAGAAGAAGATTTGATGGTACTGAACCGTCAGCAACTATTTGTTCAATTGGTCTGATAAAGTTTTTTGAGAAAACTCCAATTGAAAAGTTTTCACCAAGTTTTGGATAATGTTCCCACTTCAAATCGAAGTTGTAGATATCAGTTTTCTCAAGGTTTGGATTACCTAAAAGTTGTGCGTTTCTAACGAAGTCATAGTATGCAAAGTTTGCTACTTCTCTGAACTCAGGTCTTGCAAGTGTCTTAGACATCGAGAATCTAAACTTATCTTTCTCCAAGTTATATGATAGGTTAACTGATGGTAAGAAGTCCAAGTATTCTCTGTTAACTCTCACTCTTGTACCACTGAAATCTGATGTGTTAACTTGAAATACATTGTACTCTGTTCTAAGACCACCATTAAATTTCCATTTGTTCCATGTCTTATCGTATTGGACATAACCATTCGAAAGGTCGAAGTCTGCGGAATATCTATCAGCGTTGTTTGTGATTTCGTTCAACAGGTCTGCCGCATCATATCTGAATATTCTTGCTTGAAAGTTTCTGAACTTTTTTAGGTGTCCTACACCTACTTTAAAGTCACCAAAGTCTTTGTCTACCGAACCATTAAATTGGTTTTCATCCATCACAGACCAGAATCTATAAGTGTCTCTCCAAGCAACTGAGAAGTTATCATTTGTTCCCAATGACTTTGTTATTGGATTAACTCTATAATCAGGTTGGTCTCTTAACATCAAGTTATAACCCAAGATGAAATCCCATGTCTTTATCTTACCTTCGAATTGAGAGTTGAAGATTGTTTTAACCACCGTGTTTGATGAATTACTTTTAACATATTGAACGTTATCATAATTCTCACCGTTTCTTTGTAGATAAGAACGTTCAACCTGATGATTCAAAATTGACTTCCAAGAGAATTTATTATCACCAATATAAGTTAGGTTGAATAATCCACTCACAGAACTGTTATCAGTAAACAAAGTGTCTCTGTATTTGTAAGCAAGCTCTGTTGAACTTTGATAGTCCAATCTATCTGTGTAGTTAAGACCAAATGATTTTCTTGCGTTTGAGCTAAACAAATAATTCCACTTGGAATTTTTCAAACCAAATGAAAGACCTCCATTAAAGTTTGGCGTGGATAGGAAGTTACGTTCATTTCCATCAACCATTAGTTTTGTGTATGCCCTTCTGTCTCCGATTGTTCCAACTCTGAATTTGTATGTTGACGGAAACTTGGTGGGGAAGGTTATATTTTCCACCAATCTGAAATCTCTTAAACTCGAAACCGTTCCATAACTTGTTCCGAGTGATAAGGACAAAAAATTGTCGTTTACCTCCTTTGTTGTAACTTGAACAACTCCACCAGCGAAGTCACCAGGAAGTGATGGAGAAGCCGATTTCAATACCATCACGTTATCTATAAGACCCGCTGGTATGATATCAAAAGAAAATGACCTTCTATCTGGTTCTGTCGAAGGTAAAATTGTTTTATTTAAAAATGAAAGGTTATATCTATCAGAAAGTCCTCTTACCAAAACAAACTTATCGTTTTGGATTGTAACCCCATTAACCCTTTTCAATACGTCACCAACTGTTCTATCAGGAGTCTTCTCAATGTATTCAATCGATACTCCATCAGATACAACATTATTGTTTCTTATTGTTCTGATAACAGAAACTTCAGTAACTTTCTGTGGGACACTCCTTACTACAACCTCATTTAATTGAGTTGTATTGTCTTCAAATACGATATCATAATTCATATCACCCTGAACCAATAAGTCCTGTAGATACTCCTTATATCCAACGTAGGTTGCTTTAATCTGGTACTTACCCTCGGCTAAAGTGATTGAGTAAATTCCGTCCTTGTCTGATAATGTGGTGAAGACCTCACCTTTTTCGTTCTTAAAAGTAATGTGCGAAAAATAGATTGTCTCAGTCTTTGATTTTGTTACCCCTTTGATGTTCACTTGAGAGAACAAAAAGTTTGGTAAAATTAGAAATAAAAATAAAAGTTGTTTCATGTCCACAATAATTATGAACTCAACTTTACATGCCCATAGTTTTTGTATTAACAAATGGTTAAGATATCAATAAGTAAAAAACCCCTCCGTTTCGGGAGGGGTTGGCTCTTAGATTGTTTCAACAATCGAAGCGGTTACGCCATCCCACTTCTTAATCTGAGTCTTGGGAACCCAAAACTCCATTTCACCAATTTCATCCACACGCTTCAGATATTCCTCACGGAAACGCTGAGTCTGTGATTTGTCGGTGATGTACTCCACACCCACATGTTTAGCACAAATCTTACCAAACCCAGTCAACATTGAAAACTCATCAGTCAAAGTCTTCAAACAACAAGTACAAACATCACCACGCTTGATAGTCAACTTACCAGTGAAAAGAACCGCCTTTGGAGACACAGCTTTAAGAGCTGTGATGTCGATAAGGATTGGGTTGAACTTCAGACCGTATTTCTCATTAAGTTCGATACCCTTCTTACGACCAAGTTTGATGGTCTCTCCGATTGTCGGCCAGTTCATACGAACTGTCTTTTCTTTGTCCTCCTC